CGAAGGTAAGCCAGGTTTAGACAAAGAGACTCAACTTATGAACTACAGAGCTTCTGGAGATATAAACTGGGCAGGCCTTGGGCTTAACAAAGGTGGTTCATTCGGTGGAACTGGAGCTGGAGAGTAATCAGAAAAAATAACTTATAAAAAAAGGGTCTCAATAATTTGAGACCCTTTTTTTGTTTTTAGGATAAATATTATAATTCGTTATCTTCGTAAAAAGATTCAAGCATGCTTCTGCTCGCTCTTTCTAATTTAAGGTTTTCATGAGAAACTCCAGCCTTAATAGAGAATGCAATTGATACAACTAAAGGGGCGATTGAGATATAAGCACTTAAAATCGGATTAGCATAAAGGAATGATGCACATAGTAAAAAAAACAAAGCGCTAACTAATGCAAATTCAACTTTCTTTTTTTGTGAATTAATTTTATCATTACTCTCGCTTCTTTGAAATTCTTTAATTTCAAAATTTGACATTGAGTCTACTTGCTCTGCAGTTAATCCTTCTAATTCAACTTGGTCAAGAATATCGTTTTCAATACTTTTCATAATTTCTATTTTTTTATTGGTTCTATCTTCTTATACGATATTAATTAAAAAATGTTCTATTTTTATTATAAATAGCCTATTTTTCTAAGTTTAGAAACGAATTTTATTGCCTATTTATAAGAAAATTATTATGATAACATTAGGAGATAAAGGAAAAGAAGTGTCGCAGCTGCAAAAATATCTCTCAATGCTTGGGTATGATTTGGTTATTGATGGAGACTTCGGGAATAAGACCGTAAGGTCATTGAAAGCCTTTCAAAAAAAGTATAGACTCTTAGTTGACGGGATTGCTGGAGAACAAACTTTTTCAGCATTGAAGGCTGCTCAGAAAAGAACAGCAAAAGAAGAGAGAAGCAGTTTTATTGTGGCAAAAAATTATGGAGAACTCATTGTTGACTCAGAACACCACATGGGCTCTGAACAATATATGAAGCAAGTTTTTGATAAGGATAAAATATTTATACACTATACAGTTGGTGGTCCTGATGCAAGAAAGGTGATTAAATATTGGGACGGGAATTCTCCAAGAGTCGCTACCGCATATGTAATGAATGGTAGAGGTCTTGAAGATGGAAAGATATTTGAAGCTCATAATCCAGACTACTGGAGCTATCACCTTGGAGTAAAAGGAACTAAGGGAAAAATAGAGAAGCACTCAATAGGTATTGAGATTTGCGCATGGGGAGGGCTTGATAAAAAAGGAGATAAATTCTATAACTATTATGGAACCGAGGTTCCTGTTGAAGAAGTTTACACTCTTGATGAAGAATGGAGAGGTAAGAAATACTACCACATGGCTTCTGATAAACAAATGGAATCTCTTGAGAGGTTGCTTGTCTGGATTATTGGTGAATATAAAATACCAGTTCAGAATATAAATTTTGATAGAGATTGGGCAGAGTATAATGAGGTTCTTGTAAAAGATAAAACTCCTGGAATATGGACACATACAAATGTTCGTAAAGACAAGCGAGATATGTATCCAGACCACAGAGTGTTTGAAGTTCTCAATAGAGTTAAAGAAAAAGTAAACGGATAACAATGACTGAAAAGGAAGTAAGAGATATTGTAAAGAGCGTTTTAAAGAGTCACATGACCAGCGTTCCAGATAAAGCTGAGGTTAAGAAAATAGCCAAGGAAGAGGTTAAAAACTTTATGACCGAAAAGGAAGTAAAAGAAATTATTAAAAAAACCATGCTTTCTTACCACAAGTGGATGTGGGAGAAAAAAGGTATGTGGATGAGTCAAATTTAAAGATATGAACAAAGAAGAATTATTAGAAATGATAAGGCAAGAAGTTAGCGCTCTTGCTTTCGAAACACTTAGAAGTAGCTCTAAGGAAAAAGAGGACCAAAAAAACAGAATCTTTAAACCAAAAGGTCTTTCTGAGGATGAAATAGAATACAACATGTTTTATGGTGGAAATAAGCCAGACAAAAACGGTATTCCACAGCCAATCACAATTAGAGAAAACTATGAAAGCGGTATTCCTCAAATAAATTCTATAGAAATAACTGAGTTCGAGGACTCGTTCGAAGAAATGCTTCAAGAAATTGATGGTGCCTCTGTTGTGTTTGACGCACAATCAAATGGTTATTCTCTTAAAATGTGGATTGGACCAGAAGGTATTGAAGCTGGGGCATCAGGCGCAATTGAAATGGGAAACAAAGGAAATGTTAAATTTGCTTATTCTCTTAAAAATGGGTTAACCATTTCTACAGAAGACTTAGTTGTTGAGCAAGGCAATAAGCGTTTGTTAGAAAAACTTTATAACCATTATGATGCTTGGCAAAAAGATTGGAGAGAGAAGTTGACAATCCAACCAGGCCAAGAAACGGCAGAGCCAGAAATGCAAGCTGAACCATCAGCAGAGATGCCTGCTGAACCAGAAATGGGAGGAGCAGAAGAAATTCCTGCAGCGTAACTATTTAATTTAGATTAGCTATATATTATATTTCAATAAGGCTTATGCACACTATCAAGCAAATAATGGATAATCAAAGTCGCCACAGGAAGCTAATGCTTCAGTGGTTTACAAAAGATTTAAGAGAATCCAAAAAAGAGTTGCTTAATATTAAAAGTGATGACGAATACATTCAATCTCAAGTAGATAAATTGAAGAATAGATTCAAAAAGACCTCGTATAAAAAAGAAATTGATAAACTGTTTTTTATACACCCCAAAAGAAACGAAGAGCTTTATGCTTGGTGGGATGTAAACGAAAACGAAGTAGTTATTTTAAATTATGGTAAAAAATAGAAAAAACACAACCCCAATATTGATAGACTTGCATTATATGTATTCTACGAATAGGTTTGAAGAGTTTTATGGAGATTGGATTAAATATTCAGAAATAGAACAAGTTAGCTACATAGACTTTAAAGATATGGTCTTTGAAATGATAGGTAGAGGCGTTAAGTTTAGAAAATTTGGAAGAGATAAGCGTGTGCTAACAATCAAGGCAGAAATGACCAAGGATGAATATGAATTATTTTTAAGAATATTTAACAAAGAAGAGGTTGATGTAGAGGCCACTAATGACTTGGACAGAAATCCAGAAGAAATTACTAAATTTTTAAGATTCAATTTTCTTCACGACTTCGAAATATCTAATATCAGAGACTTAACGAGAGCGGAGAGTATCAAGTTTAAAAAGATTAGTGCAGAAGACGAAGAGGATGAAGACGAAAACGAAGATGAAATAAGCGATTAATATTATGACAGCATTAGAACAAAAAATGGCAAGAGCCAAAAAAATGGGAATACCAATGCCTATCACTCAAATGAATGAAGGGGTTTCTACAGCAGTGCCAGTAACTGCATCAAATCAAGACAAGCACGCAAGACTTGCTGCTCTTAAAAGTGGAGCTAACAGACAAGTGGTTCAAAACCTTGTCAAGTCATCAAGCGTACAAGGCCAAGGTGGGTTTCAGGGAATTCCAGAACCAAAGATGAAAAAAAACCCAAATCACCCTGGAAATAAACTTAGCGACCCAAGTAAAGCGGTGGCAGTTCAACAAAACTTTGGAGGAGGAGCGGTAAATTCAAATGAGTTTACAGCTATGGAAGCTATGTATGGTGGAGGTAATGATGTAGGCTCATATGGAGCACCCCAACAACCAGCGTTAGCTCAACAAACAAACGCTAACATGGCAACTACTCAACCAGAATTGTCAATGCCTACTCAAGCAGCTGGGCCAGTGTTTGACCCAGTAGCTATGATGCAGCAAAAAAGAATGCAAGAACAAGCTCAGCCGCAGCAACAATCTTCAGAATATTTACAATACGCTGTCAATAGTACAGCTCAAAACCAAACTCCACAGCAATCTCAATTTAATTTTGAGAACATGCAACAAATGATGCAGGAAATTGCGAAACAAACCATTTCTGAAGTATTGAGTGAATACACTGAAAAAAGCAAGAACAAGCTTACTTATGAAAATGTTAATATAAAAGGTGGCGCTAAAGTAATTAAAACATCAGATGGTAAATATTACAAATTGACTCCAGTTACTTTGTCAAAAAGCTAAAATATACCAATAGAACTAAGGTAAGAAGTGGTTAGTAGGAATTTAACCTTACCCTCTTTTGACCTCCCTGAATTAAGCTCTTCTAAGAAAATTGGAAGAGCTTTTTTTATGTGTCTAATTTCCCCTTTTTCTATATGAAAAGGAGCATCGCCATTTCTGCAAATATTTACAAGCTCTCCTTGGGTGTAATGGCTATTGACAAGTTCTACATAACCCTTTTCAATTGCAACGTCTGCGTGTTGAATTATGTGACAAAGCTGACATGCTATAGTGGTTTTTGATTTTATCGCATCTTTTTCATCCTCTTCTACAAGGTGAGCAGACATTACACTATTTGGGTCTACATCATACGGTTCAAAACCACATCCTTTACATTTGTAGTTACCATCTCTCAGTGTTTTGTTTTGTATAGTCTCCCATGTTTCGGCTCCAACTTTTTCTCTAAACGCTTTCTCGGATGGAGATATTACAGGTTGTAATATAAACTTCTCTTCCTCTTCCTCCATTATTTCTTTTTTATAGGTTTTATAATAAAAGACATTCTTTTCCCAATCAACTTAGGCATTGCCTCTGGGGTTCCAGTATCTTCTATTTCTGTAGCTAATTTGGCAAGAACTAATTCTCCTTTGTCTTTAAACATAATAGTTCTACCCTTAAAGAATACAGTACACTTTACTTTATTTCCTCTCTCAAGGAATTTAACAACATTTCTTTTTTTGGTTTCATAATCATGTTCACCAATATTTGGAGAAAATTGAACTTCTTTCATAATCACTTTTACCTGATTAGATTCTAATTCTTTTTTCCTTTTCTTTTCTTCGTATAAGAATTTTTTGAAATCAACTACTTTGCATATTAGCGGACTCGTGTTCATGTTTGTAACCACAAGGTCTAAACCCAGTGCTGCAGCTTCTCTAAGCGCATCTTCTGTGGAGTATACACGACTTTCTAAGCCTTCTACAACTCTCACCTCTCTTGCTCTTACTTTATCGTTAATGATATATTTAGAGCCTGGCACCTCTCGTTTGCCTCTGTTATTGTTCCTACTCAATTTTTAATTTTTAGTATAACTGTTTTCTATAACTATTTACTTATACGCAAATATAGGAAAAAAGTTTAAAGAATATACTGATTTTTCTATTTTCTGCAATATTTATAGATAAATTACATCACATGAACAAGAAGATAACTATTTCCGCTGAAGACCTTAAAACACTTATTAAAGAAGAGGCTTCTAAAATCTTAAAAGAAGAAGCTGACAAGATTGTTGACGCTGGAGACACTATGGACGTGGATATGAACCAAATGGATAGAGTGGATAACTCTGACGGTTCTGCATACACTAAATCTACTGGAGCTGGTCAATTTGAAAAGAAAAAAGCTAACATGAGCAATGAAGAATTGCCTACTGATGTTAAGATGAACAAAAATGACAACGACCAAGGTCATGATGAAAAAATTGCTGCAGCTGTAAAAGTTGACGCTGCAAACTCTACTAAAAAAGGAACTTCTGATAACCCACACATCGAAGGGATGAAGAATGGTAACTTTGAAAGCAAAAAAGGTAACCAATCAACTAAAGCTTCTACTCCTTATGAGGACAGAAAGGATAAAGTTGAGATGAACTCTCAAGACAAAAATATTGATGATGTTGGAGCTAAGACTTACGTTGAAGCAGGTGGTGATGTTACAGGTGGAGAAAAACACACAACAGGTCAAAAGAAAGCTGTCTCTAAAGAAAAGGCTCCTGAAAAAGAAGATTCATACGGAAGAATTGCCAAAGGAATCGAACTTCCAGAAGGGTTCAAAAACAAAAAAGAACTTATGAGCTTTATTAATGAAGCTGCTAAAAAAGTATCTAAATTACTATAAGTAATACATAAAAATATCATTTAAAACTAAACCAAGGCCAAAAGTCTTGGTTTTTTTGTATTAAATGAATATATTTCTACAAAAGAAATTATAATATGGAAAATCAAATTCTAAATTTAGACAATATTAGTTCAGAATATTCCTTTGTCATAGAAGGCAAAGAAGAGGATAAATACTTTTGCAGCTGCGGGGAAAGTTTTATAAGCAGCAACGAAGAAGAGGTGTTGGAACTTGACACTGCACTTAGTGCCAAAAAACCTTTAAATCTTTTCGGAGAAAAAGAGGAAGAAGAGGGTGATGATATTTATGGAGAAATGTATAAAGACATAAAGCTTGCATTAGACAAAAAGGTTCAATGTCCTCATTGTGAAAAAAACTTTAGCAACCCAGACATTAGAAGAAAACTTATTCCCATTGGTACTTATTTTATCTCTGGATACGACTTCAAGGAAACTGATACAGATTTAATATTTTATTACGCAAAAGCTTGTCCAGAAATCGCCTCAAGAGAAATTGATGGTGAAAAAGAATTTAAAGTAGTATTTGATGAATCAATTAAGTACATAAGATTTGAAAAGGAAAGTAAAAAGCTAACATATCAAGATTTTGGAAATACTCAAGAAGTTGAGTTTGGTCTTGATGAAGCGATAAAGTATGTAGACAAGTTCTTCATAAAAGAAACAGATAAGGTTGTTGACTTTATGAAGCTTCATATGTACGTTAACAGGCTTGCTAATTTCGTTTCTGATACCAAGAATAGCGAAATAGTATCAGAGTTCTTAGAATCAATCAGAAGCGCTCCTATGGAGATTGGAATACCTTACATGAAGAAGCTTCTTTCTATATTTTTTGGAATAATCAAGTATTCAAACCTTTCAACTGTAGCACTCACCAAGGGTTCTCAGTTCTTATATGACCTTATGCTTGAGTGTGACATACCTTCTTCTGAAGAAATGATAGAGTCTGGCGCAACATCTCCAGTAAACATATTTAACTTTTTGGTTACAAAGTACATCAACAAACTTAATGAAGAGGTAAATGGAGACAACAAAGAAGTTCATGACTTTGCCTTTAAATCAAAACAAAGAATTGATTACGAAAACACAATAAACAAAGAAGAAGATAAGCTTAATTACAAGATAGAAGAAACTGATGAGTCTGCTAATTATAAAATTAATCTTAATAAAAATTACAAAAGCGGTAAAGTTGTTAAGGTTGATGGCAAGTATCAAGTAATGGATGCTGTTGAAGATGGTACTATTTCTAAATTTATTTACAATCATATTACAAACTTCTCTCAATACAAACAGATAATTAAATACTTCAAGTTTTATGACAAAAAAGGAGTTATTTCACTTCTTCAAAGGCATGACCTCGATTTATTGACGCATGCAATTGATGTTTTCTACTTTAGAGATAAAATGGACCCAAAGGAGCTTGACAAGGTTCTTTGCATTATTGATGATTTCGTTGAGAATAGATTCTTCCACAAGGATTACAAAAATGTAAGAGAGTTTTCTTTTGTAGAGTATGATGATGCAAGAATGATGATGGAAATCATGAAGTTCGACCCAAAGAAGCACTTCAACAAAATCAAGACTTACTCTGACTTGGTTGATTATCACGATAATCTTGTGACTTTCTATAAAGTTAAAAGTGAGGAAGAGAAAACTGGAGCAATCAAAGAATTCGTTTCTAAATTTAGATTCCTTGAGTCTAAAGGTGAAGGGGATTATGAAGGGCCTCTTGAGATGCATCTTCTTGATTCTCCAGGGTTAATCATCAAAGAGGGTATTGATATGAGACACAGCGCTTCTCAATACGCTCCCAATGTAGCTCAAGGTAATTATCTTATGGCTACAGTTTATGATAGAGACCCTAATAGACCAGCTAAAGAACTTGAAAGGTTCACTGTCGGATTCAAATACTATTCAAGAGATGGTCTTGAGTTTGACCAAGTAAAAGGTTTTGCTAACGAACAGGGGAGCAACAGGTTTAAAAACCTCATGATGAACTATCTAACAGATAAAGATGTTTCTTTCAGACCAATTAAAGATTTAAAACTTAGTGAAGAACTGGAAGATGGAGAAAAGTTATAGCAGCATAGGAATATATGACAAGTGCAACAATCTTGTTAGTTATGCAGAATTTAAAGACGAAGAGAGGGAGTTAAAATGCTTCTACAGTGTTGATGGTAATGTGTTAAACAGAAAGTATACAAATCAGTATGTCAATGAGCCATCTGAAATTGTAAGCAGCGTAGTTCAATATGAAGACAACATCATGCTTTATCCCTTGAGTATTCAAGGCGAAACTTCTATGAGAACAATTCAGAGTGGAATGTCGTTTACATCATTTGCATCTCCAGCAACTTCAAGTAGAGTAGATGTTTATACTGGTGCTGAATTAAATCAGTCAGAAGTGCAGTGTTTTTCTGTAAAATCAAATTTAATAGACGAGTGGCTAAATAAGGTGTAGTTTCTTTAATTTCCTTCTATTTATTAGAAAAGCGCTCGATGAAAAAACTAAAAGACATATGTTTAAGCGTTCTTCTAAAAGAAGGCGAAGAAGTAGTAAGTTTATCTCCAGGTGAGATAGATAAAGTTATTGATGTTAATTTTGATGGCGAAGACATTAAGATTGATTTCATTACTACCTATGGAAAAAAAGCTAATCTTGTTGTTAAAACTTCAGACTTTAAAGGTTGGGTCGAAAAGAACAAAGACCAATTCCAAGACATATTCAAATATTTTATAGTAGACTTTCTTTCTCAATCAACAGAAGGAGATGAAAGTTTGAATGAAATAGTAGATGACAATGGAGACATTGACCTTGATGGAGATATGCCAAATAACTCTACTAACTCAATGGTTGCAAGTCCTAAGTTTGACCTCGAAAAAATTTACAAATCAATGGTTCCTAAATCTATCAGATTTTATTCTGGAGATATGGGAATAGGAGCAGTTACTTGGTAAAAATATATTACAATGAAAGAAAACGAAAAAGATAGAATGCGCAAGCTTACACAGTCATTCGAAACTCAAGGAGAAATCTTTAAGGAAGAAAGAGAAGAGACTAATGCAGAAAAACTTCAGGAAGATTACAAAAGGCTTTCAGAGCTTTCTTCTGGAGAAAAGAACGCTGGACTAAGAGAAGGTCAGAGAGGTAATTTCATGGGCGGAAACGATAGTGCAGGAGGTCAGCATGCAGTAAATCAAGGAAAGAGTGTTAGCACTATTGTTGATAGCATGTATGAAAACCCTACTCAATATCAAGGTGCTCAAGGAAACAATATTGCACTTAGAGAAGGAGAAGGTCTTATGATTAGCATTAGAAGAACTCTTGAATCAGGTGCTCCTGTTAATAATATAGCTTTTTATGATGAAGTAAACTGGAATCTCGCTAACCTTGGGTTTTCATCTAAGCTTCCTCAAGACATTAAGTCTGCTATTCTTAAAATGATGTCATAATGACTTACGTATACGTATACGAAGACGAAGTGGATGATTATTTGGCTGTAGGATATACTATGGACCAACTTCACGTCCTTCAATTTGGACAACAAAGACCAGAAGAGCCAGAATTCAATCAAGAGATATGGGAAAGAACCATGGCGATGAATGAAGTTAGAAAAATAATTAGAAAAGTTTTGTTTGAAGCGGTTACGTTTGATAATAATAAATCATTTACTCCTCCGCCAAATGTAGCACAAAGAGCTCAAGAAGCGCTTAATGCTGTTTCAGGAAACAATCAAACACAATCTGGAACTGGTCACGGTTCAGGTCTTAATAAAGCCAAAGAGCTTGCTTCTAAGCAAACTCAGGGTTACGACATGATGAAGAAGATGAAATCTTTTTTTGAAACAGGTCAAGAAGCTTACAATGCCGACAAAGCTGCGGGTAAGACAATTCAAAACTCTGGACCAATTCAAGCCTGGGAGCTTCATGGTGGAGATTCTGGAAAAGAGTGGGTTAACCAGCAGCTTGACAATCTAAATCAAAGTAATCTAAATACTAAAAAGAACCTTAGACAAGCTGGTGGAGCAGGTAATAATAAAGGTATGGGAATATTCGATACCAAATCAATGAGCACCAACAATCACAGAATTCATAGATAAGTGTTGTTTTTTATTGTAGAAATCTTTACATTTGTACAAATAATTAAAACAATACATTATGAACAGATGGTATACCGTAAAGGTAAAGTACAACAAAATCGGAGAAGACGAAGAGGTTAAGAAATTAAATGAAGCCTTTTTACTTCCAGCAGTATCTTTCACTGATGCTGAAGCAAGAATAAATAAAGAAATAGGCCAAACTGCATCTGGAGAATTCCTTGTGCATGCTATGTCAGTTACTGAGATTACTGAAATTATCAGAAATAACGAAGGAGGACATTGGTATTTAGGAAAAATCACTATTTCTGATGAAGATGACAACGGAAAAATAAGCAAGACAAAGCAGAACTACATGATTGAGGCTACGTCTGTACAAGACGCTACTACAAATCTTGAGAACAACCTTGAAGATGCAATGTTTGATTTCGAAACTACTGGAGTTGCGCTTTCTACAATTGTTGATGTATATCACCAAGACCTTGACGTAGAGATTTCAAGAGTATCTGCAGAATCAAACTAATGGCAACCCAATTAGACATATTATCCAAAGTAATGACTTCTCTATCAGAGGATAGAACTGTTGTTATGGATAACATTATGGCTCTTTTAAGCAATAGAGACAAGGAAGTTAACCTTGTTTCTAAGCTTAAGAGCGAAATGTCTGAACTGCACAGGATAAACGGTGTGATGCAAGAAAATGAGCACTTCATGATTCAAATAGCCCAATCAATGGTGCAGACAAAAAATACAAAAGAATCTTCTGAAGACCTTGGTATAGGTTCTGATGGGGGCTCTGAATCACAAAACCCTTCAGAAAAATGATAATAGTACTTAAAGTTATATTAGCCTTAATGGCAGTTGCAGCAGGATTTGTTGGATGGAATGTTTTTGGCGACTACAAAGCTACAAGAGGTCAGGATGGATATGATGAATTATCTATATGGAGAAGGTTTAGGTTTAACTCTACATTTTTCTTCATGATTCTCGGTATCGCTTCATTGATAGTTTTTCTTATATATTTTGTGTTTGTTAAAATGACTCTCGGATGAAATGGAAACAATCAAAGCTAAGATTCTACATACTTAATGCATCTTGGAACTATAGATTCTGGCTGTTTGCTGAAAAGAAGTATAAAATACATACCTTTAACGCTACTGAGGAGGAGTATAATCTTGATGACGTTGACGCTTACACTGGGAGGATGAAAAATAAAGTGGTTACAAAAACCAGAAGAAGGTTTATTGGATACATGTATAAAGGTATGATGTATCTTGATAACCCTGGGTTTAGACACACTGTTGACGAAGAAACCTGGAACGCATGGAAATCTAAAGGGTTAATAAAACAAAACATTGGAGGGTGAGATTAAACATGCGCAACTGGCATTGTTAAGCCGTACTAACACATATCTTGCTACGGGCAGCGCAAGCCTCTTTATTACTATGCTATAGACCTATCATTTTTTGGTAGGTCTTTTTGTTGTAAATCAGTTTTTTTGGTCTATTTATTAGAAAACATCTTTTAAATGGCCAATATAGAAAATAACCCAGAGAAGAATGATGAACAAGGTTCTGAATTTGCAAAAAACCAAAAGCTTAAGTCTGATGTGTATGATGCAATTGAAGAACAGTTGATTAAATCTACTGAAGCAGCCTTCAAATCTGAAGGTATAAAAACTCGTGAACCAAAAGACGCTAAAGGCGAACAAGGTTGGAACAGAGGCGTGTACGGAGACGGCACTACTTATGGTACTGGAGTTAAGAAAGGTCAAGACACTGTTACAATTAACAGAGTTAAAGGACCAAAGGCTACAAACGGATTCTTTGAGAAGAATCTTAGTTATGGTGGTAAGAAAATGGTTGCAGAAATTCACGTTGATATTGATTGCGAATCTGAAACAATGGACTTCACATACCAAACAACAGAGCAAGCAGCGTTTAGAGGTCACCAAGACGAAAAGAATGGTGCCTACATGATAAACAACAAACAAACATTCAAAGTAGATAATATTTCAGACTTCAAGAAAGACCTTAAAAAGGTTCTTGATAAATTTGCAGATAAAGAAGCTGCTTATTTCTTTAGTACAAAATTAGGTATTGAGGATAGAACTGAAAAAAGTATTAACTCAATGGTAGAAAGCAATATGAAAAAACTAAGTTTAACAGACATTCTTAAAGGAGACTTCAATGAAACTCTTGGTAAGATAATGGAATCAGCTAAAAAAGAAGTTGAACCAAACAGTAAAGAAGTTAAGAGTGCGAACTCTAAAGACAACTTGTTGTTTGACGAAGAAGAAGAGGATACAGTTGACGAAGTTACTGCAAGTGGTGGTGGCGCTGGAGCTGGTGGATACCTTACTCCTGGAGCTTTTGGTAAAGGAGGAGACTTTGATGATGAGATGTCAGAAGGGCTTGATGATTTACCAGAAACTGGCAGCAAAGTAAAGCAACACAAAGGAGGAGTAAAATTAAAAGCTAAAGATAATGTAACTCCTGGTCATTCAGAAAAAAAGAAAATCAAATTGAAAGAAGATGACATTCATTCTAAGTTACAAGAAAGATTTGAAGAAACTCCTTATTCTAAGAGAAACAAGAAAAGAGCTCTTAAGAGAGAAAATGTTGACGGATGGACAACTGTTGAATTAGATGATGATGGATACGCTCCTAAGGGAATGGATAAAAACCACGCACTTGGACTTCACGGAGTTGAGGTGAACTCAGCAGAAGAAGACAAGCTTTCAAAAGGTTCTCCTAAAGGAAGAGCTGGAATGAAAGGTAAAGCAGCGTTAGGCGAAAGCTTTGACCCTTCTAAAAAGAAATTTACTTCTCTTACAGAGAATGAAGACAAAGGGGTTAACAAAAGATATATTATTACTCACCAAAAAACCAAAGAAGAAGAGTCTAACAGATGGAAGGCACTTTCTGGTTTTGATAAAAACTCAACCATTAAGCTTGCAGAGTCTTGCGGTGGAGAAATAGAAGATGGTACTTCTGCAAAAATAGTATCAAGAGAGCAAGGTGAAGAACAAAACATGAAAGAATTCATGCAAAGAAATAGTGGTGTTGACCATGGAGATGAAATAGAAGGTAAAGCAGTTGTTGTAGTTGACAAGCCTGGTTCTCTTTCTGGTGCTGAATTTAAAGTATTTGAAGATGAATATCTAAATGAAGGCAAAGCTTTTATCTTGGATATGAACTCTGGAAATCTTGTGAACAACCCTAACTACAAAAAAGCTCTTATTGAGACTGTAGAAGTTTCTGAAAGCAAAGAAATCATTATTGAGAACATTGTTAGAGAAGCGTCAGTAGTTCCAAACACAGCTTACTACTACAATCAAGAGTTAGGCAAGCTAATTAGAAACCCTAATTACAAAGCTTAATTTAAAATTATAAATTTAGAATCCACCTTAATGGTGGATTTTTTTTGTCCTTTTATTTGATTTTTACCCCTCATCTTTCTATATTTCTAAAAATGGAAAACTATACACATGAAATGTACTATTAAAAATATGTCCCCCCAATCAGTTAACATATTTGCCAGAATAAATGGAGCAGATGGGAGAATTGAAATTGGGTCAGGAAAAGAGGTTGTTGCTGATAACTTTGAAACAATAATAATGCAAATCTACAAGAAGAAAGGTTTGATTACGGTCACGCCTTTGGTAGCTGACGCAGAAAAGGTTATGTCTACTATGGAAGAGGTTGTAAACCCTAATAATGACGAAGTATTAGATAAGCTTCACACAACTGAAAGTATGGAGACTATTGTAGCTGCTCCATTAGCTTCAGAAGCCCCAGGCGGAGAGCAATTAATCGTAAGCTCAACAAATATCCAAAAAACACTTCAAGAAGTTAAAGATGAAGTTGAGCAGTATGTTGAAGACGGTTACATAAAAGGCGCTTGGTCCGAAGAGGACATTTCTTTCCTCAAGAAAAACTATCCAACAAAAGGCAGAAAGTATTGTTCTAATAGCTTAAACAGAAATGAGAGCTCAGTTCAAAAAAAGATTAACAGCATGGGTCTTAAGAAAAAAAAGAAAAAGAAATAATATGACTGATGAAGAATTTATAGTAGCTGTTGCAAAACAAGTTGCAGAAATGGGTTATTCTGGATTCACATCAATTACTGATGATGAAGATGAATTAGACTATATGGTTAATGGTGGTTGGACAGGAATTTATGAAGTCGTAAGTAGTCAAGATATTAGTGTGTTAAAAAGTAATTGGGACCACTTATTGCCAGAAGAATAATAATATGGTAATCAAGGATTTCAAAATAAACGCAAGGACTTTTAAAAAAAGAAAGTTGTCAACTCTGCAGCATAAGTTGAGAGTTATTATGAAATGCTACACAATTGTTGGTTTTGAACTTGATGACGACACACAAACCTTCACCTTTAAAAAAACACATAAAATTAACGGCCTCAAAATGGATGACCCCAAAGAGCATTCTGGTAGATTTGAAATAGAAGAACTTGATGATATTGTTAATCTAAGATTAATTGTAGGAGAAAAAAAAGACAAAGATGCTAACTAAAAGAGAGGAATACATAAAGAAAACGTTTTTTAGCGAACTTCCAGAAGAAGAGGCTGAAAAGTTAGTTAAGAAGATTTCAGAGGTTGGAAACTCTATTGGATTCATTGGAGACAACGTAAATCAAGACAATGAATTAGCTGAAAAAAGAAAACACAAATATGATGTTTGGATTTCTAAAGAAGTGAAAAAATCTCATGAAATAATCGACAGACTTACAGATATTAGACTAATAGTAGACTGGGCATCAGAAACGAAAGCTGACATATTTCAATGCGACTTTAATAAGGCATATCAAATGCAAGCAGAGTGGCATGATGAGATGAGAAGGAAGTATAGAATCGAAAAAATGGACATCCCTACAATCGTAGAAGATAGGGTTATATTTAGATTTTCAGACCAAGAACATTTCTTGTATTTATTGACAGCAAATGACCTAAAACTTGAAGGGAATATAATGGGCCATTGCGTTGGTGGAAAAGGTTATAAAAGCAAGGTTAAAAACAAACAATCTCTCATCGTCTCTATTAGAGATAAACATAACATGCCTCACGTTACAATCGAGTTTGATGTAAATTCGAGAAAGCTAATTCAAAAATTTGGAAAGGGAAATAAATCGCCAGTTGCAAAGTATAATGAAATGCTTTTTGAATATACCCTATTTGCGAGTGACTACAAGAATCTTAGAAACAAAGAAGTGTTGAAGTTTTTAAACATTAATTTTATTACAAAAACATAAACTTAAAGTTTTCTTTGAATATTTATAAGAGAAACTATAAATAATCAAAAGAAATGGCTTATTGTTTAACTGGTATAACTGAAGTACAACCTTATCACAACCCTGATGAAGGTAGGAATCTTTGGAATCAAAACTTTAAAAATTTAGAGTGTGCAATTGAATCCGTTTGGACTGTATTTATGACAGGAGGAGGTTCTGGAAACCTCCTTACACTTAGCGGTGGAACTGTAACAGGAGGAGGTTCTGGATTAGCGGTGGGAACTGTAACAGGAGGAGGTTCTGGAAACTTCCTTGCACTTAGCGGTGGAACTGTAACAGGAGATACTGTATTTACAACAAACGTAAGCGCAAATACGATGAGTTTAACTTCTACATCTGTAGCTCAACTTATAATGGAGCCAGTTAACGCAGCAGCTCCAGCAGACGGTTCAATGTGGTTTACTACTTCTGGTGGTACAACTTTCTTGAATTATCAAGTGACTGGAACAACAAAAAGTGTAGAATTAACTTAATGAATAATATTTATAATAAAACAACCAAATGAGCCATTTAAGACTACATAGCTTTACAGGAGCAACAGACCATGATTTCACAGGGCTTATCGCAGGACAAGCATTAGTTTTTGATGGCACCAATATAGTAACTACTGCTACTACAAGTACGAGTGGAGACTTGTGGTCTGCATCAACTGGTACTAATTCTATTATAGCAAATAATGGAACTGGAAATATTGCGGGTGGTCAGGAATCTTTTGTCGCTGGAAGAGGAAATACAATAACAAACACACCGTATGCTGCAATTGCAGGTGGGTATAATAACTTTATTTCTGGAGCTTTAGGTAATTTTCTCCACTCTATCTAAAAGGGTTGATACATTTATAAACGATGGAGGACTTGTAGCAAGACCAGTATGGCTTTTAAATGACGCATTTGAAACTGGATACGGAGATAGAATACTTATTGTTAAGTATGAACATCTTACAAAGCATCCAGTAGAGACTTTAAAGCGTGTTCACGAGTTCTTAGGAGAAGAAGAGTATGATTATGGCAAAAACAACTTTGAGGACCTTAGACAGTCTACATTTGAGTTTGACGGAATGTATAACTATAAGTTCCCACACACAATCAAAGAAGGTTCTGTTAAATTTAAACAACACAACCTAAAATTGCCAGAATATATAATTGAGAACATTAATCATAGGTTTTCTTGGATTAACGACTTAGTTAAATAAAAAACAAAAACTATTTATTTTACAAAACCAGGTTTATATATTTGGTTAAATAAAAACTTTATAAATTTAGAATTATGAATTCAGTAGCAGAAGCATTAAACACATTAATTTCAGCAGTAAACGTTGCACATAGCAAAGGTGGAGTATACTCATTAGAAGAATCTCACTACATTTATGTAGCCATATCTTACCTTAACTCACTTCAAAACCAAGAAGCTCCAGCTCCAGCTCCAACTGAAGAGGTTGTATCAGCACCGTCTGTAACAGAAGCACCAAGAGCATCAAACGATGAAGCTCCACAGGGATACTAAGAAATTAGAAAATATTAGACAAAGAAAAAGAGACTTAGCGATAAGTCTCTTTTTTTGTAACTATAACGGTCCTAAAGGATAGGGGTCCGTTATCGCCCCAAGGTATCTTTTATTTATTATCCTCGTCTTCTAAGAAGTCAAGTACAATAACAGTGTTTTCATTTAAGTTGTAAAGCTCAGCATCATCTGCGCCTTCTTCGATTGTCTTTTGCTCAAACTTGTGAGTTTCAAAATCTTCATCCTTTTCTTCAGATTCTTTAACAACATCATTAGAAGTCATCATGTCTTTTGCGTAGAAAGTCTGACCTTCTTCAAAAGAAGATTCCCCTTCTTGAATAGTTTTAAGAGTTTTGTTCTGATTTCCTTCAGAAAGACCAGCAAGTTCTCTCATTCTTTTTGCGTATTCGCTAATGTTTTCTTTCTTTTCCATTTTTTTTAATCTTGTGTAATAATCTGAAAGTTCACGCATGTGAGATATTACAATTTTAAAAGTAGCTTCTGGGTCATCTCCTGTTACGTCTGTCTCTGGATTTTCACTTCCGTGTTCTAACTCAACATCCATTCCCATTACCAACTCTTCTATGTCGAACTTGCTAATGTCAATCCCAGTCTTCTTTGCCATATTTGCAATAAGTCTTTCTGTATACATTTGTTTTGTTTTATATAAATAGAGTTAAAAAAGATATTTTATTTCCCCATTGTAAAAATTTAGGCGTATAACTTAAGCCTACTCCGAAATAAGGGCCAGTAGAAATGTTTCCACTCTTTATGTCTACGATAGCACCATATCCAACATTAAGTCCTAACCCCCATGGTTTACGCATTTGTCTAAGAACTTTTTTGTTTGCAGGGTCATCCATTATGCTGGCTCCCTCAATGTTTGTAAACGTAACTCCAGGATAATCTGTGTCAGCCATTATGCTAATCTTTCTTGTTTTCTTATCTTGGAATAACCCTAAGTTAAGGTTCATTCCCAGTGTAAGGTCAAATGTGCCAAAATCTGGAACTGCTTTATAAAGAGAGTCAGATGGGTCGAACACAATCTTATATGGAATCCTTCCGCTTAAAAATCTATAATTAGTCATTGTAGAGTCGTGGTATGTGCTGTCATTAAATGCCATAACCGTATTTCCAAAACTATCAATCTCAACATATACTGGAACATTGTTTATAACTTCGTTTATTACGTACTCTGTTTTTATGATAACTTTTGGTGGCTTATTTTTCTCAACCTTGAAGTCGCCAAGAAGGTCAGAATATTTGCCTTCAAGTTCATCAAGAGTTAATTCATATCCCGCTTTTTCAGCTCTCCACGTATTCTCATCTGCTTTGCCTTGAACAATTGTGTCCATTGCAGCTTCGTAGTTATTTGTAACTCTTTTTGTTTCCTGTTTCTCAAGCTCAACCTGGTCTTTAAAGTGTTGCGTTCTATTGCACTGTTGCAAGAACAACAATAATACTACAACAATAACGCCCAACATTATCATTCGAGTGTTTTTAGGGTCTGTAATGAACTTTATTATATTTTTGAATATAGTTATCATGATATTATCTATTTTCTCTTAGAGCTCTTATTATTGGGTCCTCAGTAGGAGCAAACATCTTTCCTGTACCTCCTGATGTTTGGTTAATTGTTTTTGCAGGAACGCTGTGACTAACGTCTTTAGCTTCTGTGTCTACAACACCATCCATCTGAAGGAATGTATCTTCAAGTATTTGCTGTATAATCTCAGCAGACACATGCTTCAAAGCTTCTTGTTTTTCTTTCTCGTTATCAAAATCTTGGTTATGCCAAGTTGCAATTGCAAAATAAGTCTTGCCGACCATGTTCGCCATCTCTATGTCAATTTTTTTCTTTTCCATCTTGTAGTGTTTTTAAATATTCATTAATTTTATTTTCTTTTAATCTGAAGGCAATATCATATAGTTCTCCGTTTTTAAATTCTGACTCATACCTCTCGCCCTCAAAGTACTTAATCCTTTTTTCATACTCATTTTTACTATCGAGATTAATTGTCGTTCTCACCTCTTCCATGTCTCCAGCAATCTCAATTTTCTCAATTGATTTTTTTGAAACAGACACTCTTTTTTTTAAGACTCCACCAACCTCACTCGTCATTTCATAGTATGCGTGATAAGGGCTAAGTGGGCTTTTTCTACTAAGCCTTGCTGGATTATAATTTGATTCCGAGTACTCAAGTAACAATTTATCCATAGCCTCACGAACATCAACTGTAAGATGATGTGTGTCAACACTTTCTCCATTGTATTTATATGTACTAATAGTCTTGGTGACTTTAGAATACTTAACGGATAGCTTTATTTTTCCATCTTTGTTGTATATTTTTATGGGTATGTTATTGTCCATGTGGAAAAATAAGAAAATAAATACTTAAAATCAATTATGAATGTAATTTCAATTACAGCAGACGCTTTGATAACTGATATATTCAGTTGGCACTGGGACGAGATTCCAAGTTCAATATTGAAACATTTGGCGAATAATGTTAATTACAACCAGGTGCCAGATAGAGTCATATCTGAAAATGAAGAGGTTAGAAAAGTTGTTAGATGGGATAAGATTGATAAAATGAAGATGATTAGAATTCTAATTAGATGCCTCGACAATGATGCTGACATAATGAAAAAGGTAAGTATTGAGAAATATGACTACAAAATCAAGCACTTAATCCACCTTCTCAAGAGAAAGCCTGAATATGTTGAGAAATTTAAAATTGACCTCAATAAAATAACCACATCTGAAGCTGCAGTAGTTCTTTCTTTGGGGGAGAAATATTTTCTTGACAATATAAAACTTTCTAATTACAAGTTTAACTTCAAAGAGTCGATGAATATCATTAAAGGATATAATTACGACAGAAACATTATTAAACAGGTAAGTTATAAATTATTAAAAGGATACCAGATTTCTGAAATATTGGCTCACACAGGCAAAGAAAGCTTAGACCTTTTAGACATAAACGCTTTAACAAGCATAGATTGGATTAATCTTTTATCTATTAGGCCAGAGATGCTTAGTTACTGCAATTTTAAAAAGTTCCTTTCTGGCGACATATTCTATTCAATAAGGCTTTGTTGTATGTTTGAAGAACCTGATTTGTCTTATCTTGTTCTTGATAGGGATATTAATAAAATATCTCCATTTGGCTGGGAGAAGCTGTTAATAGAAAAGCCAGGAAAATTCCTGGCTCATTGTAAATTCGATAAGTTAGATGATAACAACTGGAGCAACATTTTGATGAGCCAGCCTGAACTACATGTTTATAAAGTTAATTAACTTTTATTTGTCACAAGCACATCCGTCACACTTGCATGATTTGCAAGAGCAATTTTTACAGCTATCTTTTTCGCATTCCTTGCATTTGCAAGTACAGGTTTCTTTCACGTCTTTCATTTTGTTATTTTTTAGGTATTAGTCAATAAATTTTTCGATTTTCCTTTTCCAAGTATTTAGCTTGTGAACAACGGTGTCTATTTTGCTGACACCCTCTTTGTAATCATCATTCTCAATATTTTTAAGCAAGTCAACAAGTAAGACTCTAAGCTCTTTAGACTCCTGCTTCCATTCTTTTTCTTTGGAATACAATGCGTCATATTCTTTGATTCCTCCAGCAAGCATTTCTCTAACCATTGCTCTTATTTCGTCTTCTTCTGATAAATTCATTATATAAATTTTTTAAAATATCTCAATTCTATGTTCATACTATATGGGGCAGCTATTTTACCACCAAAGTAAGGATACAATCTGTATATAAATAGTCCAAGAAAACCCTTTTTTGTGCTATTCTTTTTAAATTGAGCTATTGAACTTTCTCCATTTTCTTTAATTATTTTGAAAGTATAGTAATCGTCCGTCTCTTTAAAGTTAATGTGAACCCACTCCTCCAGGTCTATGTTGATTAGCTTTTTGCTTTTTCTCACCCCATCAATATACACGTAAGCCAATAGTTCTATTTCCTCACCATCAACACATCTCCATCCAACTCTAACGCTATTCTTGTGATGACCAGGTTTCCAAGACTTGCTTTCTTTGTCATAAAATGGAAAGAAGTTATAGGACACACCAGTAAGTTTGTTTATTTGGTCGTAGTTTTCAGTCAACCTATATCCGCAGTCTTGATGAAAGTACGCTTTTACATTAAACTCTTTCTTGTTTATTCCTATTAAGTTCCACTTAGGACCTTTAAAGAATTTCTTATCTTTTTTGACTTTAAATTTCGGCATATTGTTATTATTATTATTATTATTATTATTATTATTATTACTCATAAATATGTGACAAAAATGTCAAATTATTTATAAACTATTTATAATAAAAGCCTATATGAATAAAGACGTAGATTTAGATTTCTGTATCATACCAAATCCTTTTGCAAGCGGTGGAAGGAATATGATATTTATTACAAAAAATGGAAGCAACACTCTTAATAGAAGCGTTGTAAAAAACAAAAGTTATAAAGACATAAAGGAGATACTCGAAAAATTTGGATATACTGAAACAAGCAGTCTTCAATTTGAATCTTCCAACAATTCAACTGTCTCAACTATAATGGAAATGAGAGATAATCTCGAAAACCTTGGGCTCAACTATAGTAGAGAGTTGGAGGTTAGTGTTGTAAAGGATTTGAACAATCTAAAGGCAGAGACAGACAAAATAGCGCACAACAACCTGGAGTTTATTTATGGAGAAGGGGATTTTGACAAAGAAATAAGTGATGCTCCAATAGGAGAAAGTACAAAAAATGAACTTATAGCATCAAAAAGCGAATTGTTTAAGTTTAAATACAAAGAGCCTGAATTAAGAGAAAAAGTTACTTTGTATTTTTATCTATTCTTGGAGTTTGGGTTTAACCAAACGGGAAGCCCTATAATCCAGTTCGGAGGAGACTTTAAAGATTCTGAGGATTATGATGATAGAAATTATATAAAAATAGTTGAGTCAGAATTCGAAAGAGTAAAAGACCCAAATAGTCCAAACTCAATTGTGTTCACAAGCTGCAAGAACCAAGGTGACTTGCTAAAAGAAGTTGGAATACTTTATAGTGGATTCTTTAAGTATCAAAAAAGACTTGAAAAGGGTGACTCTATGATTCTTAAGGAAACAAAGTTTCCATATAAACTTGCTGAAGTAAAAAAACACCTTAAACCAGACCAATCAATTGTTTTTGAGACAAATAGAATGGGATATGATAGGTTGATTAAGTTGTCTGAAAAAATTAAGACAGAATCAGTCTATGAAGGTAATAAATTTATTGCAACTGGAGATATAGAATACGAAGCCGAAGAGTTGAGCAAGTTTCTTTCTAAAAAAATGGACTCACTATCTAATAACGAAGAGTTCGAAGAGGCTATGATGGTAAAGAAAGATGTCGAGTTCATCAAAACAAAAATAGAGTTTATAAAGAGTCTTGACAAGCCTGAAATTACTACAGAAGAATATTTCAAGCTATTTTCCATTTCCTAATTTGTTTTTATGACTATATTTTCTTATTTTTATAAAAATTAGAAAGCATAGTCATGAGCATAAACAGATACCATCCTGACCACTACCCAATCAGCGGAAAGGAAAACAACATTGCAGAAATAAACAAAAACCGAAAAGATAGAGTTGAAAAGTACATCTTAGACATTAACAATAAGCTTTGTGAGCTTGCTGAATTTATGTTTCTTGATATTAGAGATGAACTTAATAATGACACAATTCAAAAGGTTAAAGAGTCTCAAAATAAAGAAAAATTCAAAGGTGTCCATTTTGGTGACATCGGCAAAAAAGCTATTATAGATGAAGTTCTTTCTCGTGAAAGACAGGAAGAAATTCGAAAAGCATCTGTTGCTGCAGCTGGTATTACAATGGAAGAGCCTTCCAGGACAGCTAAAGAAGTTGCAGACCAATTGAAGCAACCCATCTCAAAAGGAACGCCACCACCAAAAACAGACTGGAAAAGAGAAAAGGTTAGTTATTTTGAAAAAGAGAAAATAATTAATTCGTTAAGAGCTAATCCAAAAAGTAATGTTTTTTCCAAGGAATTTAAGTGGCAGCCAGAAGAGTTTCTTGAGGCGTTTAAATATCTTGAGTCATCAGAAAAATACAATGGACAATTTATTGTATCTGTTGTTGATAATAAATTGGAACTCGAAAAGTATTCAGAAATAAAAGATTTAAGCAAAGGTATTGATGAAATGTATTTTGGAAAATATGTATTGCTATCTATGTATGATATTGCAGCCACCTCAGGGTATGATACAGAGTCTAAACACATTTACATAGGTCTCAAGTATATTAGCATGGTTGGAAGGCTTGAATTCGATTGTCTCGGTTCAATAGAAAGCGGAATATCAAATAGTCAAAAGCTATCAATAAAAGAGTACCTTGACTCAATGGACATTCTCTACGATGAAGATGATGAATACTTAAAAATACAAATATGAAACAATATACAGATTTAATTCATAGAATTATAAACGAAGGACACAAGTCTGACGATAGAACTGGCACTGGTACTGTAAAAATATTCGGACACCAATCTACTTATAATATGGATGACGGATTCCCACTTCTTACTTTAAAGAAAACTTGGATGCCAGGAGTTACTCATGAACTACTTTGGCTCCTTGGTAATCATACCAACCTTAAAGAATACGAAGGTCTTGAAATGACAAATATAAAATACCTTGTAGATAATAAAGTTCACATCTGGGATGAATGGGCCGATGAAGATGGTAGCCTTGGTCCAGTATACGGGAAGCAGTGGGTAGATTGGGAGGTAGCTCATTATATTAGCATTTCTGATGGTTTGTTATCAAAATCAAGAGACCCTAAGATTATGTATAAGCACATAAATCAAATTCAAAACATAGTTGACAAACTTACAGAAGGTCACGACAATTTCAATCCAATGGATAGAGGCCTTATTGTATCTGCTTGGAATGTAGCGGATTTGTCAGAGCCAGATAATAGAAGTTATGACGAACTTTATCAAGAATATCTGAAAAAAATAAAATGATTTGTATTTATAATAAAATGAGGTAATACCATTATGATTATATACAAAACAACAAATTTAGCAAACGGAAGATTTTACATTGGTAAAGATAAGTTTAATAACCCTGATTATTTGGGGAGTGGAAAGATTTTAAAAAATGCCATAAAGCATTATGGAAAAGATAATTTTAAAAAAGAAATTTTAGAACATTGCGAAACATACGAGCAAATGTCAGAGCGAGAAATCTTTTGGATTAATGAACTTGGTTCTTTTTATCCTAACGGATATAATATTGCAACAGGAGGGGAGGGTGGAGACACAATATCGAACCATCAAGATAAAGATTTAATATCTAAAAACCACTCTGAATGGATGAAAGAAAATAACCCTACAAGGGGGCGAAAAAGAACTTCTGAAGAAATTGAAAAATGGAGAAAATCTTTTGGTGACAAATCATTAGGAGAAAATAATCCAATGTATGGAAATACTCACACTGAAGAGACAAAAAAAATAATATCAGACAAAAGAAAAGAATGGCACCAAAATTTGCCCGATGAAGAGCGAAAAATTATTAGTAAAAAAATAAGTGAGGCTAACAAAGGAAAAGAGGGTTATTGGAATGGTAAAACAAATGATGGTCACTCCCAGTGGATGAAAGAAAATAATCCTTTTAAAGGGAAAACACATACAGATGAAGTAAAGAAAATGTTGAGCGAAATTAACTCAAAGCCAAAAACTGATGAACACAAGAAAAATATAAGTTTGAATTCAGCTCAAAATAAACAATGTTCTATAAATGAAGTTGTTTATAGAAGCGTTGCTGAAGCTGCAAGACAACTTGATTTATCTGAAAATACAGTAAGGGGTAGAGTTAAAAATAAAAATTTTAAAGAATGGATTATAAAATAACAAAAACAATAGATTTACCAAAAACCATAAAATTAAATGGTTATGACGAAACAATGGAATTTAATTTATCTCATAAACGAAAGTTAAAGGTAGGTCCAAATGATGAGGATATATACCAATTAAAAGATAATGAAGCGTTTTATCAAACAGAGTTTGGCTGGGGAGTGTTTGTAAATGTTGATAAAATGGAAACAGTTACTTATGATAACACCAAATGGGGAAACCAAAAAATAAATTAATATGAATAAAAAGTATACACATGAAGATGGAGCTCCGCTTACAAAAGAAGAGTTTTTAGAAAAGTTAAAAGCAGATAAAGGATTTAATAAAGAGTTTGGTAAAAAACATGTCCAACCAGGAAAGATGGCACTCAGACCCTGCCATGCATTCTTCCAGTTTCAAGCAAGAGAATTAACATCCAGAGAAAGGATGAACATTTCAGTAAATTATGGAAACACTAATGGTGTAGATGCTAATTGGGATGTTGAAAAAGGTTATTTACATGGAGTTTGCGATGGTTGGGGAGTGCCAAAATACGAACTTTCTCTACAACTGTACCAACGTTCTGCAGATACATTTCTTGGAGTTCCTTTTAACATTGCGTCATACTCACTACTGTTGCACATGATGTGTCACGTAACTGGAATGAAGCCTGGTAAGTTTGTTCATACATTTGGGGATGCTCACCTGTATTCAAATCATAAAGACCAAGTAAATGAGCTTTTAGACAGAACATATTCTAATGGTTCTGGTGGTATTAATTTCTGGGAAAACAAAAACATTCATTATATGCCAGATGTATATGGTCCTGAATTACCAAGTATTTGGCTAAATCCAGACGTTAAGAACATATTCGACTTTCAATATGATGATATTAAGATTTTAGATTACAAACCACTTCCTGCAATTAAAGCAAAAGTTTCAGTTTAATAGGTCTTTGCGGATATAGCATTAATGGGCTCTCGTTTTTATATTTTTTGTTCATATTTATAATAAATCATTATTATGAATTTTACAAATATTTACACACTAAGAGACCCAGAGACAAATAAAATTAGATACATTGGTAAAGCTAATAATGTAACACAAAGATATAGAGCACACTTAAATAAAGCTAGAAAGCATCAAACTCATAAAAAAAATTGGATTGAGTCTTTGAAAAAGAAAAAATTAAAACCAATAATAGAAGTTATAGATATTGTTCCTTTAGATGATTGGAGGTTTTGGGAAACTTATTGGATTTCTCAAATTAAAACATGGGGCTTTGATTTAGTTAACCATACTAGCGGTGGAGATGGCTGTACATTTGCAAACAAAACATCTTTTAAAAAAGGAGAAAACTCTATCCCTATACTTCAAATTAGCGATTCTGGAGTGGTAGTTAAAGAATTTGAATCTTATATCATAGCAAGGAGGGTTTTTGGAAAAGATATGTTTAAATCTATAGATAAAGAAAGACTTTCTACTGGAGGGTTTTTATGGCTAAGGAAAATTACATACGAAACTATGACAGAAAAGCAATTTAATGATTTTATAAATTGCTATATTAACAGAAAAAGAAAATCTAACGATGGAAGTTTTAAAACTAAATCAAATCCGTGGAATACTGGTAAATCTGGATATAAATTATCTGGCAAAAAAACAGCAAGGCGTGTTGGTCAATTTGATTTAAGTGGAGAATTTATAAGAACTTTTGATAGCTGTAGAGATGCATCTAATAAAATGAAATGTATTGAAGAAAACATTAGAAGAGCTTGTGTTGGAAAATCGAAAACAGCTAAAGGATTTATTTGGAAATATGAGTAAGATATTATAACTTTACAAAAAAATAAAAATATGTTTGACCATCAGTATGATTTTGATATAAAAATTCCAGATTGTTTAATTTCTAAAGAAAAGCATGAAAAGATAAATTATGAATTATTAAATAACAAAATAATTTTAGGTTTAGTTGGATATGCAAAAAGCGGAAAAGATACAATAGCTAAGAAGTTTATTGATGACTATGGTTATCATAGAGTAGCTTTTGCTGACAACATTAAAATTGAGATGAATAAATATCTTAAGAAAGCTGTTTATGAGTACCTTGCAGAAATACCCAACACGCACTTCTCTGAAGACATACATCCAGATGTTTCTGACGCTCTCTTGCTTGAAGATATGAGAACTCTTACAATGGATATGATGGACTTTCAAACTGAAGACATTCCAGTTAAAAAAAGACTTAGGCCATTTATCATTTGGTATGGAGAAAAGCTTCGTGAAATCAATGGAGGATACTATTGGATAAATAAAGCAATGGAAATTGATGCCGCTGGTCACAACAACATCATCTTGTCTGATGTTAGAAGAACTAAAGAGCTTGATATATTCATGAACTCAAACGCCTTTAATAGAAGGTCTGAGCTTGGTTTCGCTTCCGCTGGAGTTACCATGAAGCCATCAAAACTTAAATCTTATTCTGCGCTCCTTTTTCATGTTAGCCAATTCGAACTTAAAGACAAAGACGTTCTTACTCACGAGTGCATCAGAGTCGCTGAAGAAAACTGGCTCTTCGACCACACGTTCTATATTGACCCAAGACTTCCAGATTATGGTCCTTACAGAAATAATTCAGCAAACTTTCAAATCAAAGAAGTTGCAAAGAAATTTGGCATATCTAAGCCAGATAAGAAATTAAACTTTCCAGGAAAACAAATAAGCATACTTGACTTATGAAAAAAATACGTATTCGAAATAACACTTACAGAAGAAGACCTTAAGGGTGATGAAATGTGGGAAGAAATAATGAATGAAACAAACTCTGAGGGAGTTGCAGAGCTTACAAAAGCACTTCAAGAATCATTGCTTGGTGAATTTACTTTGCTTTCTCCTCATGATGAAGATATTGCTAAAGAAGCTGTGAAACTTAAGAGTTTTACAGACCTTTAAATGTCGTAAATATTGTCGTACCCGTAATTGTGAGTAAAGTCTTTTATAAAGATTCCAGCAACTGAATTAGCTTGGTCCTCAATGTGGCCTCCAATATTTTGAACCTGGTCTCCATTTCCGAACATACCAACTTCTCTCTGTCTATTGTGAGTAAGTTCGTGCGCTATACTTCTAAGTATGTCTACAAGAGCTCTACCATTGCATCTAATGTGATTTTCATTGTCTCCTGGCACATACGAAGCTGTAGTTTCAATATAAGCGTCTCTACCTCTTCTAAGGCATACGCTTACAGGTTCTTCCATTCCAAGCTTTCCACACACGAAACTTATAAAGTCTTTTATTATTCTAATTTTTTCTGGAATCATCCCATCAATTCCACTCTGCACTTTTAGTGTATGAACCATTGGAGTAGCGCCAAGGTTTTGAGTTACAGTTTTATTCTCACTTATAACTTTGCTTTTAACTCCTTCGTTAAGTGACAGCCCAGCATCAAACGAATCATTTTTAGCATCACCTAACTTATCAAGGTACCCAGTTCTTCTAAGTGTTTTATAAATTAGGTTCTCATTAGAGTATTCGCCACTTTTATGTAGGCCAATGTTTCTTAATCCGCCAAGCTTGTTTTTAAGTTTCTCAGCAGCTTCAAATTGTTGTACATTATCTTTTATTGATAAGATTTTATCAATATCATTCATAAGACTTGCAGACTTTTCTTTAACTGTCTCAAAATCAATTACAGGCTTATCTTTTCTTGGCGGAACCACCCATTCGTTATTTAGAACGCTATAAATTGCTTTGTAGGCAAATTCGTTCTCAACATCTTTTGCAAACGGTTCAACTTCGAATCCATAAATAGAAATATTGTGAGCATCAAGCCAGTTTTTCTTTTTAAGATAAAGATAGTCTTCGAGAAATGCAACTTCTCCAAGTTCTCCATACTCTACAATAATATGCAAGTCAATATCACTACCTTCAGTCCATCCATAATTAGCAAGGCTTCCAGTAAACAAAATGTCTTTGATTTCCAGCTCAAGCTCAAGCGCTTCAAAATAAGAATTAGCAATATCAATCAACGCCTGTCTTACCTCTGGTCTTAATTGATTATCTGCAGTCCAAACTTTAGCATTTAACTCATCTCTTAATGGCGCAACAGGAACTGATACATCATCTGGCTCAACTTCTTCGTCCATTACGATGTACTTAAGATTCTTATACGGCTTGAAATACTTAGCAGGACCTTTTTTGTTCCTGTACTTAGCGCTTCTTTTTGCTGTGTGAGATAAGTTTCTCCCTTCTTCTGGTATGTTATTTTCTACGTCCACCTAATTTTCCACCTAAGTTAATAACTCTAAATTCAAAATATTTGTCTGAGTGGTCGTATTTAAGTCTAAGTACATCTATAGCGCCAAGTCTTAGTCTGAATTCCCATTTGTCCCATTGTTTGTTCGGGCTCTTCCAGTTATTTATAAATTTCATATTATTTGCTTTCTCTATAAATAGTCAGCAAAACTTAAACTTTAGCTATGGTGTGTACTTTGAAATGTTTTCTGTACGTAGCTCTGTTTACTAAATAAAAAGCAGTATTGCTCCCAGGGTCTCCTGCTCCTTCTTTTAGTCTAATATTATTATCTTCTATTAATTTTTTAAGGTCAGAAGTTTTTATATTCCATATCTCCCCCAGGTGAGGATAATATGTTACGAAATAATCTGCTTGAGTAACAGTTATGCCTGAATCTTTTCCACGACTTCTTATTTCTACAACGAGATTTCCTGTGTCATTTGTTGGGTTGCAATACATATCTGTCTTGTATTCATACTTATATTCAGTTTCATCAAACTTCATTACAGCATCATATCTATTGTCGTTGTTTCTGCTAATAAACTCAAATCCAAGACCAACCATAAACTCTACAATCTTATCTTCTCCAGCTTCGCCTTTAATTAAATCCTTGGCAAAAACATATTCTCCTTTTAATTTATTCATGAGTAATTATAAGAAATTTTGAGCACAAAAAAAAGCCCTGATACCAGAGCTTTTTAAAATATTATTGATGAAGATTATCTATCCTCATCTTTAGGAACATTGTAATTCAACATTCTTTTGATTCTATCTTTTTCATTTTCATTAATGTGCTTATAATTCTTATTCTTATTGTGCTCATTAACATCAAGGTCTCTATTTGGGCCCTTAGATTCTTCGATTGCTTCTTCAGATGCGGCTTCAGACTCACCTAACAGGCTAAGGCTTAAAGAAGTTATTGAAGTATTCATCTCTTCCATCTCTTTGATTAAGCTTTCAACCTCATCAATAGACAATCTCTTTGATTCTACCTTGCCACTCTCCATTGCTGGAGTCGATTTCACATCCTCAGAGAAGATTTTTTTTGCTTCCTTGATTACCAATTTTCTAAATTGTTCCTCGTTTATTATTTTCTTATCCATAGTCGTTAGAGATACTTTATCATAAATAGTTAAAAAAATGGAATTTTAGCTGCTTTCTTGCAAGGCTAAAAAAACTTTTGTATATTCGTAATCAAAATTTACCCGTTTATGAAACAAGAAGACAGAGAAGAGCTAAAGCAATACCTAATGGAAATGGACCCATGCATTAAGTTTGATGAAGAAAATGAAGATAAACTAATTGGTTATGCTGAACGTTTTGGGGGAGCCATTTTGCCTATGTATGAGGGAATAAATGCATTTATCATAAACGATATGGACAAATTAGTTGAACACGTTAGCCAATATAATTCAAGAGCTTTAAAGGCTGATGGGTTTGAGGATACCCTTATAGGATACTTAAATATTGACGGCTATGTAGTTTATCTTCACGATAGAGAAAAGATGATTGAGCAAATGATTACCGAATATGAATCTCACCCATAATTAGAAGAGGATGAAGATTATAGCTTTTACACAATGGCAATGGAAAATTATGAATACAACATCATAGGTGCCTACATGGAAGGAGTTCCAGCATTTGCTGTTATGGAAGTTTGTTAATTTTTAACAACACTTCAAGGCAGAAGCTGTTAGCAGCGCCAGTATAACAATTAAAATCTTAAAGGATATATCTATTTTTATTCCTCTATTTCCTCTCATGCAAATAAATAGACACCAAATTTATAGCATCCATTGATTTGCGGAATCAATCAAGAATCTTTTAATACTATCAACATCGTTTTCAATCTCTTCATTGTAAAGAGCTGTTAGCGCAAGTCTTTTTGCGTTACCAAACTTTCTGCCATCTTTTGATTTACTAAACTCACCCTGGTTGCTTACTATAATGTCTCTTACAAATTCAGCAAACTCTTGACCCTTAAAGGCAACGTCATTTTCTCCAGCTGGAAGTTCTCCAGTAGAAAACTTTCTTGCAATCTCTCTATCATGAGGTTCTATGTAGTAAGAGTTTGTTAAAACGTCTACGCCTGGACCTGTTCTCGCAACTGTATCCATTTTTTTAAGAAAGATAGAAGCAAGCTCATTAACTCTCTTGATGAAGTCAAGGTTTTTGTTTTTCACATTGCCAACGTAGTTAATTAGAGACTCTACAACGGCAGCGGTGTATTTGTCATCTGTTATATTGTTGTTAACCAGTCCTAAAATTGTTCCTGAAGCTTCGTTGTCAAACATCATGTATGCCATCTCCCCAACGCTATTTGCGTATTGAAATTTAGTGTAATCTTGAATCTTTGACTCTACGCCAAAAATATGCTTGTACATACCCAGTTCAACAATCAATCGAACAGCTCTTGATAAATCAGCTTTACCAATCATCTTCTGAAACTCTTTTAAGAATCTACTGCTGTGCAACTCTTCTTTGTCAGCAAGAAGTGAGGCGTTTTCTTTAATTAGTCTAACAGTTTCTGGGTCCCAATTGTAATTGTATCTTGCAGCAAACCTTACAGCTCTAAGCATTCTAAGCGGGTCTTCAATAAACGCATCTGCATTAACCGCTTTTATGACACCATTTTGAATGTCCTCAACCCCAGTTCCATTTACAATTAGATTGCCAGCCATATCCATGGCGATTGCGTTTATTGTTATGTCACGTCTCTCAAGGTCATCTTGAATTGTAAACATTGGGTTTACTTCAGATTTAATTCCTTTGTGACCCTTTACTCCAACGTCCTTTGCGTCCTTACGAGGAAGCATCACATCAATATCTCTGGCAGCACCATTGTCTGCAAGAAATTGATTAAAGGCTTTATTTGATGAAACGAACTTTGTAGAACCAAAATCCTTCTTACCATTCTCATCTACGTGAGACGTGTCAGTCGGTTTTCCATATTTAGAAAGTATCGCAAATAACTGGTCGTAAGCTACACCACGAACAACAATGTCAAGGTCATCACTTGGCGTTCCCATAATTGCATCACGCACAATTCCTCCTACAGCGTAAATTTCTCCTCCTGCTGCAAGAACGTCATTCTTAAATTCAAGTGCGTTTAACATCCCAACGAGCTTGTCTTTTTGAGATTCTCCAAATTCCTCGTTAAGTATATTTGCTATTTTATTTCTAATTTCTTTGCTCATTTAATTAAATAGTTGAAACATTTTTCTTTATTATACGTAGAATAGGTAAAAATGTTTTAAATAAAAATATTATGAACAAACAAAATAACGCAAGACAAGAGGCTAATAGAAAAATAATTGAAGAATTATCTAAGGCAATAGAAAAATATCCAAGCCTTAGATTTCATCAACTTCTTTATAATATGGATGTGCATGTGCCAGTTCCTATTATAAACGAACATAAAGAACAAGTTGGAACGCACTTTAAAGACTTGCACCACGAAGAGAGCGCAAAGACTTTGGAGAGAATGTCAAAAGATTATTAAATTATGAGCTTTTTTTATACTATATTACCAGTTTTTATTTTGCCTTTATTAGTTATCATATACATAGTTGCTATTTCTATTGGAAATAGAAAGAGTGTAACTAGAGCAAACTTTGACAAAGGCCTACATTGGCGTGACCTTTTAGATTAGAAAACAAGGATAATAATTAGTTGGATAACAACTTAAATAAATTATGACAACGACTTTTATAAATTTATTCCTATTTATGAGAAAACTCATAAATCATGGAGGAAATAAAACACACTATCTACGCATTTATAGATGACCAGGGTCAATATTTTTACATAGGTAAGACCTGTGACATCAAAAGAAGAAATAGAGAACATCTATTTGAAGTCAAAGAAGGGAATACTCTCCCAAAATACAACAAACTAAGAAAACTTATCAGAGAAGGAAGTAATTTCAATAACCTTGTTGTGGTTGTTGAGAGTGGTTTATCGTGTGACCAAGTTGATGATAAAGAAATCTATTACATTAAAAAACTCAGAGAAGAAGGGTATAATCTAAAAAACCTAACAGATGGTGGAGACGGTGGGATAATGTCTATTCCTGGGGTATCTGAAAAAATAAGAAAAGCACACCTCGGAAGTAAGCGCAGTGAAGAAACTAAAAAGAAAATGAGTGAAGCCAGAATTGGTATGAAGTTTACTGATGAGCATAAGGAAAACTTAAGTATTGCCAGAAAAAAAAGAAAAACAACTCAGGCAACAAAAGACAAGCGCAGTAAAACATCAAAAGGAAAAATAAACATCAAGAAATTTGAGATGACTGACCCAGATGGAAACATTTACATTACAGAAAATGGTTTGACTTTGTTTTGCGAAAAAAATAATCTAAGCGGAGCTAATATACTAAAGATAATTAAAGGGGAGAGAAAACATCACAAAGGGTGGACTGCAAAAAGATTGGATTAATTGAAACATTTTGTAAATTTGTTCGTATAATATTATATAAAACTATAATGTTATGAACGAAAAGTCAAGTATAATTAAGTCTATAATAGATAATGATTTATATAAGTTTACCCAACAACAAGCTGTTGTGGAGCTTTTTCAAAGAGAATGGGTTAAGTACAATTTCATCAACAGAGGCGGAACAAAGTTCCCAGATGGATTTGACCTTAGGCTTAGACAAGAACTTAAAAAGATGGAACAACTATCTTTAAAAGACTCTGAAGCTGATTTTCTTACACAAAAATGCGGTAGCTTTTTAAAGCCTACATATATTGATTTTTTGAAATCATATAGATATGACTCTTCTGAAATAGGAATCACGCAAGACGGTGGCGACCTTACAATCAACATTACTGGTTACTGGTACAGAACTATCCTTTGGGAAGTTCCTCTTATGGCGCTTATATCTGAACTTTACTTCCAGATGACTGGAGAAAAAATTAAGAGCAGAAGCGAGAGGCACACAAACAATATTGAAAAGGGTAAGAAATTCTACACTCACGGAATGAAGGTTGCTGACTTTGGAACTCGTAGAAGATATTCTTATGACAACCAATTGGAAGTAGTTGAGGACTTGCTTTCTTGTTTCGATAATGGAAACCCATTCCTTGTAGGTACATCTAATGTGCATATTGCAATGAAGACAGGCATTCAACCGATAGGCACTCACGCTCATGAATGGTTCATGTTCCATGCTGTACATTACGGATACACAATGGCAAACTACAGAGCTCTTGAGAACTGGGTTAAAGTTTATGAAGGAGACCTTGGTATTGCACTTTCTGATACATTTACTACAGATGTATTTTTCAAAACATTCGATAAAAAATTCGCTAAATTATTTGATGGAGTTCGTCATGACTCTGGCGACCCTTTTGAGTTTGCAACTAAAGTTGTAGCTCATTATAGAAAACTTGAGATTGACTCATCTTCTAAAACTATTGTATTCTCTGACGGTCTTAATACAGACATTGCTGTTGACTTATACAAGTTTTGTAAAGACCTTGGTATAAAGACAGCGATAGCTTATGGTTCTCCTGTTGCGGCAATCAAAAGTTCTTTTGGAATTGGGACCCATTTTACAAATGACGTTGGAGTTAAAGCTCTCAACATGGTCATCAAGATTGTTCAAGTAAAAGTTGGAGACATATGGTTTGACACAGTTAAGCTTAGTGATAATCCAATTAAACACACTGGCACCAAAGAAGAAATCCAACTGTGTAAGGACACTTTAAGAATTAAAGAAGTAGAAAAGGTTGCAGAAGTATCGGAAAATTGATGGAGGAATTATGATTTAATGGATTTGGTGTAAAAGTGTTTTTATAAACTATTTATAGTAAAACAATACTATGGTAGTTTATATGACAATTAACCTTATTAACAAAAAGCGTTATATAGGTAAAGATGTAAAAAACAAAAAAAGCTACTTGGGTTCTGGAACAGTGCTGACTAAAGCTATAAAAAAATATGGCAAAGAAAATTTTAAAAAAATAACTTTAGAAGAATGCACAGATAGATGCCATCTTGAAAATAGAGAGGTGTGGTGGATAGATTTTTTTGATGCTGTTAAATCAGAAGATTTTTATAACCTACAAGATGGAGGAGTTGGTGGCGCAGTTTTTGGACATACAACAAGCGAGGAAACTAAAGATAAGATAAGAAAATCTTTAACTGGCAGAAAGAGGCCAAAAGAAGTTGTAAAAAAACTATATAAACCAATCCTTCAATATGATTTAAAAGGTGATTTTTTAAAAGAGTTCGAATCTAAAAAAAAAGCAGAAGAAAGTATCAAAGGACGATTGGGTGCTGTGCCAAAAAATAAACCTAAATTTTCTCGTGGTTATTTTTTTATTTGGAAAGAAAGTTGTAACTTTGAAAAGAAAATAAAAGTTAAAAACGCATATCAAACACTAAGGGTTGGAAGGTTTGATAAAAACGAATTGCAAGAAGAGTTTGAAAACTTAAGTATTGCTATAAAAAAATACGAAAACGACCACATAAGAGAAGTTTGTAAAGGAAAAAGAAAAACAGCATGCGGTTATGTTTGGAAATTTATATAAAATATGAAAAATATTAGAGAAAATTTAAAGAAAAATCAGTTGACTATTCTGATAACATAAAACCAAATTCTCCAGACAACATGTCTGATGAAACATTGTGGTCAAACGTAAATCAAGCGTATTTAAAAGGCGTTGATGACACTATTAATTATTTGCTTAATGAACTTAAGGTGAATGATGACAAAAAGTATAGAAATAGATTTGTTAAAGTTTTCAAATAACAGACCAATAAAAACTATAGGAGTAGTTTTGGATGAAAATAGAATTTGCACTGGAGTTAAAATAAGAGTTTGATTAATATGGAGCTTATTACAAGAGAATTAGTATTGAAAGGTGACCTTGGAATTCATGGTAATCTTTTTGGTGGGAAAATGATGAGTTTTTTAGACAAGGCTGGGGCAATTTGGGCCACAAGCTTGTGTGAATCAAGCAGTATGGTAACTGGAGAAATGGAGGGAGTAAAATTCCTCAAAAAAGTGAGAGAAAATACGCAAGTTAATATTTATGGAGAACCAATAAGTGTTGGAACCACATCAATAGTAATTGCGCTTGAAGCGAGAAAATATAATGTTCACACTGGAATGGAAAAGTTGGTTTGCAAAACACGAGCAGTTTTTGTAAGGATTGACAAGCAAGACGGAGACAAGAGACCTCTTGGGGTTGGAGCAAAAGCTAAAATTGAAAACCTAATTAAAAAAATAAACGATGCCAAAAATTAAAGTAATAACAGAACAAAGAGAGTATGATAAGTACTTTAAAATTGATAAAGGCATTGTTGAAGAGACTGCTGAAGACGGAGAAGTTCAAACTTACGACAGATTCAAACTTACAAGACCAGACGCTGTAGCTATTGTTGTCTACAACAACAGTGATGATACTGTAATTCTTGTTAAGCAACACCGTTATCCAATTGATGACAAAGTTGATGGTAATATCCTTGAAATTCCAGCTGGAAAAGTTGATGAAGGAGAATCTCCATCAGACGCTGCCTTAAGAGAGATAAAAGAAGAAATTGGGTACGAAGTACAAGAAGGAAAGATGGGCTTGCTAAACTCTTTCTTTGCTTCTCCAGGGTACTCTTCAGAAAAAATTTACTTGTACTTAGCTTTTGTTACCAATGAAGACAAAGCTTCAAATGGCGGAGGAGTAGAAGGGGAGCATGAAAATATTGAGATAGAATCACATGGTGTTAGCAAGTTCTTTGATATGGTTGCTGATGGAACTATTTGTGATGGAAAAACACTAATTGGAGCACAAGCGCTTTGGCATTTTAGAAATTCTGAAGTAGTTGCTGCAGGAAGACAGTTTATTGAGAATCAAAGAATGGAGCGTGCAAAGAAAATTGCTGAACAAGTTATAAACGAAGATGAAAATGAAGACTAAACTTCTAAATAAAAAAGTTGGATTATACTTCGGTTCATTCAACCCTATTCATATTGGCCACCTCATTGTTGCTAAGGCAGCTCTTGAGCACACAGACCTTGATGAATTATGGTTTGTTGTGTCCCCCCAAAACCCTGCTAAGGTAAAAAGCGGAGAACTCGAAGATGCCAACCATAGATTAGAGATGGTTTCTAAGGCAATTGCTGATGAGCCTAAGTTTTCTACATGTGATATTGAATTTAGCATGCCAGTTCCATCTTACACTGCAGAAACGCTAAGCGCACTTCGAAACGCACACCCAGAGACTCATTTTACAATCGTGGTTGGAACAGATACTCAGAGAAAAATGGGTAACTACTGGAGAAAACGTGAAGAAATTCTTGACATGCATGATATGATTGTATATCCACGAGAAGTGTCTGAGAAGGATTCTAAGTGGAAGTTGACAGACAAAGCTCACTCAGTATCAACATACCTTAAAGATGTTCCTCAGATTGACATTTCTGCCACTTTAATTAGAAAGAACATCCAATTAAATATTTCAAATAGATACTTCGTTCCAGATGCGGTAATTGAACACATTGAAGAACACAAATTATTTCAAAAATAAATAAAATGGAAACAACTACAACACTTAACTATAGCGCCATCGCAGAAGGGATTTCTGACTGGTTAACTGACTACGTTAGAAAATCTGGAACAAACGGATTTGTAATGGGAGTATCTGGAGGAATTGATTCTGCAGTAGTGTCTACATTATGCGCAAGAACTGGAATGAACCTTTTGGTTCTTGAAATGCCAATTCACCAGGGGACTGCAGAAGTTGATAGAGCCAAGAACCACATTCAATGGCTTAAGGATAACTTCGACAATGTAACTTCAAAAGAGATTGACCTTACAGAGGCTTATGGCGTTCTTTATAACACATATGCTAATAAATCAAAAGGAGTTGTAGGAATGATTTCTGCTGAAGACTTTGATTTCTCAATGGCGAACACACGTTCAAGACTTAGGATGACAACTCTTTATCAATATGCAGGAATGAACAAAATGCTTGTCGCTGGAACTGGAAACAAAGTTGAGGATTTCGGAATCGGATTCTATACTAAGTATGGTGATGGTGGGGTTGATTTATCTCCTATCGCTGACCTTATGAAGTCAGAAGTTTATAAGTTAGGTTCTGAGCTTGGAATTAACAACGACATCCTGGTTGCTGCTCCTACAGATGGACTTCATGATGACGCTCGTACAGACGAAGAACAATTGGGATGTACATACTCAGAATTAGAGTGGGCTATGAATTATTATACAGGTACAGCATCAAATGACATAAATCTTGGTGTTCATATATATGAAGATTGTAGTGAAAGAGAAAAAGAAGTAATGAAAATATATCTAAAAAGACATAGAGCTAATCTTCACAAGATGATACCTATTCCAACATTTAATACAGATGTTTTTAGGAAATAATTTTATTTAACTCTTTTTTTATAATGGAGTCATACTTAATTCTAATTAGTGTGACTCCATTATTTTTGCAATAATCATTTTTGATTTGGTCATTTATTTTTGTAGAATCAAAGCCTTTTTGTCCTCCATAAAATTCAATTACCTCAAAATGCTGTCTACCATCAAATTCAATACATAAATTACGTTCAGGTAAATAGAAATCAAAAGGAAGTTTGTTTATATGCCTACACAATTCAAATGTGTGTTGTTCTTTGAAATTAATCTCATTTTCTTTTAGAATTTTTCTTATTTCTTTTTCCCCTTTAGAACTTCTACATTTCCTGCACCCACGATTACTAAGGTGATTTTCTGGAGTCTGTTCAAACTCTCCGTGTATAGGGCATATTATTTTTACTTTATTTCTACCACCGTTATAGCTAACCAATGAGTAGTCAAATTTATAATCATGAATTATTTTAGCTCTTGACGTAAATTCTTCTGTTGTCATCAATAGTCTGTCTCTTATTTTTTCATTATAACATTTCCTACAACCTTTTCCTTTTAAGTGATTAGTTGGAGTCTGGTCAAATTCTCCATGTTTTAAGCAGGTTATTGTTATGTTTTTTCGAGCACCATCATATTTTACAAAAGAATAATCATAAAAATAATTATGTATTTTATTGGCTTCTGAGATAAAATCTTTACCACTCTTTCTAAACGACATTCCAACTTTTTCTTCAGCACATTTAATACATCCACTACCTTTTTTATAATGTAAGTAAGGAATTTGCTCAAACTTACCATGCTTTGGGCATATTATTTTAACTTTAGAATCACAATTTTTATACTCAACCAAGGAGTAGTCATAATATTCACCATGAATTTTTGTTGATTTATTTATAAATATTTGTGTATTAAACTTATTAGCCATAACTTTATTTTTATATAAATAGTGTTAAAAATGTTTTTTATTGACGAATACCAAGTTGGCATATTTTTTAACACTTCTAAATTTAGAAAATAATGGAAAATAAACAAATTAGAGAACATTTGATAGATAACGGTGTTCGTAATTTAATGGCAAATGGTTTTAAAAATGTAACCAAAGAAAATATCATTAAAAATGAAAAATATAGGGAAGAGTTTAAATTTTTACTTATAAAAGAAATTGGTAGTAATGATGGTTTTAGAGATATGGTAAAAAACCTTCTTCCAGAGATTTTTAAATATTAAAATATGAAAGTAGCAGTAATAGGAGGTAGGGAGTTTAATGATTATGAGCTTCTTAAGAAAACTTTAGAACAATTTTATATCACTAAAATAGTATCTGGAGGAACAAGGGGTGCCGACAAATTATCTGAGAGATATGCCAAAGAAAAAGGTTTGCCAACCGAAATTTACCTTGCCCAGTGGGACCTGTTTGGTAAAAAAGCTGGATTCCTAAGAAATACAACAATAATAGAAAATTCAGAATTAGTAGTAGCTTTTTGGTATTCGAAGTCAAAGGGTACACGGGATTCTATTGGTAAAGCTAACGGGTTAAAAAAAATACTTTTATCGTCTATTTTTAAGCTTGGCAGACATCTTCCTTTTGCAAAGATATATCCAAATCACAATCTTTTGAGACAAACGTCTTTTGCTTCTCTTATTTTTGATGTGTTTCTTTATTATTTTCTGTCTTTCCTCTGTTATTGCAGCTGCCATCTCATACTCCTCATCTTTAAGACAAACTTCAATCCATATTCTGGCAAGCTTAAGACTATCTCCAAAGCTAAGCTTAGCACACTCTGATGTATACCAAATTTTAATGAATTCTATTTTCTTATCTACTTGTGACATTTCTATTTTATATTAGCCGTTTTTGCTGGTCTAATATAAATAGACTCACTAAAAACTAAACCCTACTGTTAAGACGCAAAAATTCGACCAAAAGACTAAAAAGTTTTCAACTTCCATCATTTTCTAAATCTTTCTTCTGCGGTTTCTATTAATGTGATTTCACCCAATGGTACGTTAACATGTTGACAGTCATTGTTTACTCCAACAACAAAGTCTTTGTTTAGCTTTACGGGAGAAAAGACGTTCCCACCCTTGGTGTGTATAAAGTACTTGTTATTAATTGCATTAGAAATCTCTTCACCAGAAAATGTTTTTGAGAAAACACTCTCAAACTCCTCCTTTATAATATCCATTATTTCCTTTTTCATAAAAATCACTTTATTATAAATAGACAAAAACTATTGATATTGAAATATAAAGTATATATTTTTACTAATAATGAAGACAAAACACACAACATACGCAGTTGAGCAAGATTCGCCAGCCTGGGTAAGCACATCCACCCTTGAAGAGGGTAACTATATCTACATATTTATTGCAAATGAGTAAGAAGCTTATATTAGAAGAGGGTGTAGATTTCTATTGGGAAAAATCTGGTGACATTACTTATAAAGTATTTACCGAATCATACCTTAGAGATAGAAACTTTTGCTGCAACAATAATTGCAAGCATTGCCCCTACAAGAAAGATAGCAAAAATAAGTAGAACATTTCAATTAAATTTACGTATAAACAATTATGTGGAAATTCCCTTACTATGAAGTAGGGCTTCCTATACCTTGGGACAAACTCGAAAAAGAATTCGATTGGTTCCGAGATATGAAGGGAGTACCTCAAGATAAAATCTGGCACGCTGAAGGCGATGTATTCGTTCACACCAAAATGGTGGCGGAGGCACTTGTTGCACATCCAGATTTTAAGTGTTTTGACGAACAGGGGCAACATATATTGTTTGCAACCGCAATGTTTCATGACATAGAAAAACGTTCCACAACAGAAGAAGAGGAAATTGAAGAGAATGGAGTCAAGAGAATGGCAATCACCTCAAGAAGTCATGCCAAGAGAGGAGAGAAGACTGCCAGGGTAATTTTATACAAAGACATATCAACTCCATTTATAATTAGAGAACATATTTGTAAGCTTGTTCGTCACCACGGATTGCCAATTTGGGCTATAGAAAAAGAGAATCCAGATAAAGAGGTTATTGGCGCAAGTTTGTTTCTTAATACGAAAATGCTTGGACTATTTGCAAAAGCTGATATACTTGGTAGGATTGCAAAAGATTCAGAAGAAATGCTAATGCGTGTAGAATTGTTTGAAGAGCTTTGCAAGGATAATAAATGCTTTGGAAACGCAAGAGAGTTCGCATCCGACCTCGGTAGAAGATACTACTTCCAAAAAGAAGAAGCACACCCTGACTATGAGCCTTTTGATGAAAAAGATTTAATAGCCTACATTATGTGCGCTGTTTCAGGTTCTGGTAAAGACACTTTTATTAAAAACAACATACCCGACCTTCCAATGGTATCAATTGATGCGCTGAGAAGAGAAAGAAAAGTTAAGCGTGGAGACACCAAAGCAGAAGGCCACATCTATCAAGACATCAAGGAAATGTGTAAAGTTCACATGAGAGTTAAGCAAGATTTTGTATTCAACGCAACAAATATCACAAAAGATATGCGTGGAAAGGCTATTAAAGAATTTGAAGATTACGGAGCCAAGGTAGAAGTTATCTACATAGAGGTTCCATATAAAGTTTTATTAAATCAAAATCATAACAGATACTACAAGGTCCCAGAGGACGCAGTTAATAGTATGATTGGTGCCCTGGATGTCCCAGACCTCAACGAATGTTATAAAGTTCAATACCACGTAAAAGAAGATGGAGCTAATTAGTATAGGGATTATTTTAGGATTATTATTTATGTCTGGATTATTTTCTGGACTTAACCTTGGGTTTATGTCCCTTGGGAAAGAAGAGTTGCAAAGAAAAATAAGCATGGGCGACAAGAGAGCTGATGTTGTTTATAGACTTAGAAAGAATGGAAACCTTCTTCTTTGTACGATTCTTATAGGTAACGTATTAGTTAACAACATACTTGCAATATACATGAGTGAGATGTTTACTGGTGCAATGGCTGTGATTGTTGCAACAGCATTAGTTGTTGTGTTTGGTGAAATATTACCACAAGCAATATGCTCAAGGTATCCTCTTGAAATAGGTTCAAAAGCAGCTCCTGTATTTAGAGTGTTTATGATTGCTCTTTGGGTTATATGTTGGCCGCTTTCTAAAATTATGGATTATTTTCTTGGGCCTGAGCCTCCAGTTCGACATACAAAGTTTGAAATTGGCGAGATGATTAGAGACCACCAGCTGGACATTACTACTGATATTGATGAAAGGGAAGCAAAAACTGTTATGGGAGCTCTAACGTTCTCTGATAAGACAGCAAGAGAGGTAATGACACCAAAGAAAAATGTGTATAGATTCTATGAAGACCAAAAGCTTACCACAGAATTAATTGATAGCATAATTCAGAAGGGTCACACAAGAGTGCCCGTCTTCAAAACAAAGAGGGACCAAGTTGTTGGAGTCGTCCTTGCCAAGAATCTTCTCGGAATGAGAAAGGGTACTAAAATAATGAACAAAGCAAATGAGCCAATTACTGTAAAGGATGATACGAAGTTGGATGACATATTGGAGATTTTTAGAACCGCAAGACAGCACTTGTTAATTGTTGTTGATGAACATGACAATATACTTGGAATCATTACTCTTGAAGATATACATGAAGAAATATTTGGTTATGAAATTGTTGACGAAACAGACAACTTCATTGACATGAGAACAAAGTCAGAAAAAGTGTAGCTAACATTAAAAAAAATCCTTAAAGAAGAGGAAAAGTCATAAAAATAAATTATATTTGTTGTATGGAAGAGAACATTACACCAGAACAACAAATGATAAAGGATTTAGAAGTTAAAGTTTTTAATCTGGAGCTATCAAATCAATCACTTACGCTTGCTAACGCTAAACTTGGATATTCGACAAGAATAATGTCAGAATTTCATCTAACTCAAGATGATAAATCTAACATTGCCAACTCAATAGATTCAGCAAGCAACGTAAATGACGTAAAACTTGTTTATGAAGAGTATAAAAAATTGCTGATTAATAAAGCTCTCGATGAGGATTCAGATTTTCAAATGTCTCCAGACTTTAAGGATAATGTTAAATCTTATTTTGCAGTAGCTCTTGGTTATGACCCTATATCAAAAATAAGCGAAAACCTTTCTGTTGTAGCTAAGTATTTTACTTTGGAAAATAAGATAAGAAATACGCCAAAAGCAGAGCTTAGAGAACCAATGGTTAACAAGCTAATGAGCGACAGACCTCTCACAATAGAAGCTATAGACAATATGGCTGATGTAGTCAACACATTTAATAAAGTGGTTTCCTGATTTTAAAGTACTATTTATTAGTACATGAAAAGAGTTAGAGAAATAATACAGAAAGAACTTTTGAAGGCATTACTTGAGATAAACGGGTCAGCGCTTCAAACTTCTGGTGAAGAACAAATTCTTTACGATTTTGATGCTGGGAGAATGTTTGGTAAAAATAAACTATCCAGAGACATCAACGGGCTTTCCGAGTATTATATGAACGACTACTTCCCACGTTCAGAATTTGAAGAGGGTTGGATGTTTGAGATTGAATCCAGCTATGGAGGAAGTCAAATTATAGAAATCACACACACAATTGGGCCAGAATACAATAGCTTCTGTAATCTTAGGATTGCTGAATTAGAGCGTGGCTCGAATGAGCCTCAGATAATTGCAGAGACTGGATACGTAGAGGAATACCACACATTTATTGAAAGAGTGAATTCAACCCTTGGTGAGAAGATAAATCCTTTTCCTTCCTAAGAACTCTAAATGTGTAATTGTAAGCATTGTCTTCATCTGCTAAATAAGGCTTTTCGCTTTTTACAACCCAACCTTCTGGAATATTAAAAAAAGTATCTCCATCTAATTCAGTATGAATAAGTGTGTGATGAATTCTTTCTACTTTATCCATTTTCATGACTTGCTCATATATGCTGGCCCCACCTATGATGTGAACATCTAATTCTAACTTTAGAAAATACTCAAGACCTTGTGCTTGATGTAACGCATCCTCAATTGTGTTGAATACCTCAGTGTTAATGTAATCTGTCTCTTCCTTGTTTCTGTTTCTGGTTACAACATAGTTAGTTCTACCAGGCAGCGGTTTTCCGATTGAATCATAGGTCTTTCTGCCCATGATTATCACATTGCTCTCTCCGAGCGTTGTAATATGCTTAAAATGCTTTAGGTCTGCAGGCATTCTCCATAGCATGTCTCCATCTTTGCCTATTACTCCATTCTCAGTCGTTGCTACTATTAGATTAATTGTCATAATGCGTTAATTATACTTTTAACCTCATCATAAACCGATTCAATAGATTTTTCGCTATCAACTTTCACAACCATTCCACGACCTTCAAAATAATTTAAAGCTGGAATTGTCTCCTTTTGATAGGCGCTCCATCTTGTTTCGAAAACTTCAGCGTTATCATCTTTTCTTCCGCTTTCTCTTCCTCTTTCTAAAATTCTGTTTTTAATAACATACTTGTCAGCATCAAGCAGAATAACTTTTGAAACTGGAGCCTTTCTTTTGTTTAAAAATTGGTCCAGAGTTTTTGCTTGGTCTGTTGTTCTTGGGTAACCGTCAAATATGAGCCCAGAAGCATTGCTGTTGTCAATAATCTCTTGCTTAATCATTTCATTGACAATATTATCTGGAAGCAAATTTCCTTGATTTACAACTTTGTCAGCAAGAATTCCAATCTTTGTCTTCTCTTCCTGGTTCTTTCTAATTATGTCGCCAGTAGAAATATGTTTAAATCCAAACTCTTTTGCAACTTTCTCTGACATTGTTCCTTTCCCAGTTCCAGGAGGTCCAAAAATGATTATGTTTTTCATATTTTTTTCTTATATTAAACTAAGCAAATGTAGTTATTTTTTTGTCAAAACGAAATAAAATATCTAAGTTTGTATTAGAAAGAGATAATAAAATGAAAGAAGAAGTAAAACAACCAACCAGCTTGTTAGAGTGTTTCAGACATCTTGACGACATATTTAAAGAGTCGGAGGATAGCGATTGGTTTGTGTCCTCTTCAGAAGATAAGGCTGTTGCAGAATCTCATCACGGCCTTGGCCAATGGATAAGAAACAATTGGATATTTGGAATAGAAGACAGCACTTTGCTTCAGTATTTTAAAAAGCTTGGATTAAGCCATGCTGATGACATATCTGGATTGATAATTACATCATACCATCGTCATCTAAATAAAAAAGAGCTAAAGCTTGATGAGCAAATAAATCACTATATTGATTTCTGGAAAAATAATAGCAAATGATAAACGATAATAATTTAGAAATTAAATTTCATGAGAGCACTGTTGTAATAAGAGCTGTTACTAAAAACAGGTTATCCAGATGATGTATGAGTTTTCCATAAAGACAAGTTTTCTAAAACTGAACAAGTTTTTTATAAACAATATATTGTCTATGTCAAAGTCTATGACATCAAATCAAGAAAAAAAAAAAAAACAAAATGAAGGAAGTAACTAACAAAGAGATTCGAGATATTGCCGAAGGAATCGTAACAAAAACAACTGAGTCAATTAATGATTATGACGCTGTTGATAGTGTTTCGACTATTTTAAAGGACATGTTCTCTAAGATGAATATTGCAGTGGAGGCTATAAAAAATAACCCAGACTGTAAATGCACAAATTGTAGCTGCGACAAGTAAGCTTATTGTTTAACTAATATTTTTACATGAAGAATAAGTTAAGAGATTTTATAGAAATGTTTACATTTGGAGTAGTGCTTTTTACACTAACTCTAATAGCAATTCAAGTAGTAATGAATCTTGTAAATTATGTTTCAGAAGGAAAACCAATTTCTTTAGAATTTAATTTAAGATTATTTTTTTCACTTGAGATTTTAATCATATCTTTGTCAACACTTATATCATTGATATATGTTTACGCATTTAATAATTACAAAAACATTCCAGATGACAAATGAAGAAATAGAAAAAGGAGTTAAAATAAGCTGCAGCGTATCTGACGATGGAGAACAAGGTTTCATATTCAACGAAGCCTCAGAAAAGCTTTTCGCCAGAATAAACTTCTATGAATCTGGATTCAATCTATCTATAGGAGAAAAGAAGGCTATATTAGAAAAAACAGTACATTCTATTTTCGAAACTATAGAGAATGAAGACGAAAAAAGAAAAAGCAAATCCTGGAGCACAAGATGCGAAGCGTTTAAAGACGCTTATCAGTATGAGCCTAAAGAAAAAGGTCACATTGTATGGCTCATGACATCTATTCTTGACCTCTCAAGAGAGGAGGCAGATAGAAGATGGGCTATTGCAAGCGATTTAATGCAACACCCAGACTTCAAAGACAAGCAAAGCATCGTTATGAACAAAGTTTATTTAAACAATAAACATCTAAAAAATAGCGATTTAGATGATGTCGAATATATTAGAACAAATTAAATAGAACATTTTATAATAATAATCGTATAAAGAATATGGAAACAGCAAACACAGGAACTGGCTCAGAAACGCTAAGCCAAGAAGAAAAAATTGAAATATTAAAAGCAATGTTCTCAACTCTTGAAGTTGATAATAAAGCTGTCTTTACTCAATGGTGTCACGAGGAAATCGAAAGAGGAACTGGAGCGCTGCTTGGAGAGAAGATGACAAAGATGAACGAGCAAATGAATTCATTCGTTGCAAAAGCTTATGATAAAGTCGTTAAGGCTGGAACAGAAGTTTACGATAGAACAAATGAAGCGTTTAAGTTTGCAAATGAAGAAGAAATTGAAAAGTCTCCAAACTCAAGCAGCAGCAAGGGTATTTGGGACTAAAGATATATAACGTCTGTATCTAAGGATGGTCATCTATGCGTCTCGCAATTGACATCTTTATTTATTGGTTCAAAGAAAAAGCCTCCAGCAATGGGGGCTTTTTCGATTTTAAGAATAATAAGAGCCGTAAACTTCAGAATTTAAACCATAATCAATAATCACAACCCTTTCTATTCCACCCTCTTTAACGACACCGTAGGAGCTAAGTCTTGTTAAATCCCCTGCAGGTATTCCAAAATTTCCTATGTACTGAAATATTCCATACACAAACTCGTCTTCCCACATCTCTTCTACAACAGCTTTATCAATATCTTGCTTATACGAACTTCTGTCACCAATCCCATTCGCATCTTCTCCATAATTGTGAATAGCTACAGCAAAATCTCTAAAATCAAATCCAGTAATTTTTTTAAAATCAGCCACTTTAAGCTTTTGGGCCAATTCCATTTCGGTCCACAAGCTATTTGGGTCATAGTCATAAATTGTAGCCAAAACATCATCTAAGCCTTCTTTTGCAAAGTCAATCTCAACCTGGTTTTGAGCAATACCTTTTTTGTTCTTAGCAAGCTTTAAAACTTTCTCATCATCAATTTTATATACAATTCTTGACGAACCAGAAGAAATCCTTTGAAGAAATGCTTCACAATATCTAATTCTCTCTGCAAACGTTGTAAGAGTCTTAAACTCCTCTATCTTAAACATTTCAGGATAACCCTCTTCCAAAGAATCTTCTTTCACCATGGTTCCAAATTTGTGCTGCCCAGTCGTAGGATAGCTCCTCATCTGTGGGTTGAACTGTGGGTCAAAAAAGTCTGGAAAGTCTTTGTAGTCACTATAGACAACAGCTTCAAAAACCTTTTTAAGTTCTTCTTGTATTATTTTTTTTATATTCATTGTTCGTTAAACCAGTTATAGTCATCGTAGTCTTCTTCAGGCTCCATCTATTTTTGTGTTGTCTTAATAAATAGTTTTTATTTTTGGAAATTTTTTCATTTATTCGTACCTTCGCTGCAATGAAAACAAGAGCAAGAAAAATGAAGTGGGATAAAGCGGGGGAGCAATTGCATAAAATTTTAACAGAAAGACTTAAGGACCCTAAGTTTGCTAATACAGCTTTTGTAAAAAGAGGTTTGTGGATGACAAGGCAAAGTCTTATCTTTTCTATTGAGGAGAAAAATAAATACATCTTAAAAAAATATTGCTAATGTTAGAAGAAGACAAAATAAGAAGACTTCCAGAACATCTCAGAAACAAGAAATTTGTTCACTTGTCATCTAAAGACTTGCGCATAATAGTAAACAACGGGCTTTCAGATTATCAAGTAAATTATTTGATTAAAGGGTATGAAAGAAATTACCACGAAATGTTTAGAGAAATTTTTATAAAACATTGCATATGAAAAAGAAGCACAGAAATATAACGATAGATGGGGGCGACTTATGGGCGTGGTCAGTAATAAGAGGCTATCAAGGAGTTTCAACTATTAAAATATGGAAGGATAAAAAACTTAAGTATGAAAAAAGATATATTTCAGAACCTGAGTGGGTTAATCCTCCGACTGGAATGCCAACTGTAACTCCAGGGTTAATTTCCAGGTTCATTAAAATACATTTGGTAAATAAATAAATTTTAACTAAATTTGAGCAGTGAAAAAAGCAACACAATTAATGCAAATATTGTCATACGAGCACACCAAGCCCTTGTCGGAGAAGTATGCAAAAAGTTGTGCTCCAGGTTGCCACAATGGAAGAAAGAATCAAAATAATGATGAGCTTCGGAATGGTTGACAAAGCAGATGAGGCCAATAAATTGTTAATGGAGCTTTTGGTAGCAATTAGAGAAGAGTTTATTAACGAACAAAATGGCGAGTAAATATGAGCGAAGATAAAGACGTTGTATACGGAATACATCAAGGCTGCATCTACGAAGGTGGAGGAGTCAACAAAAACCTCTTCAAAGATAAAGAAGCTGCAGTTGCTGAAGCGACAAGGATTTTTGAAATGGAGATAGCTCGCCAAGAAGAATATAGAAAACTTGAAGTAGAAGATGAAGACCATGAAGTTATGTTAAGGCACTATGAAGAGTTTAAGTGGAGAAAATGTGACAAGAGAGAAAATAGATGGCACAACACTGTTGATGAAATACAAGTTGTAGATTTTACAATTCAATAATATGAACTGGGAAGAACACTTAGAGTAGCTCAACTCCTCAAGCATTGAAGAACTTGATGTTGAGATTGAAAAAATCATAGAGGAACAAAACGAAGCCGCCAAGACAGCTATGAATCAAATTCACTTCACTCTTAGGCTTGCGAAGACAAAGGAGGAAATACTAAAGACGGTTGAAGAAATTGAATTAGATTACCACAATACGTCCATGCATTCAATAACTCCTTGGAGACTTAAGAATAGAAAAGAAAAATATAACGAAGACCCAGAGGTATATGAAAAAGAGTGGAACGAACTCCAGGAATTTGCTGAAAAACTAAGAAAAGAAGCTTGATATGGTTTATAAAATTGCCTCAATATTTTTTTTATGTAATCGGAATCGTTGTAATGTTTATTCCAATGATGACTGGAAGGCCAGACTTAAAATACACACTTGTACCTGCAGGTTTTGTTGTGTCAATTATAGGTCGATTATTAATGGGGTGGGAAAAAGAAAAAGTTAGCAACAAAGATATACTTGATGATGGAGAATTTTGACTTATAAAAATTTAAGAAATACGTTAACACTTATGATGGCCAGATGGGTCACAAGAAATATAGCGTGAAAACAATCATAGACGATTTCCTTTATGGAATAGGTATCTGCTTGGACGAAGAAGGGTTTGAGAATGCTGACGGATATAGAAAATTTAAAGAAAAACTAATGGAGCACCTGGACGCAGTTCCAGCTTCAGAAGTTCCAAAGAAATGTTATTGCGGACAACCCGTTGATACAACTAACCAAGATTGCGTTGACTATAACTTATGTTCAGACCACGTAATGGACTCATAAAAAAATAAATAATTATGTATATTGATAAAATAGAAGACATCCCAAGTGATGTAATGGTAGTTCTTAAGAAAGTGTTTGCAGAATACTTTCAAGAGGAAGAAGGTGAGGGCGAAGAAATGACTATCGAGGAGGTAGTAGAATGCCTAAGAGAAAGTTATGATGACTATGACGAGACTACAGGCTCGTGCTATATCACATGCACATACCACACTACAATAGATGGTTTTAGATTTGAAGTTGATGGGAGTTCTTACAGAAAAGACCAATCTGTCTGTGATGAAGAAATGGGTGATGGATTTTCAGTAGTCTCTCTTGATGAAGAAAAGAAGAAGAAAGAGAAGGCTAAAAACGCTAAGAGAGCAAAGTCTGATGAGAACTGGAGAGAGTTCTTTGTTAAAATTGATGGCTATATAACTCCAGAGAAAGCTTTTGAGCTTTTAAAAGATTATAAGTTTCCAACCAAGTGGAAACAAACAGCTTAGTCGAGATAAATAGAACACTTTCTTTTATTTATCGTATAACCTAAGTATGGAAGCTACTAAAGAATCAGTAATCGAATTTTTGAGAAAAGAATATGAAGAAAGTGTCCTTCAGCATTTAGTTGAAGAGGCAATCTATAATTATCTTGATGAAGATTGGGAAGACGAGTATGAAGACGAGCAAGATGCTTATCGAGAAACTGGTCGTGGAGAAGCTGAGTCTGAAGTAAGCACTGACATTCAAAACGAAATCCTTAAGCAACTTGGGTTTACTCACGAACAATACTGTGAAGTTATTGGCCAAGACGTTTGGGATACAGTCACAGAAGTTTACGAATTTTTAGAACACTAAACATGAAAGATAACGTTAAAGACGCAATCGAAGAATACCAGTGCCCAGGATGCATGGCTGGAAGCGACATTACATGCTTCAAGAAAGATGACGAAGGATTAAGTTCAGCTTGTGGAAATCACAGAGCTGGAACTGCAGCAGTTGGCATAGGTAAGTTTTTTCTTGGAATGCCGAAAGGATTCAATAGACTTGGAGCAGGATTTGGCGGAGACAAAAATCTTAGAATTGATATGTTCGAAACTTATGATGATAGCTGGGCAAAAAATGATGATGCAGGTTATAAGAAGTGGAACATCCCAGTGTGGAAGTACAAAAACAAGAATGGACACACCATGTTAAGAGGTTTGTCTCCAAGAAACAACAGCTCTTTCTTGCATGTAATTCTTGAGGATTGCATGGATAAATTTGATTGTCTTGAGATTACTCAAGATGATGTAGATGGAATGGATTAATTATGAAGCACTTTAGCGGAAAAGAACTTGAACCAAGTAAGTTTTACCAAATGGGCGACTTCATTGTAGAATTCATTAAGGACACTGGTGAATTGATAGAATCCTATCCAGGAAAGTTTTCTGGCGTTTATCTATGCAAGTTAACTAACTTCACAAATAGTTCTAAACACAACTTAGGAGAATTAGAACGTGAAATGAAACTGGTGAAAAATCAAAACTACCCGTGTTTTCAAGAAATAAGCAAAGAAGATATTCAAAAATATATTGACTCTAAAGAAAGAGGCATTAAGTTAGAGCAGGAAAGAATTTGTTTTTTAAAGAAATTTCTATAAAAAAATAATACAATTTTTTCATCGCACAGTCATTGCCGACAGGCGGATTCCGACAAAATTTTTTCACCATTAATTAAATTTAAAAATATTCTAATTAAATTTCTTCTTATTTATTGTATATTTATTATTAAGACTTATAATAAGCAAATAGATGAGCAAGGAAGATGCGTGTTTTATCCACAACGGAGAAATATACTACATAGTTGGAGCAGCCGAACGAGATATTGAGAGGTACCTCGAAAATATTGTTGACTTTTATGAGACTGACGAATATCAATCGCTCAATCTAATAAGAATAAAGGCTCAAAAATACCTTATAGATAGACAAATTCAGCTAATAATGAGCAAATATTGCATTTAAAATTTGCAAGGGTTAAAAAGTTTCTATAGATTTGTAGTCTAATTTAATTACAAAACAAAAATTTATGGAAACGAAAAATGATACTGCACAAGATGCAGCATTCGCAAAGATGTCCGACATTAAAATCTGGATTTCTACACAGTATGAAAAGTTCGTACTAAGCGAATTCAACAGAGACCCGTCTCACTACAAAAAAGTTAAAGAGTCAATCGAAGCAAACGATTATACTCAATATCAACCAATCCTTGTTAACAAGCAAATGGAGATTGTCGATGGACAAAACAGATACCTTGCATGTAAAGAGCTTGGCCTTCCAATTCATTTCATCGTATCAGAAGATATTCATATCTATGCTGCTGCAGACATCAACAGAGCTGCTAAGAACTGGAACGCTATGGATTATGCTCGTCACTATGCTAAGAGAGGGAAAGACTCTTACATCATGCTTTTAGACCTTTGTGCTAAATACGACCAGAGAATTTCTGTAGTTGGTGCATTCGGTAAAATCTCAAAGAACGCACGTTCTCACTCACACAACATTAAACAAGGTTCTTTCGAATTTAGAGAAGACATCGACATTGACGATTTCTTTACTCACATGGCTATCTTCGAAAATTACTATGATTTCGCTAAGAAAGAAAAGTTTGTTAAGGCAATGCTTAAACTTTATATGCACCCTAACTATGTTCATGAGAAAATGACTACCAAGCTTAAACTTAACTCAGGTATCGTTCGTGAACAATCTAAAGTTGGAGACATGGTCAATGAGCTTGTTAAGCTATACAACTTCCACACAAGAACTGGTAAAATACACTTCTAAGTGGGAAGACTTGTCTTAAATATAAGATTCGTCCAACATGGAGAAAAACATGATTACACCATCCAGAGGAAAACTTTCTTTGGATGGCGTAGTTATAGATACGAAGTTGGCGGTTGTGGCGGAGGCTCTGTCTTATATGAATACACTGATACAGATAAATCTGCCCTCCTCGACAAAAATAATCGAATCCATATACTTGACAAAGAAAGAATTTGTCAAAGTAATTGAGCATCCAATGATTAAAAAATACTAAGATGAACGAAGAAGAATTTTTGGAGAAAACCAGAGAACATCGTGAATATAAAAGGCTCCTGGAATACCAAGATGCTGAACAGGTTGACGCTGCCATTCTTAGAATTAAAAACGGCTACGGCATCACTGAAAGCAATTACGAACTTAGATTCTATGTTGAGTCAGAAAGTATTACAGAGGTAAACATTCACTTCAGAGATTTCATGGCTGACATCTCTGCTTTGTTCGAAAAATACAAGGGAAAAGGAATCACAGAAGGAGACCTTGACAGAAAAGGAAGCACTCGCCCTGCAGCGCTTGACATTGTTACAGATACTTTAAATAAAATATAATGACAACACTAAGATTAGATGATAAAATATTTACAGCTGAATACATTGAGACGATTTCAGAATTGGAGGAGTATATTCCAGAATTGGAGACAAAATCTTTTTTAGATATAACAAAAGACATCATCAATCCAAAAAAGAAAACCGTTCACGTACAATTCACAATTCAACTTGTGTCTGGTGAAAAATTGACTAAAAGATTCGGAGCAGGAGGTTTATCTGAAGAAGTGAAGAGCGTTGCTAATGAAAAGTATCAAGAAATATCTAAAGATTGCGGTATTGCTGAACTCATCAGAATCAAAGAGGAGAAAGGCGAAATGATAGTAGCCCAAGAATACGATAGAGCCGCTAAACTTCGTGATGATGAAAAGAAAGCTTGGGATAATGTAGAGGGGAAAAACTTCTACGAGAGAATCAAAAAAGAAGTCCTTACAGACATCGTTATGAAAAATCTAAGAGATATTGCCGAAGAGAAGAGAACGTGGCTCCAGGAGATTGTAAACAGCACCAAAGCGCCAATTAATATATGAAAGAACCACACAATAGCTTTTTAGATTACTTTCTAAAGATACTCCCAGGAATCCTTGGGATGATACTTCTGGTAATCGTAATTAACGCAATACACGTAACCAAGCTATCAACAAGACTCGACAGTCCAATGGAGCCAACACTTGAGATTTCCGCAGAAGGAGATACAACTTATATTTACGAAATGCATAACAACGATACAACAGATGTTACATTTCACATAGACTTTAAATAATGGGATATTTTTTATAGCAGTGATTGCATTTGCAATTGGATACATAATCGGAATTAAGTCTAAGGCTATTGCCAAGATTAAAGCCAGAGAAAAAATTAAGGAAGAACCCAAGTTTAACATTAATGAATTTATTCGTGATGAAGGAGGTGCAATCAAAAAGGTAATCAAAGGTAGAGTTGCTCCACCACCTCCGCCACCATCAAGGATAATTAAAGAAGGCACAATGCCAACTCCACCAAAGAAGAAAGTTGAGCATGTTAAACCTGGCATCACATACTATAGAGGAACATTTACAAAAGTCAACAGATGCGGTAACTGCGAAGCGATAGGAATGCAAAGTGATATGTGGGCTCACAATCCTTGCCCTAAGTGTGGTGGTAATGTTAAATATTATGGCGCTGGCAAATGGGAAAATAGCAGCTGGGTAATGTCAAAGGTCTAAAATAAAAAAAGTCACTCTAAATTTAGAATGACCGTTTTTACGTAAAAATTTTTTGACCTCTTAATCGTTTTTAAGCTTCAGCTTCTTAACGTCATCACCGTCATAGTAAACAGTGTCTATTTTATAAACTTTCCTGTCAATCACAGTGTCTTTGTGGACTATGTTGTATACAATAGAGTCTTTCTCAACAATATTCCACTGTACAGAATCTTTGTAAATATAGTTGTAAATAATTGAGTCAAGAACTATTTCGCTAATCGTCATGCCAGCGTCAATTATAATAACACCCTTGGCATCTTGAGCATCCTTCAATAGCTTCTGCGCATCTTTCACTTTCTTTTTAAGTTTCTCAACCTCTTCTACTGTAAGGTTATCGTTTAGGACGATGTTGTTCAAGCTGTCAATCTCACTGCTGTACATATTTCTCCTGGTATCAAGGTCATGAAGCATCTCTGTTAGCAAGCTGTCGCTCTCGTGCTGCAACTCTCCTAACTTTTTTATATCCTCCTTATCCTTCTGGTAAATCTTTGTGAAATCTTCTGACTTGCACATTTTAACCATGAACATCAGCGCCAATCCTGATACCGCTATTAATATAGCTTTCTTATATTCTTTTTTCATATTTTTTAGTGATTGTGAAGCTCTTTGAGTGACTCAATGAACTTCTCGTTTAATTCTTTGTAATCCTCTTTGAGGGTTTTAATGTCCTCTTGCAATGTCTCCACTTGTGACGTTAAGGTACTCTTATTATCGTAATAAAGGTAACCCACCGCCATTAGGGACATGAAGAGTAATGCCACTATCGGATTCTTTACGAATTCCTTAAATGATACTCCTGGTAATGCCATAATTGTTTTGTTTTTGTGTTGTTTTGTTATATTTAATAAATATACATTCTTTTTGAAAATTGACCATTTTTTCATAACTTTGAGCACATGAACGAATCGAATAAAACAGAGATTGTCTGGAACCAGACTGGTACCAATATTGTGGGATTTGTGGTTGACGGAGAAAATATGGGAGCCGAAGCATTCAATGAGATGATGCAAATAGCAGGACTTTCAACAATTAGCATAAGCACGCAGCTAACAAATCTTAAGGAGAGAATTACGCATGAGCGAACAATTACAGAAAAATTATTGACGCTCGATACAATAATAGGAGTTATGATGAAGAAAATAAAAATAGACCACTGCTAATGACAAAAGAAGAGATAAAATTGCCAACAGAAGAATACACCTATGAATTCCATGGCACCGAGTTCTCAATTAAGCCTGTTTCACAAGAAACAAGAGAGCTGTTGGAACTGTATGGCATTGACATAGAAGCAGCTCTCACAAGCATTCTTAAAAAAGAAATTGATAAGGAAATAGCTAAAACAAAAACAATTGAACTTAGCACTCTTTCTCTGGAGGGAAGAGTAGAGAAGATGAAGTCAATGCTTGATACAGATATTCCAGACTTTCTTAGGAAAGATATTCTGGCAAACCTCTTGACTGTGATGGAGAAGAAAATAAGAAAGGACTACTGTGAGTGAACAGAATATATATGACCCCAACGAGTTCAAGCCCAAGAAATGCATCCACCTAATGCACTATAACATAAAAGAGAAGCATTGTGAGTAAGGATAATAAAAGAACGTTTGTCGTGTATCCAAATACAGTTAGCGATGAGGATATGGAACGGTTTCTTGCAAGTTTGAGGAAATCGCTTAGAATGCCACCCATTCATATGAGGGACATTTTTATTGATACCAAGGATAGCATTGAGAATAATGTTGAATCTCATAAGAGATATTCAGATGCTTACTTTAAACAAGGAGAGTATAAAGATGAGTTTACCATGTATCACCTGGAGAAATATTTGTATTACATGAATTTATTAATTTTAAAAAAACACTGTGCATAAAGGAAAAGAATTTATACCGCCAGGGATTATAACTCCAAAAGGAGAACTTATATATTTAAACTTCCAAGTTACTTCTACTGAAAAAATCATAGAACAGACTTTTTCCCTGGAGGACAACATTCGTCACTACGACATTAATTATGAATGCAACAAAGACTCCATGTTATCTCTTGGGAGAGCATGTGACGCACTTATGAAATCAATTTACTACAGGATGAAAAAGATACTTAGAGACCATGGCGAATATTAGAAGAAGGAGGGGAGGCAAGGTCACCGAGAACCAAATTATTAACTGGGAAACCGTCCATCAAGAATATTTAGACAATCTCTACGATAATACCATTGAAATGTCATATGAAGAATGTGCTGAAATGTCAGTGTTTTCAATATTTAAGGTAATACAACTTAGAATGATAAAAATAAAACAAGACCACTGTGGATGATTTTAGAAATGATATAAACGAATTGGAATATAGGACCAAAATTTATGACCTTGATTATGTTAAGTACTGCAAGGCTATGGATTGCGGATATGTAAGTCACATTAGAAGTGACGGTTCAGTTCAGAATAGACTTGGCTCCAAGAGAGGGTGGGAAGAAACCGCACTCTTCTGTGTAACAAATTCAATTGAATATAGGATGATGTTAATTAAATTGAAGCATTGTGATAAATAACCTAACAAAAGAAGAAGTCAATGGAGTTCTCAAGCAACAAGGTTTGACGCTGGAGCAATTGTTGAATCTAATGGAAAGTAATTTAAGAATCATGGGAGAAGACAAACAAGAGGAGTCTCACTATTGGATTATTAAATTGCATTACCATAAAATATATAGAAAACACTGTGAGTAAGATTACAAGAGAAGAAATAATTAAGTGGGAAACCAGGTGCAACCAATCAATAGGAGATTATGAAACTGAAGTCCATTTCTGGGGCCTCAGCACAGGTACTCATGAACTCGTTAGAGCTTATCGTTTCCTGGATTTGGCTGTCAGGTGTAGGCGTGAAAAAATAATACAAGATTACTGCTAATGAATGAAGATATAGAACTCTGGGAATTTAAGTACGAAGAATATACTCGAACATTTGAAGAGAAAAAAGATGGGCCTATCAGAAACTTCGTTGCTGCACCTTGCATATAAGTGTCTTGTCATTTCTCACATACATAGAATGAAGAAACTATTCAAAGACCACTGTTAACTTGTTCCCAAAATTTACAATAAAAAATTTGGGAAAAAATTTTTAAGGATTCACTTTTTGTAAGTCCATAGGAAAAAGGGGCACCCCCTTATACGGACCCCCTACCCCCCAGAGAAAGTTTCTTGTTCGTCATGACGAATGAACAATATCTTTGAGTGCGGCAAATAGAACACCTAATCGCAGCGCTTTATGCGGCAAATAATTCCGATGGTCATTCCGCTCGTTAAAGCTTTGCTATCAGTGTTGTGTAGAGGTTTTTTCTCAGAGAGATTCCGATGGTCATTCCGAGCGTAATTGGTCCAGAAATTAGCTTAAAAAATTTGGGAAAAAATTTTTAAGGATTGACTTATTAACAAAGAGAAAACTTTTCCTCGTCATGATGAAAGAACTATTTATTCCGAACGTTACGGCAGTTAGCTATCCTAATCGCAGTAAAGGATGCGGCAAATAAGTATTAAGAAAATTCCGATGGTCATTCCGAACGTATTATAAGCCCAGGAGCTTATATTGTCCTTTATAAGCAATATAGCTTATATTCACAATTCTCAAAGACATTCTATAGGACATTTTGTCCTTGACGGGATTGGTTGAGAAAAATAATAATAAACCTGGAGCAACAATGCGTATGATAGGGAATATACGTTGGTTGAGAATATTGTAAAAAAAATGGGGAAAAATTCGTGAGAGGTCTTGGACCCCCTATGGAGGGGCGGCTTTTTTAGGGGCTTATTTTCCTTCCGAGCCTTAAATAGACCCCTTAAATAAGAGCCTATCTGTAAGGGGCTTAAACAGGGTAGGGGGTTAGTACCTCTTACCTTTGTGCTTTGCCTTTCGTGTGTACGTCTTCTTAGACTTGTGTACGCTATGCTTCATTGCATCTTGTATCTCACCTTGCGTCAATTGAATGACTTCAAACTTTGGTGCTTTAATATCTTTGCTCATAATTTCTACTTGTTTGGTTACATTAATATAACGACAGGAATTTAAAAAGTTACAATTTTAATTTTACAAGCATTATCTTTGTATATTCATCAAGAATATCACCAGCGCTTTTAGAGACAAGAATGTTTTTGTTTTTGTTTTTTAAGGTATATACCCTGTCGGCATAGAATCCAGGCTGCTTGTTAATATTAATATTGGTTACTGTTACTTCACCGTCAGCTGAATGGTACTCTTCAAAGCAAATGACTCCTGAATCTCTTACAGTATTCTCCTGAATTTTGTTCTTTTGCTCTTGCGTTAAATCAATCATCTTTTAATGTTTTTATTGGTTACATATATATAACGACCAAAATTCAAAAAGTTACAAAGATATAGAACATTAATTTTTATTTGCGTATAAGAAAGTAAGCGAACTTTCTAAGGTAGAAATTTGATTTTGTAACTTTTTAAAAACATATCGTTATAAGTATGTAACCAATAATAAAACAAACATTATGAAAAATTTAGTAAGAATTACAAGAGACCAAGCAGTAACAATGTTCACTAACTACAAAAAAGAAGTTTCGGCTTCGGGTGTAGCATTTTCAAACATTGCATACTTAGTAGACGAGTCAAAGTCTAAAACTGTAAAAGGTAAGAAAGTTTTACAGAAAATGGTTGAAACGAACGCAACAATAGGGAGTGATTATGCAAAGAAAGTTAACAAAATTCTTGACAGAGAGGGAAAGGAAATTGTTTTTGAAGCGCAACCAATGAGAGGTAAAGATTATGTTTCAGAAGGAAACCCAGTGTGTATGGACACAAAGACACAAGAAAAAAGATACTTAGTATTCATTGTTGAAGGACATTCAAAGCCACAAACACAATTGATTTTAGATGGAAAGTTAGTTGACCGTAAAGATGTTTGGAATGATACTTACATTACACCTGCGGGATTGAAACCAAATGCAGTTGCAGGACGTGGAACGATTAACGAAGAAAATAACTTCTTTTTCAGAACGCTTGACTTTAACAACTTAATTTCTTTCAATATGAATGGTAATATGTACCTAATTGAGGGATAAGAAACGAAACAACAACGAGGGGGGCGAATTGCTCCCCTTTTTTTTTATAAACTTAGAAACTCTCCCTAATGGCAAAGATAGTATTATTAGAAGATGCAAAAAAGATGATTGGCGGACTTGTTAAGGCAGTTGGTACGTGTGGCATTGGCGATGGCGTTACTGTGCATGGAATACTATTAGAACTCTCCCCAATACCTATTGTATTGGTCTTAAAAGGTAACGGGCATAGCCAGCCTTACTCAGTAGATAAAAACACCTTAGAACGCATTGAAACTCTCCCTAATTAGATTGTAACTTTTTGAATTGCTATCGTTATATCTATGTAACCAATAAAGATAAACAAAATGGCAATAGGATTCAACACACCGTCAAAAAGACAAGCAGAAGAGTTAGAAGGACAAAACTCTCCCCAACCTCAACAAATGGGCGAAATGCCTACGGGTCACTTACAAGCTCAGACAATACAAAAAATGCAAGCCTTGGGCGATATGATTTGCTCACCAAATTTTGCAACTCTCCCCGTGGCACAAAAAGAAATGATGTTAATTGATTTTGCATATTTCACAAACCTTGCAAACGTTTTGTAACTTTTTAAATTCATTTCGTTATACACTTGTAACCAATAAAGACAAACAAAATGGCAAAGCATTATAAGTACGAAAAATTAATGGAGCATAACCCGACAAGCTACGGAGCAATGACAAACTCAAAGGGTCAAGAGATAGAGTTCTTTGAGCACCCAATGCAAGGAGATATGTCAGTTGTTATATGTGTATGCCACAAATTAGAGAAAGCGGCAGATAGCACGTTTTTTGAAACTGATGACATGGAAGCAGAGCATGGAGAATATGAGCCAAGTTTTCAAAATGGAAAATTATATATTGGAGATTTTGAAGCTTAGATAATTGTAACTTTTTGAAATCGTATCGTTATACACTTGTAACCAAAAACAAAAGACATGAAAATTATTTTAGATAAAGTAGAAGTTTTAGAGATGGTGCATAACGCACTTTGCAACGGAGGGTTAAGCGAACTCGCAATGTGTTCGGTTCGATTAAACATAGTTCAAGAGGACTATGAGGAAGCGAAAAACACTTGGAACGCAGAGAATGACAATAGCCCGTGTCGTGAGGACATTTACGCTCAAATTCTTAAAAGCGGAAAGCCTTTACAGTTTTTTGACTATGAGGGGGATGAAGCGTTAGAATTCACGCTTGAGGGTGCGATAGAAGCCCTTAGCAATGAAGATGCGTCTGAAATAGTGTTGACCTACAAAGAAGAGGGGGATGATGCGATAACGGCTACTGAATTGCTTCAGCACTGTTTATATGGAGAAGTAATTTTTGGATAAGATGGTTGATAAAATTTATTACATAACAAACCCTTATAGTGATGAGGGTAGAACCACCAAAAACTTTGACATTCCAAAGTGTGGAAAAGAAAAGCGCAGAGAGAAGAGAAAAGCGCAGAGAAAGAAATTGTAACTTTTTGAAATCGTATCGTTATATGTATGTAACATAAAAACAACGACAATGAAAGACTTAACAAAAGAAATGCACTTCGAGGAAAACTGTAAGACAACCCTTGGAGAACTTGAAAGATTAGCAAACAGATTACTTGCAACGATTTGGACAATTGATATTTACAGTTTCAAAGAAGCAAGTGTTATTAACTTAAAAGAATTGGGGTGGAAGTTTGAGTATAATTCAAGAAAAAGAGCAGCAGGTCTTTGTAATTACAGAAACAAAACGATTTACCTTTCAAAGTATTTGGTAACTCAAAACTTAAGCAAAGGATTAGAATTTGAAAACACATTGCGTCACGAATTAGCGCACGCACTTGATGGAGCAATGGGAGGAAGAAACCACCACAACAACGTGTGGAAAGCAATAGCAAGAAAAGTACTTTGCACCGCAGAAAGATGCTACAAGTCGGAGGACATTAGCGACACTCAAAGTAAATACACATTAGTTTGTGAAAATGGATGCGGGAAAAAAAGTGCGAGTCACAAAAAGAAGAAAAGAATTAGTGCTTGTGGAAAATGTTGTAACGAACACAACAACGGAAGATACACCGAAAAGTATGCACTAACACAGATACAGAACTATTAAGAGATTATTGTTTGTGTGGTTACGACAATAAGGGGAGGCTGAAAAGTCTCCCTTTTCTTTGTTTGCCCCGAACGAGCGAAGCGTTGTAACTTTTTAAATAACCATCGTTATATGAATGTAGGTAGGAAACTGATACGGGCATGACATTTCAAAAATGGCGGAAGAGTAGACTCCAACACGCCCTCTTTTTTTAAAACTCTCCCTTGTAACTTTTTAAAACCTCATCGTTATACAGATATGAAACTAACGCAGACACCCAACGCAGAATTAAACGCTAAGGCAATGGATAATGCTTTGCCTGATGGAAATTACTTAACCTGCCCTAAGTGGGGATACAGTGAGCGTGAGGTGGTCATAAAGGATGGAATACTCTCTCTTGTAAATGACAGTGAACATAAGTTCACACAACATTGGTTTTTCAAAGTCAATGATGTATTAAAGTCTTTGTAACTTTTTAAAACTGTGTCGTTATACATACATAACCAACAAGACAATTATGAAATTTTTATTTGGATTTAGCAACGGATGTTACTGGCTGATTATTAGAACCGCAGAGGAACTGGAATTTGCCCTGAAGCATATGAACATGACCAACAGAGCAATGGATGTTTATTTGGAGGCGTTGACAAACAATAAAGTAATTTACCTTAATGAAGCAGGCGGATACCATACTGGCAGAATTCAGAATACAGATAAAACTCAAATGATTGAGAAAGACGCTTCAAGATTTCCAACGAAGATGGATAGGGTTGAGGTTTTGAAAGAGGAATTACTGGTAGAAATAAATGAACTGGAAGAGGCTTTAAATATGCCATTAACTAAAAAAATTATACTGGACTAATGGAAGATATTTTAAACATATTAAAAGAACTTTTGATAGGGTTAGAGTTCAATGATAGGACTAATTATATTGTTGTATGCAAATTCAGCATGAGCAATGTTAGAGCGTGGGAAAGAGATGGGTTACCAGCCTCAATGAAAGGTGAGAAGCCAGACCAAGTAATTTACCTGATGCCAGAGATTTCTCACAGACTTAACCAGAAGGAGCAGGTGTATAATTCAGCAAAAGCTCTGGAAGAACTTATGGGCTTGGGATACAAAGTGGATGTGTGCGCTACAAAGAATGATTTTATTATGGGAGATGACAATTTTATAACTCTCCCTTTGTAACTTTTTAAACCTGAATCGTTATACAGATATGAAAACAGCAAAGAAAGATTTACAAGAGTGGGCAAAAGCAACCATAGCCGCAAAGGTTCAGGAGCTTGAGGCTGCAATGAGATTCATTCTAAGAAACCAGCAGTATGACGGATTCTTTGATGCTGATGACGACAAGAACGAAGGTAGAGGCAGACAGGGAAGGGTGTATATTGAGATGGACGGTGAAACGCCTGTGTTATATGTCAACTGGGATGAGGTTTACGCTATTAATGAGCAGGAGGCGTTATTTGAAGAACTTTTTGAAGGTGATTTCTCCAGCAACAAAGTAGTTAGAATTACAGGCGTGAAATTATGAACAGGGCTTGGATAGTATTCACCATTGATGACCAGCAGGTGTACCAGATAGAGTACAGGGGATGTACTGGACAGGATGTGATTGACGGATACAAAACCATGATTGCTGGTGAATACAGGATACAGGAGTCGGATGTTCAGGTAAGTTTTAAGGATGACCTGAAGCAAGACCAGAAGACCGTCCTGAAGACAAAAGAAAAAATTACCAGCTCGGAGCTGGTCAGGGATACCTTAGAGATGTTAGTCCAGAAGGTGAACCAGAACTAAAAATATTATTGTTTGTTATATGTTACAATGTTACAAATAGAGAAGGCAGGGAGTTGTTACCCTGCCTTTTCGCATTTCTGTAACTTTTTAAAATGTCATCGTTATATAGATATAACCAATAAAACAAAAAATATGTCAAATCAAGAAGTAATAAAAAAAGTAGAAAAAGAATTACCAGAATTCGTAAAAGCCTGTTCTGGAGATGAAGGAACAATTTTATTAACTCAAGAAGCTTTTGCAAACGAAGAAGCTGAGTTATTAGGTATTGCAATTAAGTATGCTGGTATTAAAAACAAAGAAATAATGATAATACCAGCTTAGTATTTCTTGAATATACGATAATTAAGAGGGCTTATGTCCTCTTTTTTAGTTTGTAACTTTTTAAACATTCATCGTTATATAGATGTAACCAAAACAAAAGACATGACAAATCCAGTACAACAAGGCTCTCAAATTAAATTTTATGGAACTGATTACACAGTAGATTCAGTTGGTTCAGCAAAGAATGATGAGATTATGGATGCCGTTGTGGTGACAATGGGCAACGGAGTTCAAAAGACTTTGTGGTGGACGGATAGAGAAGGGTGTACAGTAGTTAAGTTTTAATTGTAACTTTTTAAAACCTCATCGTTATACTGCTGTAACAGATGGTTGTATGAGTAGTTTCTGAATTAAAAACTAAAGAAATTGGAAGAAGAACAAGAGAAATTAAGAGATGAATTTGAGAAAAAGACCTATAATAAATGTTGGTCTGAACCTCATTTTAATGATGTATTATTTAGCGATAGGTATGTTAAATGGTTGGAGGAGCAATTACTTATACAACGTGTTAGCAATAGCGAAGCGTAGTTTTAATGTGTGACAACATAAAAACAACAGAAATGAAAAGAATAATTTTTAGCGGATTAGATAAGTACATTTTTTCAAACATAGAGGACGGTATGTTAATTGAAAAGAATGGTCAAGAAGTTGGGGTGTATCCAGGATTTGAAGTTGGCGAAAATTTGGAGGGTGATTATTTGATTGAATTGGCTGAAGAATTTGAAGAAGACCTTGAAGAGGATTAAATTGTAACTTTTTAAAATACAGTCGTTATACAGATAAGAACCAATAAAATAAAGAAGCCATGAAAAAAAGATTCTGATACAGCAAAGTCTGAACTTCCAAAAAACAGAGATTAACAACTGCAAGAGCAGACCTGATTTTTCCTAATCATAACTCGTCCTCACAAGGGGCGGGAAAAACGTGATTTGTAACTTTTTGAAATCGTATCGTTATACAAATAGGAAACGGGCCTGGCTTTATAAGTCGGAAGAGTAGACTCCAACCTGCCTTATATTTTCCTTGTTCGTCATGACGAATGAAATTGTAACTTTTTGAATTACTATCGTTATATGCTTGTAACCAATACAAAAGACATGGAAATTAAGAAAGAAAACATCCGTTCAATACGTGCATTAAGAAGTGCAAAGGGCGGACGTGACTTGACACCTGTATTTAAAGGAGAAATGTTTCCTGTGTTTGTTCACGTTACAACAGAAGAGTTTGAAGGCGTTAGAGGTAATGACGAGTCAATGAAAGATTTAGCCATTCAAAAAATAAATTCACCTTCATTTGTTCCAAGTAGATTGTAACTTTTTAAATTAATTTCGTTATACAGATATAACCAAACAAAAAAGATATGAAAACGATTGTACAGAACTTATTAGGAGGAATTAATTATTTTGGAAGCAGTTCAAGAAACTCTGATGAGTTTAATAAATTCTTCAGATTATTCAAAAAAGAGTTTACAAAAGAGTTGTTAAACATTGCAGCAACAAGTATTGAATTTAGTAAAGGTCATTTTGGATTGAGCGGATTTTTTAAAGTTGATGAGCAATTTTATTACTTCTCAATTTCAGATGTTAGAGGTGGATTCGGTTTTAATAGAAACAATGAGCCAGAAATGTTAGTTCGTACAGCAAAACACAACAAAGATTATTCAGGAGGTTCAAATAACTATGTTGTAATTAAGCCAGAAATGCACAAAGAAATAGCCAGAAAGTTTAGACTGGACTAATTGTAACTTTTTAAATTCCTATCGTTATACCTATGTAACCAATACATAAAGACAATGAGCGAAATTAAGACATACCTAGCAAATTTAATTGAAGAGAAAGGTAAAAGTGTTGATGCTGAAATTAAAATTGAAGGTCACATTGGGATTACATACCAAAACCTTATAGAATTCATTGAAGGCATTCCTAATGAGATGCAAAAAGAAATTCGTACAATGCTTGTAAAAATAGATTTTCATAATGGAGATGTATTTGACTATTTGTTGCACCTTGCAAAAGGAATGGCAAAACAAGCCGAAGCCAATATGGGTTGGTAATTGTAACTTTTTAAATTACTGTCGTTATACAGATATAACCAAATAAAAATAAAATTATGATAGCAATAACACTTATAGAGTTAGACAACTGTGAAGCACCGAACATTGGTACAATTATTTCTAATACTACAGACGAAGAAGAGTTGGTTAAAAAAGCTACCAAAGCAATTGAAAGTCATTTTGACGCTAAAGTTACGTCTATTAAAATTCAAGACGGTCTTGGGTTTTCTGATGTTAAAAATAGCCCACCTTTAGATGTTGTTGTTAGAGTTGAAGCAGAAGTAGGAGAGGAAGATTTTAAAATAGAGATTCAACAAACTTGGGTTTACTAATTTGTAACTTTTTAAATTCGTGTCGTTATACCTATGTAACCAATAAACAAAAGGAAATTATGAAAGTAGGAGACGTTTTAAACCCAGCAGAAATAGGAGAAAGAGGATTTGACCCAAAGGATTTGTTTAACAACCTTAGAAGACTTCAAACAGTATGGTGCTGGGGTGCGCACGCTTGGACAATTAACAAAGACAAGTTTTTAAGATTCAAGTCAGAAGGATTTTTGCATAAGGGACACGTTTACATTATTTTAGGGTGGGATGATACATTCAAAGTAATTTTAACCACGCTTAAAGGCAAAGTAATTAGCATTGATGAAAACGTTTACGTTGACGTATTGGTGCAGACAATTGACCACAGAATAGAAAGAAAATAAAACAAAAGCCCTCAATTAGTTTGGGGGCTTTTTTGTAACTTTTTAAATATTCATCGTTATACTTATGTAACCAAAACATAACAAGATGAGATTTGACAAAGATGAAATAATAGACGGATTGGCAGGATTGCCATTCGAATTCACAGAAGAAATTGCTAAACTTAAATTAGAGGTTTTCGATTCAAATGGAATTGGAATTATGCCCGACAACCATGCGGATGTTACAGAGGCAATTCAAAAAGCAAACAGATATTCTCAACTACTTTCAAAAAGAAATACATTTTGGAAGGCAACACTGAACTAAGATATGAAAAACTGGATTAAAAAAAGGTTGATAAAACTTTTCACCTGCATAGGTTTGTCGAGTTTTCAAACAAAAGATGGTAGAAGCTATAGAGTGACTGGGTACTACTTTTGTTACAACTTTTCAGACGGAGATAGAAGGTTTGTAAGGTGTCATAAAGTTTTCGCCAACACAATAGGTGGATATGGCGTTGCAGGAGCTTACATTCCATTTAAAGACGTAGCTTCAATTAAATTTAGTTTAAAGCGTTGGCATTTCTTTAGAGATTCATTTAAAAGTAGAAAACGTCAAATAAAAAAAGACAAAGATACTTTTGATTTTTTAAAGTCAATTGAAAAGGGTTTAACTAAAAACGAATTTGAAGATTTAGCGTGGGAATTGACATGGAAAAGTTTTGAAAGTTTATAAATTCTCCCTATATTTATAGAAGTAATTAAATACACTCAAAATGACAATTAATCAAGCGCTCGACCAACTGACACAAGGACAAAATTTAAACCAAGAACAACAAGATTTAAGACTCTCCCTAATAAAGGTTAAAGTTGAATTTGGTGGTAAGACTGTTATTGAAAATTGTGAGCAAGTCAAAAACATTATTAAGTTCGGTAACAAAAACGGAACTCTCCCTTTGTAAGCAAAGCTGAAAAACGTTAGTTTGTAACTTTTTAAATTCGCATCGTTATATAATTGTAACAAATTAATATAACAACTTATGTACGAAATTAGTAAAGCTTTAGGAGAAGATGACTTCGAAAACCACTGCCTTCAACCAAGTGATGGGGGTCAGTATAGCGCAGAAAATGCAATTAACATTCTTGAAAACGGATACGGTGGCTCGATTCAGCACGCTGAAACGGGAAGAGGATTTATTGTAAGTCCTAATAGGGAAGGTAACGCATGGTTAAGAAAAGAACTAAAGATAAAATAATGGAGCAGAAAATAATTACTTCAAGACACGCAAGCGGTCTTAATAAAAAGATTGCTGACATGCAAGCTGAAGGGTGGGAGCCGTTGGGTTCTCACCAAGTGGTGACGGTACACCAACAAAACAGATTTTCGGGAACTCAACACAAAGATACTACTTTTGAAAATGAGTATTCACAAACAATGATAAAGAAATGAGAAAGTTAAATATAGCCAGCTGGTTAAAAAGTGAAATAACTACCAGCGAATTAGTCAAAGATATTATTAAAGCTGGTGGTTTTTTAGGAAAGATGCCCAGCATGAAAAAGGCTAACGCTATTGGTTTTGAGTTGCTGGGGCAATTGGACAAGCAGAGAACGATAACAGAGAAAAGGTTGGGTCGTTTTTACGTGAGTTCAGAGTTCGACAACAATAAAGCGCATTTTTATTATAATGCGCAGTCAAAACTTTTAACAATTGAGATTCGTTAAATTGTAACTTTTTAAACTTCAATCGTTATACAGATATGGACGCACAATTTTATATAGACAGAGCATTTGGACACCCTATTTTTATTAACGTAAAAGATGGTGTTATTACAGATTTTCCTCACGAAGGAAAGATGGAAGACAAACTAAATGAAAAATATGCTGGCAAAAGCATTTCAGAATTCAAAACAGAGTTCGAAGAAATTATGAAGCCTTCATTTCATTGTGTAAAGTCTTTAGAATATACAGGAGCGCTTCAAACCAAGGAAAGTATTATAAACCGAATTAAGGCTGAAAAAGAGCGCATAAACCGTACCTTCTTTCATAAAAGAATTAGAGTCGATGGACTCATTGAAGAAGTTGAAGCGAAGTATTCAAAAAAACTTGATGAAGCGATTAAAGAAGTAGCGATTCAAAGAGAAATTCTTGAAAAACACCACAACTTTTACTTAAAGTCATAATTGTAAGCGAAGCGGAAAAGCGTCAGCTTGTAACTTTTTAAATACTCATCGTTATACACTTGTAACAAAAACATTATAACATGAGCGCAACAGCAGAAGCACAAGAATTTGCAAAAGAGTTTTTAGGAAAGAACCCTGAATTAAAAGATGAAGTTAACGATATGTTTCAACTTATGCAAGATGAAATAGAAGCGGGAGAGTCAGAGCAGAACGAATTAGATTTATTCATTGGGGCTTGTAAAGATTTATTAGAAGATGAGTAAGCGAAAATTATTTAAAGACCTGAAGTCTGTGGTGCTATGGGACTTAGCAGAAGAACGTCAGGAGGAAGAGGAAGAAAAATCTACCATTGCATTTGGAAAGTTCTATGATGAAGCAACAAAGGATTCAAATTCTGATATGTTGTTTGATGGAGTTAAGGAGTTCAACGAACTTTATTCTGATAGATACCACGCAATTTTGGTGTATGGAGATAAATACAATTACGTGCAAGTAATTACGCTTGAGTACTTGGTAAAGAACTACAAAGAACTTTCAAGAGAGTTCAACGGATTGCCTGATTTAGAGAAGACAAAAAAGATTATTAATATATTGTAACTTTTTAAAAACAAATCGTTATACAAACATAACCAATAAAACTTTAAGACATGGCAGAATTTGATTCAGCAGACGACATTATAGACTTCATTGACTTTAATAAGTTAAGAGAGCAAAAGGAAGCATTGATTGAAATATTGGGTGCAGTTAAAGGTGTAAAGAATGGGATAATTAAAACCGTTAGTGAAGAAAAAATTAACGAAGTGCAAGGCATTATTCATTTGATTGACCACATTCAAGACTACGCAGTTGATGTATTGGGTAAGGATGAAAATGAAGTGTTTAACTTAGAAGATTGATTGTAACTTTTTAAAAACAAATCGTTATAAACATAACTAAAAACACTAAAGCAATAGCAAAAGGATTTAAAGATAAATTAGAGGAAATTGAGCAAGAGGTTATTCAGAAAATAATTGAACTTGTTAATACAAAAGGGATAGGAGTAAAAAGCAATGTTGTCAGCGAGAACGTTCTAAAATTAGAAAACGGCAAAGATGATGAATTGATGTACAACATTGATGGAGCTTCAACTTATGTTGTTGCAGTTTCTCCATACGCATTGATTAGCGAAAGCGGTTACAGTTATGCACATAGTGGAATTGAGTTTGAACAACTTTGCGAAATAGTGGACGCATTTACACCAATAGAAGATGTAAATGATAAAACTCAATTAGAATTTACTGATAGAGAATTAACAGCAGTTTTGCAATTGATTAATAATAACATTAGCGACAGAAAATGTGACGAAAACGAACTTGGCTATATGGGATTATTGGACTTGAAAAACAAGTTGCAAAAATAGATATTTGTTTGTTTGGTTATGAACATAGAGAGAGGGTAATGACTGAGGTTGTTATCCTCTTTCGCTTTTTGTAACTTTTTAAAAAACCATCGTTATACAGATATGGACACACAGACACAGATAGTAGAAATTAAAGTAGAGAACGCCTTCAAAGGTGCGTCTAACTACATTTCAAGAAACTTACTTGAATGTATGAGATTCTGGAACAATACGGGAATTGCTGAATTGCAAATTGCCAGAGAGGAAGAGCCAGACGAACATACAAAAGCATTTGATGATGAAGTTCTGGATAAGATGCTGATTGATTGCAGAACTTTCTGTAATTCTGATACTGCAAAAAGAACAGGAAAGTTTGAATGTGGAAGAACCAGAAGTCATGTCTGGGTTCACATGAATGACGAGAGAATGTTCATGTTTTACACAAACGTAGCAATATGAATGTAGTTGTTGTGGGATGCGGTAGCGGTGGTTCTGCTGGTGCAAAGTTAGCTTTGATGGAACTTGCAATGGAGCAAGGCTATACCATAGTAGTTGATGACGTTAAGAATGTTTTTGAGCCAGAGCCAGAAGTATTTCTAATTACCAGAAATGATATTTTAGAAATGCCAGAGGTTTTTATTGAACCAGATAAAGTTCCATTTTCTAAATTTAGAGAAACAAAACAAAAAGGTAAACATTTGGCTAAAAAAAGAAATTTTAGCCATAGAAGAAGATAATTGTAACTTTTTAAATTGATTTCGTTATACAAATAGGAAACGATATGTTCATATAATGGTAGAATGGTGATACCTACTATTAAAACACTTATGGCAACGGTGTTGAACAGTGTTATATGCTGTATAATTGCAAGGGTGGTGTTACACACTAATAAAACTTTTACATTGCATATAACGAACAATATGAGAGCCCAGAGGATTTTCTTCTGGGCTTTTTTTGTAACTTTTTAAAAATTAATCGTTATACAGATATAACCAAAAAAAAGAAATTATGGAAACTACAACATTAGTAAAAAGCGAAATTAGAGTAATAGCAATTGATGAAACAAGATTTTGGAAACAACAACTTCAAGATGCTTGTGGAAAGATTGAAACGGTTTATATGTACGATAGTTCTGTAACTACAAACCTTTGTGAGATTACACCTTCTTATGAGTTAACACCTCTTTACTACGTGATTGAGAATGAAGTGAGTGATGAGATTCGTGATAAAGTTGATGAGAACATTTCAGATGAAGAGCCAATTTATATGCACTGTAACGTTGTTGATGAATTGGAAAGCATTTCAAGTGAGAATGGATTTGACTTTGAGAGTTCTGAAAGTGATGAGTACAAAGAAGAGTTTGAGAGTGCAAGAGAATATTTGAATGGAAACCATTTAATTTAATATATATGAAAAACTTTGAAATTAAAATTGCAGGAAGTGGTACAGTTGACCAAATTGCAACAAGACTATTAGATATTGCAAGAAAAATGCAAGTTGCAAATGTTCATGGCGGCGTTGATGAATTAGAGGGAACTTATGATGATGATATTTTGATTACAGAAATTACAGAAGATTAATTGTAACTTTTTAAATTCGTGTCGTTATACACTTGTAACCAAAAAACACACAGATGAGTTTCGCAAGACAATTAGAAAGAAAAATTATAGGAAACATTAGCAAGGTTTCCAAAGGAGAATTAACAGTTAAGGACGCTGGGATAGGCAAATTGATTACCCGTCTCAAGGAGATGGATGAAGCCGCAGCAGAAGACCTACAGACAAAGTACGTCTCTACAGTGAAAGCCTTGAATGATAAAAATTAAATGGAGGGTTTGTCTCCTCTGCTGGGTCTCGTACCCATTCCGTAGGTAGCCGATAATGGCGGTTACCACTTTTGTTTGAATGGTTAAAACCATTTGTCAGTCCAGAATGCCCCAGCCTACAAGTTGGGGTATTTGTGTTTTGTAACTTTTTAAATCTGGGTCGTTATAACACCAGACTAAAACAAAAGATATGAGAAAATTTGAACATGAGGGCTGGGTTCTTGAGATTACCACGCCAACAACCATTGTAGTAACCAAACTCGGAGAGAGTAGAGAATACGATGTGAGAACAATTGTAGAAGCAAACCATGATGAGGGCGTGGAAGATTATGTGTACCTTACTCACGAGGACAATTCTTTTACGCAAGTTAAATTTGAAGATGAAGACTTCTTGGTCATAGATTTATTTGATGTAGATGGAGAATTTATTGATTCAATTGGAAGTCACGTATTTGGAGAAGGGGTGAAGATGAATAAGCCAACAAAAGAGAGAATTAAGAGATTTAGAGAAGACTGGGGGCAAAGTCATGAGGAAATTTGCAGCTGTCTGGGATATGACGAAGAGGATTCTGATGACATGATTATGGGAGATGACTACTTCTGGGATGAAGCCGCTGAACTATGGTGCAACAAAAGCGCCTCTGGCCTTCAAGGAGATGACCAAGAAGTTGCTGATTATTTGAGAGCTTTGTAACTTTTTAAATACTCATCGTTATACACTTGTAACCAAAAAACACATAGACATGAGCGTATTGACAAGAGAAGAGTTGACAGCGGAATTAGAAGGAATGTTTCCAAAAATGTTACTAAGAACAACAGAACAGTTTGACGGAGCAGAGGGAGGCATATGGACTTCTGGAGAGGACGGGATTGATGGTCCTATTATGAACCACCTGCCTTTATTCAACTACTACTCACAAGACGGTGGAAGCAACTACTACACATTCGGAGTGAACAACAAGTTTTATGAGTTCCTTGAAGAGCGTGGATGGTATGCAGAGTTCAACGACCCTGGAACCGTAATGTTATGGGAGGCGTAAGCCTTTTGTAACTTTTTGAAATCCTATCGTTATATATTTAGAACCAAAGGCGAACTGATTTAAGATGCTGCAACGGTATTGGTACGATTCCCTTAACCTCGTATCTATCCAGTAAGATGCTGGCGTGACTCAACACAAAAAATAAATTATGACACCAAAAGAAAAAGCAAACGAATTAGGTAACAAATTTTACCAAGGGAGTGTATTTGATTATGATAAACAAGGACACTTAAAGGAGATTGAAAGAGCAAAAGAACGCACAAAAATTTGTGTACAAGCTATATTAGATGCAGTTACAACAATAGCAGATAAAAAGTTTGATTACTACACAGAGGTAATGAAAGAGATTGATAACCTCTAATGTTTGCTAACGGTTTGTACAAGAATATGAGTAGTAGCGGTAAAAAGCAAGATAACCCTTTCGGATGGTCAACAATGCTAATAACCTGCAAAAGATGGTTTAAAAACCAAGTGAAGCTATTGCTCATTCTTTTTTAAAAATACGCTTCGATTACCACTTGATATTCTAAAAATACTTTTATATATTGTCTACACGAAGGAGAGGTAGCTCAGAGAGTTCTGTAAAAGAATCAGGTAGAGCAGCGGCGCTGAACACCCGTGTGTCGCAAGTTCGAATCTTGCTCTCTCCACTAAAAAAGACTCACTTAGATTTTTAATCAATTTATAAGTGAGTCTTTTTATTTTTCATACTATTTATGATGAAAAATAAAGACAGAGAAAAAGATATTATTCGATTATATACCGAAGAAGGAGAAACTTGTACTAATATTTCTAAGATTGTAAAAATACAAAGAAAAAATGTATACCTAATTCTTGAAAGAAATGGGGTTCAACTAAGGAAGTCTGTAAATATAAAATGTTCAATCTGTAGAAGAGAAATAACTAACAATTCAAGAAAAAGAACAAAATGCGGTACTTGTATGACTAAGGTTAGAAGGTATATTGAAAGAAAAACATCTGTTGAATATCTTGGAAATAAATGTAAAAGATGCGACTGGTCTGGTGATATATCTGGATTTGATTTTCACCACAGAGTTTCAGAAGAAAAAAGTTTTGGAATTAGTGCTCTAACAGTTGCAAATAAAACATGGAAACTTGTTAAGCAGGAGCTTGATAAATGTGATTTACTTTGCGCTTTGTGTCATCGACTTGAACATTCAGATTATCAAAATGAAAATTTAATTAAAGAATCAAAAAATTATAGTGGAATTTTATTCAAAGAGTAACTTGATTTTTAATATCTAATTTATTATATTAACACAACGATTGTTTTCATATTCAGTTGTTTTGTTATTTATATTAGTTAGAGCTCAGAGGAAATTCTTCTGGGCTTTTTCTATTTGTAACTTTTTGAAACCTCATCGTTATACTAATATGAAAAAATTAACAATAAATACTGGCGACCTAACGGATGCACAAACAAGTTTGCTTATGGATTTATTCTGTGACGTTCTTGGTGGAGATGAAATGAATGAGATGACACTTAAACCCCATTCATTCACATTGTCAGTAGAAGAGGTAGGAACCTCAAAAGACCAAAAGATTGCTGAGATAAAAAGAATTCTTAGAAAGTGTTGTGATGACAGTACGTCAACTTGCGACCTTGAAGCAGATGGCTCTCCTTGTATTAGTAGCACAGGAACTAACAGAAATAATATTTCAGTTTTAGTTGAAAGATTCTCGACAGATGGTGTGGGTATTTTTACTTACCACAATGAAACTGAAATTTCAGAAGGAGATTTGAGCTACGAAGAGCTTGAGGAAGACATTATTGATGAGATTCTTGAATTGCTTGAACAAAAAGAAATTGAAGACGACAAAACAATGGAGCGTTGCATGTAATTGTAACTTTTCAAATTCATGTCGTTATATACTTGTAACAAAAAACAAAAAAACATGGCACACAACAACAAATACAGAGCATTAAGAATTAGTCCTCCAAAGTTGGAGGTAAGCAAACAGTCGAGAGAGGTTATTTTCACAACAATAAGTTGTATGTGTGATAACGTTGGGACGCTTAGATTCAGAAAAAATGATAGTGGTGACTTTAAAATGTCAGGGATGGGATTTGCCTTAAGCAATTGGCAAATGAAACATACAATTCACGATATTGAGTGGGCTGCTGATGCAGGAGAGTGGAAAGAAGTGATTAAAATGATTAACTCAGGAACTGAGGCAATTGAAAAAGTTAAGAGCAGATAAGAAATTGTAACTTTTTAAATTACCATCGTTATACAAACAAGAATAGCAAACGAGCCATTCAAAAAGTACAAATCTGAAATAATAAACTGACCTAAAGAGTGGTCACAACGAAATTTGTAACTTTTTGATAACTCATCGTTATATAAATGAACCAATAAATTAATTAAAACCCAAAAGAATGAAAAAATTATTTGCGATAGCCGTAGTCGGCTTGATGGTAGCATTTTCCTCAAATGCCTTTGCTTCAGATTCTGATAGCAATAACGACAACACAGAGTTTGTCATTGAAAGCGCACACGTTGATGCAGTAGCATTTGAATTCGTGCCAGTGGTAACTGAATTTACCTTTAACGTTGAAACTGAGCAAGTCAGTTATGACTTTCAGTCAGCAGACGTGTCTGTGAATAGCGCAAGTGTGGGGGAGGACTTTGAGTTTGCCGTGAACACGGAAGGCTTGTACACCTCTAACTTAAAGTTTGACATACCTATTGATGACGGCTATTCCACGAATATAGATAAGTTTACCTTGAATGAACCCATACCAAATTTGACAGAGTTTACTTTGAGCGACAATAAACCTATACCAAATTTGACCGAGTTTACCTTTAGTGTTAATAACTTTACATTGAATGAACCCATACCAAATTTGACCGAGTACGTCACCAATTACAACGAAATATATGGTTATGCCAGTCCCAAGTTAGTCAAGGACATTGCAACCAACGTGGGTAAGTTTACCAAATACAACTTATAAACATTATATTATATTGAAAGTCCTTACTATTGAGTAAGGACTTTTTTGTGCATTAAAAATTAATTTCTTCAGCTGTTGTAACTTTTTAGATTCTCATCGTTATATTTGTAGGGACCAAGAGAGGGACCATGATACTTTGAAATATATTACGATGTGGGACCTATGGTCCATGCGTTTTTCGAGCGCTCGCATGCATCAAGCCTTTAAGAGGTTTTAGGGACCATGCAAATTTAGGCCAGCGCTTTTAAGAGGTTTTAAGCGCTGGCTTTTTTGTGTCTTGTAACTTTTTGAATTGCTATCGTTATACATACATAACCAAACAATACATTATGAAAATATTATTAGCAGGAGCAATTATAGACTTCTACATAAGCCCAAAGAAATACGAAACCTACAAGACCAATGCAGGCAAGCACAATTACATTTACCGTGAGCTTAAAAAGTACTTAGACTCTTTAACGGGAAAGGTTGTAAATGGTATTACCATTAGAGATGCAAGTATTACTTCAAACAACTTTTGGGGTATTAAAAAATTCTGCAAACCAAATGACCTCAACTACTCATGTAACAATGAAGTGCCTTTGAGAGAAGATAAGACTACAATTCGAATTTTCATGATTGACATTGTGGGAGTTTACGAAGGAGAAGTAGAACTTCAAGACCAATTCTTTCAAGTTAGTGATAAGAATTTTCACCTAAAATTAAGTAACGTAAAAACTGTATAATTATGGCTTGTGATTTAACGTACCCTGAGTGTGGAAACAACTTAGGCAAAGATACTGAAAACCCAAAACTTGCATACTGTGATAGATGTGAGGAGGAAGATATTAAGAACCCACGGGGCTATGAAGTTGATGAGGACGGAAACGAAATTTAGATTTGTAACTTTTTGAAAACCTATCGTTATACAAATGTCCGATAGGTTTTCTTTTTTACCTATCGTAAGAGTAATCCACTCCTGCCCGAAAGTCTGGTGCTATCATCATGACGAATGGAATTGTAACTTTTTGAATTCATATCGTTATATAGGTATAACCAAATAAAAACATTATGGCACACGATAATATTACTCTAAAAAAACAAAACAACTTTGTTGAAGCAATTAAAAAGGGCTTATTAGATATGGGCGCAACAATTGTAAAGCAAGAGTTTAGTGATACTCAATTTGTTTTGAATACAATTGCAGGTAAGTTGAATATTACGCTGTATGGCTCTCAAAAATTTCTTTATACTGTTTACAGTAGATTTGAAGAGGTTGACAAAGCAAAAGGTAAATTTAACTGTAACCCTTATAGCGGAAAGTACAATGTACATTTGTCAGCAAAAGGTAATACAGAAAAATATGCTATTGCAGACGCATTGCAACATTTTGAATGTACATTGAATTGATTTTGTAACTTTTTAAATTCCTATCGTTATATAGGTATAACCAAATAAATAAAAGAAATTATGAGTGAGTCAGTAGATTATAAAGGATATTCAATTGAGATTGAAAGTGATGATTGTCCAATGAACCCACGTACAGCTTGGGACAATGAAACAATAATGGTTTGTCAACACGGACGTTACTCTTTAGGTGACGAAAAGCATGGGGTTGACCTTGACGGATGCAATAGTTGGGCTGATGTTAAAAAAGCAATTGTAAAGCAAAAAAAGCCAATTGTAATTTTGCCACTTTACTTGTATGACCATTCAGGAATTACAATGAACACAACGGGATTCAGTTGTGGTTGGGATTCAGGACAAGTAGGATTCATTTTCATTAATGAAGCAAAGGCTAAAGAAATTGGATGGACAAAAGCATATGCCAAAACTTTAGCAAAAGGTGATGACGAAAAATACAAAGGTAAGACAAGAGAAGAAATTCTTACAGACTTTATGGTGAGTGACGTTGAAACATACGACAACTACATTAGCGGACAAGTTTACCAATTCACTGTTAAAGATAAAGACGGTGAAGAAGTTGAGGACGGTTCTTGTGGTGGATTCTACGGGTATGACCACGACAAAAGCGGACTTCTTGACCATGCACAAAGCACAATTGATGGAGAAATTAATTGGAACATTAAGCAAAGAGTTGAAAAACTTAAAGAGTTGATTAAAGCAAAAGTGCCAGTAATTTACAGAGTACTACCAAGTTTATAAATTTGCGACCAGCAAAGCAGGTCTATACCTGCGGTCAGAAAGGGGGATTTTCAAAGTCTCCCTTTTTGTTTTGTAACTTTTTGAATTCCTATCGTTATATAGTTGTAACCAAATAAAAATAAATTATGTTAAGCTCAATAAATAAAGAACAGAAATTATATGTAACTCCCTGCGGAGGTGGATTCTCTTGTTTAGGCTTTGACGTTTGCCACAACAAAACTATTAAGTTAGCAAAAGAATTGGATAGAGAAGATTTGATTCCAACACGCAAAGGAACAAAGAAGGCATACAACAATTACGAAACGCTTGTCTCCCTTGCAAGAGAGAAAAACATTGCTACTGGATGGCAAAGCAAAGCAGGGCTTACTCCAGAATTAATTGGCAAAGAAGGTCATAGAGTAGAGGTTGTTACTTCTTATGGAGAAAAAGTTCGTTTCATTGTAGGAAAGTCTACGGGATGGATTCCTTGCCACCTTGAAATTAAAAGAACAGATTCTTCTGGAGGTGGTGGCGCAATTGGTTCTCCATACAAAAGTATTAAGATTGTAGAATACAATGCAAGATAAATTGTAACTTTTTGAATTCCTATCGTTATACTATTGTAACCAAATAAGAAAGAGATGAAAAGAAATATAGCAACCATAGTAGAACATTATTTAGTAGCCGCTTTATGGACAAATGAGATTGACGATATGTCAGTTAAGTGCAATGTAAGTAGCAAGTCAATTAAAGATGCTATATTGCAAGTGCAATGCTTCTTAGGTGCAGCTCTCCCTTTGCTTACTGAGGAATGGACAGACGAACAAATAGGTCATGACTTATGGCTTACTCGTGGCGGACATGGTGCAGGATTTTGGGATAGAGATTTGCCAAACGGAAAAGAACTTACTGCAATTTGTGAATTGTGTAGATTCAATAGTGAAGTGTGGGCAGACCGTGAAAATGATATTGTTCATATTGATGGTGATGAAGAGGCACTTAACTTATTTGAACACTACGAACTTCTTCCTCAAAACGTACAAGACCTTTTAATTGAACTTGGTGAATTAGAGGACACTTATGAAGATTGCGACAAACTTATTGCAAGGCTTGAAGAATTAGGCTACACTTGTAGTTACTACCTCAACGCTGAACCTTATGATTTAAGGTTAAATGAAGAGCCAACTTTTGAAGGTCAAAGCGAACCTTATAATTCTAAAGCATAATTGTAACTTTTTAAATTCATATCGTTATACATACATAACCAATACATTAGACATGACAAATTCAGCAAAGAAAAAGAAAATAAAAGCATTAGCAAAGAAAATGTTAAAAACCTCCCTTAAAGAAATGGAGGCTAAGATTGATAAGGCTTTAAACTCTGGAGCGTTGGATGTTGACGAATGGGATGAAAACTCAAACCCTTCAATTCTCCCTAAAGTAATTGTTATTGCAATTATGGAAGATGAGGCAGAGCAATACAAAGCAAAAGGCACTTCATTTGAGAAAGAAATGAAGAAAGATGTTTCTAACTTAAAATGTTTTATATAATGATTTACGAAGTAGAAACATTCAAACTCATAGGGCTAACCATTTTCTTATACCAAGAAGTTGATTACTTAGAATTGGTGAAAGAAAAGAATATGCCAGAGAGACTAATTAACACGAGAGTTAATAAGCCTGTGGTAAAACACCCAAGAAGATTTTACGTAAGTGACCTGAAAGAAATTCAGGGTAAGGACATTCAGGTTCTCAATAGAGAAGAGAGCTCAGACAAGCTGCCTTATTTCGCAGATGTAACGTCAGACATTCCAGGATACCTCAATATTGAGCCAGACACTTACAAGAGCTGTCAGCTAATGGCAGAGACTCATGGAGGCTACCTACAATTTTTCGATAACAAGACGGAGAAGATTTTAAGAATTGCAATTAATTCAAATACTTACTCTCCCTTAAAAAGCAAATAAAAATGAAAAAGGTAACTTTATACTCAAAAGATTTTAACTTCTTTCTTCAGGAGCAAATAGGAATTGTGACTACTGGCAACGGTAGAGAGTCACGATTTTTCTCAAGACTTGACAGTGCTTTGTTTAAAGAGACAAGGCGTAATGAAAAAATGAGTGAAGAGAAGGAAAAAGAAATTTGCAAAGACATTCATTTAGGACTAAAATATTATAAAGATTAAAAATATTGTTTGGTTACAATAGGGGGGAGGCTTAGGTCTCCCTTTCTTGTTTTTGCTTCGGTACGAACAATGAAATTGTAACTTTTTAAATTGCTATCGTTATACAGATATAACCAAAGAAAAAGAAATTATGAGACAGTTAAAAAAAGAATTAGAAACATATTGTGAGTTACACTGGTGGAACATGGGCTCAAAAACTCTGTCCTTCAAAGGAGATTTGAAAGATTTGTTGGAAAAGCAGAACATTACTTTTACCAAGAAAAAAAACAGAAACAGAAGGAATTTTTACATACACCTTCAAAAGCTCTTATGGTATTAGTTTTAAAACAACTGGCTTGATACATGACTTTCCACACCTTGCAAAGCAGTTTATTCAAATGGAATTAGTACGAATGGGTGATAAGTCGCAGCTACGTGTTAGTGGAGCTTGGAGACCTGTTGTAAATGTAAACTATTAATTGAGACACAAGATAAATTGTAACTTTTTAAAAACCTGTCGTTATACAATTATGAAATTATCCATAGCACATATACTCAGAACATTTCCAGAAGCACTTTCTCTGGCGTTCATAGAAACGGAAGCGAACACAACTGAACACCCAGAGTTTGGATTAAAAAAATTGACTCTGGCGCAGTTCAAAGCTTCACCTGGACATTACAAGCAAAGGCTTTATAGAAATATTCAGTCAGCTATTCAAACGGAAGTAGATTCTATTTTGAGTGGTGAGGCTTACCAAGATTGCTTAGATGCACCACTGGTGAACTCTCCCTTAGTTGGATTGCTCTGGAACAAAGATGTTGAAGGTGCGCATGAGATTAACAAAAGGTTAAAGTACCCAGAGTTAATGAATGTAGTTGACGAATTGTATAAGGAGCTTACAGACAAAGTTGATGTCTCCCTTGCTAAAGCCAAAGGCGTTGAGTCAAAGATGCCTTACAAAGGTCAGTTCGTATTAGAAGAGATTATTCAAATGACACAAGAGAAGTGGTCAAAAAGCGTTTAATTGTAAGCGCAGCGGAAAAGCGTCAGCTTGTAACTTTTTAAAAACCTATCGTTATACATATATGGAAAAAGATACTACATACTTAATTAGCGTTGCCATTCGAGATGAGAACGGCAAGGTCGTAGAAGACAAAAAAGGAATTAAAACTACTGGAATGAATTTCGAAATAACAGTATTCAACGATAAGCAGTTGGAATTTCAAATGAAAACATTGCACCGTCAGTTTAGAGCATTTTTACCAAACCATAAAATTAACATTGAAGCAGGTTTGCTTAATAAAATTTCAAGAACTGTAATGTGTATGGCTTCATTTTATGGTAGTGAAGAGAGGTTTGTAAAACACTAATTGTAACTTTTTAAAACCCTATCGTTATATTAATATGAAACAAATAGAACTTACCATAGAAACATTTTAAGAGATGAGAAAATTCGTAGATACATATTTAACTGGAACAACTTACCCAGCAATTGGAATAGACAAACCAGAGAACCATGAAGAGATTGTTGATTTCATTGTGGATGATGTCAAAGAGACAGCTGACCCAAAAGATTGGCACAGCGGAGATGTTGACATTGCATTCAGAAGATTTTTAGAGAGCAAATAATTCTAATTTTATAAAACACGACATAATGAAAAGCAAATTCACAGAAATTCTTACAGACCACGTTGATGAAAACGGAGTTGTACACATGGATGGTTATAAAACAAATGACAGCGATGAAGAAGGAGTTGTTATTGGAGTTGTAATAAACGGTGAGCCATACTGGAGAGACCCAGAGTACCAGTTTGACCCTTATGTTATAGAAACTGTTGCAGAAGTAAAGAAATGGCAACAGGAGCAGCGAGAGGCTTTAAAAAATGAGATTAAAAAAGCTGTTACCAACGTTGTTTATGATTTAAACGCAAAACCAAGGTTAACTTTTACTGACGGCTCTCCCTTAGAAAAGAAACTCTCCCTTATTGATGGTGGAGTTGATGAGATTATGAAACTAATAAAGACTGACATTTTGTAACTTTTTAAAATAACTGGACGTTGAATAACGACTAAGAACTAAATTCCTCCCCCTGTGCCTCATTTAATTTTGGTAATTAAAATCTTTATTCATACATTTGTGTAAATTAAAACATAAATTATGAACAAAGAAGAGATTTTCGAAGAAATGCAAGAGTTGTGGACAACTTTTGAAACTGAACACAGCGGAGGAACTAAAGCATCTGCAGGAAGAGCAAGAAAAGCTATTGGTGAAATCAAAAAATTAGTTACTGCTTATAGAGCTGCATCTGTTGAGGCTGACAAATAAGAAAACTTAAACTAAACTACAAAAAGCGTTATCATTAATTTGGTAACGCTTTTCTATTTTTATTATAAATAGATAAAAAATATAAAATCGAACCCCAATTTCACAATTAAGTTTATAGGGCTATTAACTTGCACTCCGTATCGGATTCAAACCGATGGTCTTCTCATAGAAAGTGAGACGTGTTGGGTCGCTACACTAACGGAGCGTTTGGTCTTGCGTATCGGATTCGAACCGATGAACCTTTCGGGCTGCCTTGAAAGGGCAGTTACTTTGAGCCGCTTGTATAACGCAAGAAATATAAGCACAAAAAAAGAGGATAACACTTGTGCTATCCTCTTGACTACGATTTTGCGATTTAAAAATCCCTCAATCTGGTTTGTTAACTTAGAGCATAGCGAAGTAGTGGAGTCTCCTCCAAACGTTCACTGTTCTCTATGTTTACAAATCTTTTCATTTTCTTATTTTTTGTTGCGCAGGCCAGACTCGAACTGACGACCTCAAGATTATGAGCCTTGCGAGCTACCAACTGCTCCACCGCACTATATATAAATAGTAATCTTTTTTATTTATTATACGCAAATATAAGAATAAAGTTCTATTAAATCCAAATGTTTTTGTAACTTTTTTAAAATTAATCGTTATACACGTATGAAAAGAACAGCTCTATTTACACTCACAGGTCAAACATACTGGCACTTTCACGCCATTGGCACAGGCATTATTTTTAATTACCATATTAATGCAAAACAAGTAATAACTACGTGTGAACTTTCAGGTCAAATGATAGAGGTTAAGGATTATTACCAAGAAGGAGGATTTGATTCACCTGAGGAATTCAGACAAAACTGTATTACAATTTACCAAGAGATGATTCAAGACGGAGCGACCATAGTGTTGGACTACATAGACAACCCCGATATTTTTATGAGTGGTGAAGTTGCTATTGGATATGACCCAAAGGTGATTTGTAACTGATTGTCTAATTTGTAACTTTTTAAATTCCTGTCGTTATACAGACACGAACCAATAAAACACGACATGAATATTACAGAAGACAATTTTGACGAGGTATTCAAACCTCAAACCAACCACCTTGACGACAACGCAGGATTCAACGGATGTATGTATGAAACATACGGAGAAGAAGTTGACTACGTTTTCAACCTCGCTAAAACTACAAAGAAAGTTTGGACAATTATTGAGGGGGATGATGATACAATGTTTTACGTTGCAGGATTCCACTATGTAAACAGAATAGGATTCCTTGTATGTGAAGTTGAGTATGAAGATGGACAAGAGGACATTCAATTAGATACTGATTTTTAAAAACACGAAAATGAAAATAACAGACGCACAAGACATATTGATTAATGTAATTAATTGTTACCTTGAAGATTGTTCAAGCGAAGACCCAGAAGAGCAGGAGAGAGTTAGAAAAGCTTGGGCAACATTGACTCAACAAAAATTTACTGTCAAAGTACCTCTGGAAGAGGATGAGTTGGAACGGATGCAACATGAAGGCGAAGAGTTTGAGTGGGAATTTCCAACCGAAGAGAATGACACCCAGAACGTCACGATAATTATTAGTAAGAGAGAGAGCGAATAAGCTCTCTTTTTTTGTTTGTAACTTTTTGAATTGCTATCGTTATACAACCAGACTAAAACAAAAGACAATGAAAGATTTCAAACAAGAGTACGAAGAGAGACAAAATAATTATGAAAAGGAATGTCAGGCTGAATTAAAAGCAGACAAGAAATTCCAACTCTCCCTAACTCCTGAACAAGCAGTTATTGTTCTTGAGCCAAGCCATGCGCCTGAAAACTTTTACTGTGATGGAGAAGTTAGCCATGCTCAGGGTCTGGCAATGTGGAAAGGTAGATTAAAAAATTCAGGATTGAACCCTGATAATGTTAACATGATTGTTAAATACATTTTCGGATAATGACGACAAAACTTTAAATATATGATGAATCAAAAAGAATGGCTTGAAAGAGCAGTAAAATTTGACTTAGGAGAGTGCATTTTTTACAAAAGACCCATTGTAATTGAAAGAAGATTGCAAATAGATGATACTGAAAAATGGGTTCTGAAAATGCACGAATGGGTATTGGGTAAAGATGGTGAATTTCATAGAGAACCAATGCCGTCAAGTAGAACTGATGAATTTATTGAGAACACAAGATTTAACAGCCCTGACGAATGCCATTCTTTTTGGGTTGAAAACGTGAACTCTGAAAAACCATTGTACGCTTAGCATTGTGTACAACGTATTGCTATATGAATAGTGCGACATTAAATGCACGGAACCTTGAATTAATAACAGAACTAAATAATTAAATTTCTAAAAAATGAAAACATACTTAAATATTGAATTGCCTAAAAACTTTATGAATGTAGGAATTACTAATAATAACGAATTAGTAGCCGACACAAACAATAGTGCTGAATGGGACACTTTAAAATTTCCACTACCAAAAGGTAAATGGAGAATACATAGTTATAAGGCGGAATTAGATACGCAGACTACAAAAACAATACTAAAGTTAATTGATACTAGAAGTTGGATACGTAGATTTTTAGAAATTTAATTATGGCATTAAAAGCACTAAACTTTAATTACAGCACGAACGTTTTGTGTATGTGTAGTAAGGCTATGCACGTACATTGAATAGAAGAGCTGAACTAATTTAGCCTTATTACATATACACTTTGTTAGCGTTTCGTTTTTGAGCGTTGGCAGTAAACAACAATAAAATGAAAAAAGTAGATAAAAATTTATGGGTATGTACAACTGCTGATATTAAAAAATCAAAACCATCAGACTTTGGAAATGGTGCAGTAATATACGTGAAACCTAATACTAAGGGTGATTATAAGTATATTATAAATTTAGACAAAAAAGGATATAAAACATATTCTCTTGGAAGTAGGGTTGAAGATGCTAATACTGGTAAAAAACTAACAACGGCAGGTTCTAAAAAAGGTATGCGACCATATTTTATAGACGATTTTTTAAGTAGATAGAAATGCGTTGGCAAATGAACGCTAACGTTTTGTGTATGTGTAGTAGCGAGGCACGAGCTATGCACTATATTTTGTGTTGTGCTTAGTTTTTGTTGCGACTTTATGTGTACTGCATTTGGTACTCTCAATTTTATTTAGTACCTTTGTTGGTACAATGATTAATTATAGAACTATGGTGATTTATGCAATACAGCTTAGTAATAGCGTTGAAACTTCTTATGACTTAAACGTTATAGAACGGAAAGCAAAGAAATACGCTGAACAAAAAAAGACAGCAACTATAACCGAGAACGGAAACGAGATTGGATGGATAGGTGAGGATTTAACTAAAATAAAAGGTTGGGGATGGAATATAAAGAAATAACAGCATTTGAACTTTGCGGAAACTACCAAGACCAAAAGTTTAAGTTGAAAGGTGGTAGAGTTGTGTGGGAAAGCATTTCTTATGCTCAAAATACAGATAAATGTTACTTAACTCGAATAGTAAAAAGCGGTGGAAAACCTTTTATTTTAGGATTGAGGTACAAAAGTATGTATGTGAAACCCGAAACAAAGGTTATAGTGTTATGAGTATAGAAGAATTTTTAAAAGACAGACCAAGCCTTTCTTTGCGTAGACTGGAAACAGAGGCTGATTTGCCAACTAAAACTTTAAGTCATTACGTTAATGGTAGAAGAAAATTGAGTGCTGAACATATTGAAAAACTGACGCCTGTATTGTCGAAGTACGGATTTAAGCAACAATTTGAAAATGATGGATGGTCAGTTGACGACTTGTTGGCCAAGTTGTAACTTTTTAAATTCCTGTCGTTATACCAGTACCTAAGAATAATTAATTAAAACCTCAAAATTATGCGTTACTTCAACGAAATGAGCATGACTCTGCTTATTCAACAAAACGAGAGTCTTCAAAAAGAATTTGCTAACCTTGGCTATGATGCCAGTGAAAAGGGATTAGAGCAAATAAAACTTCTTATTAACAACCATTTTCTGAACCACAAGTGCAAGAAAGTACTAACAAAGATTTTCAAAGAACACGTTGAGAATGCCACAGGATATATTCCAGCAATGTATGACGGCTTTGATGATGTATGCAGTGTATTTGAACCTTTTGAAGGTCAACGTTTCTACACTTACTCTATTGATGAGAGAAACGGAGAATACGAATACACCCACAAAGGAGTTGTTGCATTGGATGATGGAACAAACGCTGATGAGTGGCTTGAAGAGTATACAAGCGACTTCTACGGTGGCGGTGGAGATGAAGAAGATGGTGGCTACTGGTTCAATGGAGAAATTATGTGTTTCGCAGGTGGAACGCAGGAGATTTCTAAGGATGTTTTTGATGTAGTAAAGAAATACATTTAATAATACAGGGGGGCAGAAATGTCCCCTTTGTGCGTTTACGCCAAGTAGCTAAGCGGATTGTAACTTTTTAAATTCCTGTCGTTATAACCTTGAGCATTAAAAACTTCAACAAATGAAAAACGTAAAGATTATTCAATTAACAATAGTATTTGATAGACTATTACAATTTAGCCCAAACATTGGCGCAGTAACTCTAAGCAGGGGCGGTAGAGAATACATTTTAGATGTATGTTATAGCGAAACCTATGGAGAACCTGATTGTGGAGAAGCAACAGAAATTATTTGTAAACTTGAAGTTGACAAAGAAATTTTTGAAGACTGTAAGTACGACTTAACACAGGAAGATTTGTTAAGCGAAGATTTGTTAGCCTTATTCTTTGTAGAAAGTGATGAAGAAGAATTTGAAATTGAAAGTATTAAATTAGAATTTGAAATTGATGGAGAACGAAAGTCAATTGATGCTCACAATGAAATGGAATACGAAGAGTCAACTGTGACGGCTATGGACGTTCTTAATTGGCACGGAAGTGACCACAGCATTGAAGAACTTGCTCAAGTGCTGGCTGATGTTGTAAATGGAAAGTATAACTTTGTGCTTTGTAGAGAAGAAATTCTTAACCTAAAAGGATAATTGTAACTTTTTAAATACTCATCGTTATACAAATATAACACTTTAAAACCTCAACAAATGAAAATTTTAAAAAAAGGAAACGCATTCATTGCGTACAGAACACAAAAAGGAGAACTTGGCTCTCCAATTGCAGAAGCAGGCTCAGAGATTGGAAGAATTTCAATTACTACTGGTAAATATACAGGAGGAACAGGTGCGCTTGTAGAACTTTCAAAACACCTTGACGATTTCAATAAACCAAAAGAAGAAGAACTTCAAAAACTTGTTGATGAAGTTATAGAGCAAGTGGTAGCAGATGCTAACTCTGGCGATACAACGGTATTGGACGAAATTCTAAAGAATGTACCAAAAGAAGTATTAATTCAAAGCCTACCCGAAGAAGCGTGGGCAAAATATAAATAAACCTCAAAAACTAAAACCTCATGGGAGTATTTGCAGAAGGTAGCATACAAATATACCTTAACAGCGAAGAAGAAGCTGTAAAAGTATGCGAAATGATTAAGAACATTAAAGAGCGAACCGATAAACGCCTAAAGCAAGATGGTCACTTTGCTGTTCACGATTCGGATGTACACGGAGAAATGGTCGAGATAAGACTTTCCTCTGGTAGAACTCAAAACTGTGAATTTCAAATGGAAATGGTTGTTGACGAACTTAAAGTAATGGTCCAGTCTGGAGAAATTACAGAAGTTGCAGAGTACAGCTCCAGCATGATGATAGACGGTGGAGGTCAGTACATGGAAACAGAAGATTTCCTCGAACCTCCAAGACAGCCTAAAGAAGAATAAGCCTACAAGCCTCCGTAACAGGGGGCTTTTTTGTGCTTTGTAACTTTTTGAATTCCTATCGTTATACACATGGAGACGGGCACGACATTCAAAAATGGCGGAAGAGTAGACTCCAACCTGCCTTAAACTTTTTTGACCTATATTTTATTGTTTTAGGCGTTTTGTAACTTTTTGAATTGCCATCGTTATATAGTCATAACCAATAAAAAAACATTAAGACAATGGCAGTTTATACACTACATAACAACTCTGGAGATTACCTGCACGCCAAGTCAATAAGCAAGCAAAAAATGATTGATGCCTGCAATAGTTTGAGATTTGGAGCAAAAGTTTGTGAAGAGTATTTAGCTCCATCTCCCTGGGATAAAGCAAAAATTACCAAGCACGCTAGAGAAATTTATAACAATAAAAAATAAGAAAGCAATGTCAAGATTTAGAATTAAAGATAGAGATACAGTTAAAGCAACAGCAACCTGCTCAAGAAGTGGAAAGCTTTTAGCAACACTATACGATAGTGGCTTTACAACAATTAATAGCGCTAGGTCAGCTTTGATGAGGAAGATACCCTTCTATGGCGGAAAGTTAATAAGCATTTCAATTACAAATATTGATGAAGAGACACATAAGTCTTTTGACGTTAAAGTAAACCGATAGTTTGTAACTTTTTAAATTCCTGTCGTTATACACTTGTAACCAATAAAAACATTAGACATGAAGACTGTAAAATTAAACAACAAGACTTATTATATTGACGGTGTTTCAGGAGCACTTAAGGAGCTGTTGAATAGAGCCAGCAAAGAACGCAAAGAAGCTCTTTTATTCGAACAGCCAGAAGCAATTTGCTTTTACAACCACAAAAACTTTCAGGGCAACCCAGATTACTTAGGTGATGCTGTAGGAATTCTTGAGAATGTTAAACAACCAACAGCTCAACAGGTACGCCACGCAATGATATGGGGTCTTGGATACCCAGGTGAAGGTCTGGATTACATGATTAAAGCAGGAGGTGAAAGTAATTCTGATAGTATGTTCTCTTCATGCCTTAAGGTAATGATAGCTCACCCAAAGACTGGTCTGGATACTGATGTTGTTGTTCTTAAGAAGTACAGCACAAAAATTGAAGACGTTTATATTACTGAGGCTGAGGTACGTGAATTATACAAATTGTGCCAAACGCCAGAAGAGACAAAAAAGATTAACCAGACAAAGGTTGAAGGAGCTATTGGAATGCTCTGGAGAACTTTCCAAGGCTTCAAAGTTAACATTAGTGGAAACAATAGAATTGCAACAAAGAAGCACGTTGAAATGATGACGCAGTTTCTTTTTGAAGTTGGTACGCCAGAAGCAATTGAAATTCATATTAATAGAATGATTAAGAACCAAACTCGAAACCTTTCCACAACTTTAAATGAAGAGGCTTCAAGCCAGACAACAGCAGAATTTCACGCAACAGCAAGAGAGAGGTTGGCATTGCTTGACAATTTCAAAGTCTCCCTATTAGATAGGCAAGCAGCATAAGTAAAGTCTCCCTTTGTGCGTTTACGCCAAGTAGCGAAGCGGATTGTAACTTTTTAAATAATAATCGTTATAAAATAAAAACACGATACCATGAACAAAGAAATTTACCAAGGAATTACCAAAGATGACGTATGGGGTGAATACACTGAAGCAGGTGACCCAAGAGGTTCTCACAAAAAGATTAGTCAAGGAATGATTATAGCTCAAGGAATTCCTTATAAGCCAAACTCACCAGAAGGTAAAGACCTTTCAAAAAAGATTGGCGTTCCTGCTATTTGTCCAATAACAAAAAAGACTCTACCTTATAAGAGTGTAAGTGTTGTATGCAAAGCAGAAGACCAAGGAGCAGTTGAATACTGGTTGGAATATGTACACGGAGCACACAGCATTGATGGTACAGCAACGCTTGATGATGGTAAGGTTGTTATAATTTCTAACTATATGTGTTGGTAGTTTTGTAACTTTTTAAATCCGTGTCGTTATATACTTGTAACATAAAAAATATAACAACATGAGTATTAAAAACACATTGGCGACAGCCTCAGAATTAAAGATTACTTTAAAAAAGTTAAAGACCTTTCCAGGACATGATGGAATGGAGGGATTTGACGCAGATATTTGTGTGGATGGCAAAGCTGTCCTGCACGTATATGACAGCGCACATGGTGGATGCTTTGAGTACAGCCCAATTGGAACTGACTACAAACAAGCAAGAAACGTTGAGGCTGAATTAGAAGAGAAGTTGAAAACCTTTCCTGAACATGAAACAGAGATGGGTGGTGGACGAACTTACTCAAGCCGTGATACACTTGATTGTGTAATTGGTGCGCTTGTTTCTGAAGCAGGATTTCAAAAACAATTAAATAGAGATGCTAAAAAAGGAATTCTTATTGAAGTACCGAATGGCTACAGCATTATTTCATTCAAAGCAGGTACAATTACAGCAATGCTTAAAAAGTACAAGCAGGAGGCTGTGGCAACTATGCTTCAGGGCGTAGTGAAGAGAGAACTTAAAGCAGGAAACAAAATTCTAAACTTAGAATACCTAAAGTCAATAGGTGTAAAAGCATAAAACTAAAGCCCTCATTGACGTGGGGGCTTTTTGTAACTTTTTAAATTACCATCGTTATACACTTGAACTAATAAAAAAACATTATGAAAAAATTAATTTTTACAGTAGAAATAGAATTTGAAGATAAGGTGTGTTCAGATGGAGATATTCGTGAAGTCATGCACAATGTTGCAGATGGTTTGTCATTTGCAGCTGATAGAGAAGGGCTTGCACCTGAAGATAGTGAAACATTTACAAGAAAAATTAAAGTTTCTTCAAGTGTTATTGATGATTCTGTTGAGAAAGTTATAGTTTAATTGTAACTTTTTAAATTGCCATCGTTATACAAGTGAACCAATAAACAAATACATATTATGAAAATAATTCAAAAAAGTGATTTTTACAAAGTAGCATTAGCAGCAATAATTGTTGAGAAGGGATTCAACGTCAGAACAGACCTTGGAGACATTGATGCGCTCGCTCAGTCAATTGCAAAACTTGGACAGCAGACTCCAATTATTGCAACGAAAGTTCGTGGAGAGGACAAATTCCTCTTGACAGCAGGACACCGTAGATTGGCAGCAATTGCGATTGCCAACAAAAAGTATGGTGCAAACATTACTCACGTAAATGTGATGAGCGCAAAAGGAGATGAGAAAGGTCGTGTCTTAACAATGTTGCTTGATGGAGAGGCTTCAAAGAAACTTTCAGCCTCTGAGATGGCTACTGGGTTTGCAAGACTTAAAGCAATGGGAATGAAGCCGTTGGAGATTGGTGCAAACGTAGGTCTTTCACAAGCGCAGGTGTACAACATTATTAATGTCACCAAAGCACCTCAGACCATTCAAGACATGGTTGAGAAAGGATTGATTTCTGTGGCTCTTGTGAATGAGATTCAGAGAACAACCAAAGACCCAGAAGAGCAAGTGAAGTTGGCAGAAGAGGCTGTGGCAAATGCGAATGTTGATGCAGGGGATGAGGATGGAGAGCCAAAGAAAAAGAAGGCTACCTCAGCAAATGCTAACACAAAGAAATTGTCAGCGGATGTTGCCAAGTTGGAAGCAGCAATTGAACTTGCAATTGAGGATAACCCTGCAAGTGGTAAAGCAGCAGTACTTAAAGCAATTGTTAACAAATTGAAGTCTAAGGCTTCGGCAGAAGATATTGCCAAGCTATTGAAATAAGATTGATAGGGAGGAATTCACACCTCTCCCTTTTTTCGCTCCTATCAGTTGGTAGAAAGCTGGGCTTCTAAAACCCGCAGTCCACGGTTCGAACCCGTGTGGGAGCACAAGTTGTAACTTTTTAAATCACCATCGTTATATAATTAACTAATAAAAAACCAAAATAAAATGTTTAGAATTAAAGAAACAGATACAATTAAAGCAACTGTATGTTGCTCAAAAAGTAGAAAAATTTTAGCTTCAGTATATGATAGCGGATTTACAAGAATTAGCCAAGTTGAGTCAGCGTTAATGAGAAAGATACCTTTCTACAGCGGTAAATTGCTATATGTTTCGATTGTAAATATAGACAAAGAACTATGTAAGACTTTTGATGTTAAGGTTAACTGATAGAATTGTAGGGATGTCTCACCCAGTTGTGGGTCACGGAAGAGTTAAGAAGGATAAGATTCTAATTCGAAGTCTCCCTAAGTGGTACCAGAAATTTGGATTCGTTAAGACTCCTGAATACACTGAGAAAAAAAAAAAAACGTACAATGTTGTACACTCCAAAAACTAAATAACATGAGCAGCATAGATAATAAATTCGAACAGTACCTGAATACCTTGGACCAAGTAGTGGCAAATATGTTAAGAGCAGCTGTTGAAGTAATTCCACAGGACCAGAGAAGAAAGTTCATTATTGATAACTGTCCAGTGAAAGCCCCTGTAGCAAATGACGCTAACTCAGACATGGCAGAGCACTGCTTGCCTGAAGAACCTAAGTCAAGAATATGGACTGTTGAAGTTTGTCGAACAACTCACGCCTTCAGAACAATGAAAGTTGTAGCAACAACTGAACAAGAAGCTTGTGAGAATGCAATTGACGCTGCTGGTGATGTAGAGTTCGGAAGTGGTGAGGCAGATTATTCAACTCCAGACGGAGCATACTAAAATTATAAATTTAGAAAACGTTCTTTGAAGTATTGTTTTATAAAAATAGAAAACAGAGTTATTTTGGTTTTTCATTTTTATTTTATATATTTATTAATATGAAAGATATATTAATAAAATTTAAAAAGGTTCATGGTGAATTGTATGATTATTCATACGTAGATTATAAAGACAGATTAACTAAAGTAGCTATAGGGTGTAAAGTTCATGGTGAATTCCTTCAAACTACAGCAGCCCACATTAGTGGCCAAGGTTGTCCAGAGTGTGGTAAAATTAAAAGAAGGATAGGGAAGAGAATTACTTTTGATGACTTCCTGATAAGAGCTAAAGATAAACATGGAAACAAATTTTCTTATAATAAAGAATCTTATGTTGATATAGAAAAAGCTTTTGTTATTGTATGCCCTAATCATGGTGAGTTTACACAGTCTCCCAAAACTCATATAAAGAGTCACGGTTGTCCAAGATGTGGAAACAACTCTGCATCACACAAACTCTCCCTTACTCGTCAAGAGTTTGTAGATAAAACTATCAGCGTTCATGGTGACAAATTCATTTATGATAAAGTCAAATATATCAACAATAGAACTCCTATTATTATAACTTGTAAGTTTCATGGAGATTTTAATCAAAAACCTAATTATCATTTATCTGGAAATGGTTGTCCTAAATGTGGAGGCACCTCTAAACTTTCTCTTGAAGGCTTTATAGATAGGAGTAATTTGATTCACGATTTTAAATATGATTACTCTAAATCAGAATTAATCAATAGCAAAAAAAAAGTTAAAATAATTTGCTTAAAGCATGGAGAATTTATGCAATCTCCCTCTCACCATATGATGGGCTCAGGATGCCCAACATGTAATGAGTCTAAAGGAGAAAAGTTGGTTGCAAAAATTCTTAAAGAAAAAAGCGTTAACTTTGTAAGACAAAAGAGATTTAAATATTGCAAAAATAAAGCAGTTCTCCCTTTTGATTTTTATTTACCAGACTTAAATGTTTTGATTGAATTTGATGGTGCGCAGCATTTTTATCCTTGGAGATTAAAAGATACAGAAGTTGCAAAATTAAAACTTAAGAAGACACAAGAAAATGACCTTATCAAGACTGAATTTTGTAAAAAAAATGAAATTAAATTATTAAGAATTCGTTTTGATGAGAATGTTAAAAATAAATTAGATAAACTATTAAAATGAAGCCAGGCCAAAACATAATTAAACAAATAGAAGACGGGAATTTCAATTTAAGTTCGCATCCAGTTTTTAGTCATAATCCAAAAAGATTAATGGATATTGGTTTTAATAAATCTCTTGAGTTAATTAAAAGAAGAGTTGGAGACCACAATCTCTCCCCAGTATATTTATTTAATTTATATAAAACGTATCAATTTAAAATAGATATTATTGAGAGTAGCATTAAATCAGAGCTTGAACAAATAGCGGAAGATACAATTAGAGAAATGTATGATGTACCAGAAGATATAAATATTAAACCAAAGATTGTTAATCAAGATGATATTGAATATGATTTTGACTCTGAAAATGAAAAAATAGAAGTCTCCCCAGAAAGACTAAGATTAATAAAAGAAGAAGCAAATAAAAGAATAATACTAAATTCTATTGTTCATGGTTCATCTGTTATGATTTGGTCAAGCGCATATTATATTGTAAAAGAAAAACTTGATGAATTAAATAATAAATTAATTGAACTATATGATATTTATTCTGCAGTTGTTAGTTATTTACTTTGGCTTCAGGAACCAAGTCAAGATTTGTCTGGAGTAGAAAAACAAGGAGTTTGTGAAATTGATTTTGAAGATGGATTAAGTTGTGAAGGAATAAATTTTCCAGTACTTTTATTGGAGACAAATAAAGTGGTGATTGATTATCTTATTTGTAAAGGTATACCAACCGATTTTAGTGAAGAAGAGTTAAAATTATATTATGCTCTTTCAGATGATTATAATCAAGAAATTTGGCATAATACATTGTCTCCAGTTATATATTCTGATTTTTTAGAAACAATAGAAATAGAATCAAATAAATTACCTGATGTAATATCAAAATTATCTCAACTAAATTATGAAGAATTAAAAACTGTGTTCATATCTATACAACAAGATTCAAAAGAATCAGGAAAAATAGAACTTTTAAAATTTAAAATCGTATAATATAAGATGAGGAATATACAGATGATTGAACCTTTGGTAGAACCAAAGCCAGTTACGAAACCATCTCCAACGGAAAAGCCCAAGGAGAAACCAAGGAGAGGAGACCCATGGACAGTGCCCGCACCGAAAGTGAACCCCACTCCAAAGGCCTGAATAATACAGACTGTAACTTTTTAAATATTAATCGTTATAAACATAATAGTCATGAAGAAGAGAGATTTTAGCATAAAGAAAAAGATTATAAACAAAGGAGAGTATGATATGCTTAGAGGGATGATGACTGATGAAGCATTTTTCGATACATTCATAGTGTGTGACAAGTTGGTCACAAGAATGCTCGCTGCTGAGGCAGTAACATATGTAGCATTTACAGATGTTTCTCCAGTATACAATGATACAGCAAAATTAAACTAAGATAAAGATGAAAACGAAAAGAACATATGATGAAGTTGAGATTATTAATACTCCGTCTATTAAGACAGGGATTAAAACTCTTGACCTGTTCCTTTCTAACAATGGAGGGTTCGAACTTGGAAACCTGATTCTTATGACAGGAACTTCAGGTGCAGGTAAGACAACTCTTTGCAAACTGATTCAAAGAGAAATTAAAAAACCAACATTATTTCACGCCTTAGAAAGTTTAGCGTCTTCAGTTAAGAGACAAACTCTTAGAATTAAAACACATTCCAACTGTTTTATTACTGACGGGAAAGATTACCAAGACTTTGATGAGTTCATGGATTTCATTTATAGAGATAAGCCAAGATTTGTTATGGTTGATTCACTTCAACACGCTGTGAAACAACTTAGGAAAAAAGGCATGGGAAAAGATGAGGCTTACCACCACGTACTGGACTCTTTATACAGATGGAAAGATGAGACGCAAGGAATTGTAATTCTTATTTGTCAGTTGAATAAAGACAACACGTTTTCAGGACCGTCAGGAATGTTGTTCGATGCGGATGTTCAGGTACACTTAGAGTACAACTCTAAAACAGGAGTTAGAACAATGGATACGAAGAAAAATAGAATGGGTCAACTGGACTCGATTTATTATGAGTTCTCTTCAGGAGTTGAGGTGATGAAGTTCTACACTCAAGAAGAATGGGATGTAATTAAAATGGGTGTCACTTTGCCAGAGATGTTAATGAACATCATCTTCCAGTATTCAAACGCCTACAGGAACCACGATTCGTATTCTGTATTTAAGAAAGAATTCAACAAGAAGATTAAGGTGATTTATAATTCTATTGATGATGACCTTGAGATTTGTTTATCAGTTACAAAACTGATGAGTGAATTAACTAAAAAGTATTTTGTAACTTTTTAAATAACCATCGTTATACATACACGAACCAATAAATAGAGAGAGATATGACAAACGTAAAGAAAGATTCAGAACAAGCTACTAAAGATAAAGCAAACGTAGCAGTGCTTCAAGATATTAATGCCACAGCAAGAGCAAAAGATGATGCTTTTAGTAAGCTGTATGGTAGACACAACCAACAAGTCCGCATTCACTTCCTCAAGAGATTGAGAGATACAGATGTTGCTGAGGATTTGCTTATGATAACTTTTGTAAAGGCGCATGAGAACATTAACACTTATGACCCAAAAGTGGGTGCATTTTCTACTTGGTTGTACAAGATTGCAAACAACTCTTTGATTGACTTGTTGAGAAAAGCAAAGTTCGAAGTTCTTTCTTTGGATTCGCTTCAAAGTAAGACGTCAGACGACAATGATGGAATGGAATTTCAATTAGATTCAGATACTCCAAACCCATTGCAAATTCTTGTTCATGATGAGGTAACAAAACAAGTTTCTGATGCAGTTAATTCTATTAAGTCCAAAAAAGTTCGTGAATTAATGATTTGCAGATACATTGATGAAATGAGTTTTGAAGAAACGGCAAAGGCTCTTGGTCTTGAATTGAATTCAACACTTAGAACAGCTGTTGCAAGAGGTAAAGAGATTCTTAAAAAGAAATTAGCTAACCTTGAAAATAATGTCTCATAACATAAAACCAACGGTCTTATGACCGACCCCATACTACTGGGATGTGATAGTGTAGTGACTATTGTCTGGAAGTAGTGTTATGATAAAAAGCTATTAGTTCGGTGAATGAAGCAAAGCGTTAGCGCCAATAGTTTAAGTGCCCCGTGGTTATGATACACCACGGGGTTTTTTGTGCGTTGCCCCGAACGAGCGCAGCGTTGTAACTTTTTAAATATCCATCGTTATACAAATAAGAAAAGGGCCTGGCGGAGAAAGTCGGAAGAGTAGACTCCAACGTGCGTTGGATTTTGTGAACAAGCTCCAACCTGCCCAATACTCTCGTGAAATATAAATTTATAATTTTAGAAAAATAAAGCCCGTTATTAACATATCGCCTAAAAAAGATTGTTTTAGGTAGAACATTTTAAAATCTCTTACGTATAAGATAATGAAAGAACAAATAGATTTATATTTTTTACACTTTGTAACATTTTGTAACATTTTGTAACTTTTTAAATCTATGTCGTTATACAGTCATAACCAATGACCGCAGGGCAAGACCTGCTTTGCAGTCGCAAAAAACAATTATTATGAAAAATGAAAATGCATTTAACTGGGACATTAAGCAAACAGGAATTCTTGACATTAATGGAAACCCTATAAAAGGGTACAAAGAAATTACTCGTGATGACAATGGGTCAAGCATTGCTGTTATGAAAGAGTCTTATACGCCAATGACAACTCAACAATTCTCTGATACAGCAAACGAAGTTGCAGGTGCAATTGGAGGTTCTGGACTTATTTTTAAGGATTGGAATGACAATAGTGTTGAAGGGCAAATGGGAGCTAACAAGCCCGTGATTACTTGTCAGATGGAAATGAGCGAGCCTCTTGAGATTGCAGGCTCAAAGATTGAAGGTAAGTTAACAATTGGTGTTGGATTTGACGGAGGGCGTAGCTTCTTTATTGGTCACACAAATACTTACCTTAGATGCACAAATGAATTCTCTTCAATTGTGAAGGACTTCAAAAGCAGACTTACTGTAAATAACATGGTAAGAGTTGAAGACATTATTAAAAACATTCAAACGTATAGAGATTACGAAAGAAATTTATACGAAAACTTTGAGAGATTTCATAACACAAAAATTGATGAAAAGATTGTTCAAGAATGTCTTGCACGTCTTGTTGATTTGACTGTTGAAGAGAGAGCAATGACTGTTAAGGAGAGAAACACAGAGTTGTCTTCTCAAAAGTTGAACAAGATTGATGACATTACTGCAAGTATTAGAACAGAAATGGCAGAGCTTGGTAACAACGCTTGGGGATTATTCAATGGGGTCACACATTATTCTACACATATTATGAACTCAAGAGGTTCAAATGAGTTGAGTACAATGTTCGGAGCAAAGAACAAAGCAAACCAAATTGTTTATGGCTTAGGTCTTGAATTACTTGATGCATAAGATGCTAAACAACAAACTTAAGGAGAGCAGAAATGTTCTCCTTTTTTTGTGACCAATTTTGTCTAAGGAAAGTTTAGGGCAGGGGTGGATTGCCTGTCAAGGCTGTGCTCTTGACTTTAAGGCACAGGGCACTTATTCTTACCTTGCCTGTTTCACTCAAGGGACATAGTTATAACGATAATGGTTTAAAAAGTTACAACCGTTGGAATTCTGGTTTTTAATTCATATTTATCAGAAAATCTAAAACCAACAACCATGAACCTAAAAGAAGCAAAACAATTGTTTGAAGAAATAGTAGAACTTTGTTACCAGACAGAAAATCAACAACTGATTGAAACCATTGAACAAATTTATCCAGAAGTAGAAGAAGCAACAGCAGTTTTTAAAGTAATATCTTCAGCTGAAGAATTACAAGTTATCATAAACGAAATAGAATTCCTTCCTGAAGAAGAAGAGGATGTCCAGGAGCTGCAGGAGATAATCGAAAAGTTGTCAGAATAACATAAATAATTTTTATTTGTAAAAGTCTTTGCGTATCTTTGTGCAAAGACTTTTTTTATGCACAGAGGAATTATCATATACTTATCAATCCTGATAGGCTTAGCTCTTACAGCTGGGGGTAGCTATTTTATTATTGACAACCTAATAAAACCACAGGGGTTTATGTTCGAAGGAATCATGGCAGCAGGCCTGGGAATAACATTGCTTATGTCAGTAATCGTTGCCGCAACAATCGGAAAGGCAATTATGCTGTTCGGTGAAATCCTGGAGCAGACAACAAAGCTAAATCAGGAAATTGTAAAACAAAGCCAGCCGCAATCCATATCCAGTATATTTCAGGGAATGATGCCGCCAGGCTCAAACATGACTGTTACAAACCTGAACACAGGAGAAACATCATCCAATAAACCTGAACTGGGAAAAATGAGTGAGATGATTTTTAACGCAATGGCTGCTGGCTTGAGCGGCAAGACAAATGTAGAACTTAAAGATATGAGTGTCAAGGAGTTAGAGAAACTCTTGGCAAAAGCTATTAAGGATGATGACTATGAATCTGCAACAGAGATTAGTGCAATCCTGAAGGAGAAGAAGAATCCTGGTTCAGGTGACTCTGAAAATAATTCATAAAAAATAGAACATTCTAAATTTATAAACGTATAAGATAATGTAGGCTGAAAGATACCTACATTCTAACGAGATTTCCTTTTGGAAGTTTTAGTTGTCTATCCTGAAGGTGGAATATCCTGACGGAATTGTCTCTTATCAGAAAAGCTCGGTTTTGTCACCGAGCTTTTCGCTTTTATAGTAAGTTGCTTCGTTACGAACAACGAAGTTGCAAGCAAAGCGGAAAATGAATTTATTCATTGTAACTTTTTAAATTCCTGTCGTTATACAATCATGGGAAACCCAAATTCAAAAAAACACAAAGCAAACCACGCAGGCTACAGAGATAAGCCAGGGCGTAGAGCAATTGACGCACTTTGCGGAATGTACGCTGCAATTGGTAATGTAGAAATTCTGGTTGGAACGCCAGGAGAAGGAAAGCCGAGACTCGGAACTCCAGTAAACAAAACACAGCCAAAACCAGGTACACAGCTTAGTTTATTCTAAATTGTAACTTTTTAAATTGACATCGTTATACACTTAAATTAAAAACAATTATTATGAAAAAGTATTTATTAGTATTAGCATTAGCAGGATTGTTCACTTCAATTTCAAGTTGCAAGAAAGAAACAATTGAACCGAAACCTGAACCAGACACAACAGTTGTCACAACCAATGAACCAGTAGCAATGAACCTTCAGGTTTATTCTTTTGATGACGGCAATGGATTTGCAGGATATGACTTCAAAGTTGTCATAAAAAGCCCAAATGAGTCCGTTGACTCTTTGTCTACAACATTCTCCAATTATTCTGATGGAGTTACTTCACCAAACTTTGCAACACTTCAATGTAATGTAGATACCAGTCTCGTTTATACGATAGACATATATGATAATGCAAATAATTATTTGTTAACTGTTCCTTTAGAGTTTCATTGGGAAGATTATATTCTGGCAGTCAATGATGATGCAAGTAGTACAATTACTGGAGAAGTATTTAACCATGATAACATAGAAACACAAAACGCCTCACAGGCTCATGTTGTTTTAGCTATTGGTAAGTAAACTTTGTAACTTTTTAAATTCCTGTCGTTATACAGATATAACATAACCTGCGTGAGATTGTTCATGCAGGTTTTTTAACCACATTAAAACTTAGAGATATGAAATTCGTTTACATTATTGAAATTGGACAGCTTAGCAAATTAGAGAACAAATTTAACTTCTATGACATGGAAGTGTTCCCAAGTCAAAAGGCAGCTGACCATGTTGTTAAAAATATGATTGAGTGTAATACCTCTGGAGATTTTGAAGAACTTGTTAAGCAAGGTGATGTTAGAATTGAGAAGTCTGAAGAAGGCGGATTCAAGAGAGGTGAAGTTAGTCATACTGTTTATACTTACAATTGCATGGGGTCTGGATTCAATAACGTTCCTACCAAAATGACAGTGAGATACGTAGTTAGAAAAATGTTAGTAAACAGAAACTTTTAATATTATGGCAGACGCAAGAACAAAACAAACAAGAGTGCTTACTATTACAATAGAAGTCTCTTCAGATGTAAAACTTCCTTCAGACCATGAGATGGTCTTAATTGCTGCAGCAGCTTCAGGAGCTATGGCAGACAAAGCAAAAGAGAAAGGGTTGACGCTCGATAACTTAATAACTCATAGCAATGACTAATTTATTCTGGATACAAAAATATAGACAACAAATTTTCGCTCTGGAGCTTCTGGTGGCGATTATTTTTGGACCTGCTCTGGCAAACATCCTGAGCGGCTCCGTCCTGTTAAGCCTGGTAATGATTGCAGCAGTTTTTCTATTTTTAGAAATTACTCTGGCTTTTACCAGGGTCACCTTTGCGAAGGTAGCCCATGAGAATACCAAGAAGATTTATGATAAGACACAGGCAGCACACAAAAAGATTAAACAGGACTACCAGGATATGACTGGTGAGCAACTGGACAAGCGCAGGGCAATACAGCATTCAAAAAAGAAACGTAAGCCCTAAGAAGGCAAAAACAATATAAACTAAAAAGAGATTATCATTTGGTAGTCTCTTTTTTAATCACTACATTTGCTTACATAAAAATTAATTAGAGATGAGACTTACAGTACACGTATCAGGCGCAAAGAAAGACACGCACGAAAAGAAGACCAAAGAAGGAATTGTTAATGTTAAAAAAACATTTAACACTCTATCGTTCTCAAGTGTGAACCCAGAAGATGTTGGAAGCATCCTAAACAAGATTAAAGCTGAAGGGCTTGGAGAGCCTACCAAGCATTACCTCTCTAACGAGAAGATTCCTGGTCACGCCAGAGGGAAAAGAAAAGCCTAAACCCTGAACACAAATATATGAAAACCTTCAGCTATGCTGGGGGTTTTTTTTTGTCCAGTCGGGACTGGTCAAATTCAGATTTGTAACTTTTTAAAAACACATCGTTATACAAATGTCGATGCGAACAGCGAGACGGGTCTGGTCACCGAGGTGAACCGAAAGAGTAGACTCCAGCCTGCCTTATATTTTCTTGCCAACCATTTTGTAAGCGAATCGGAAAAAGATTTTATTCTTTGTAACTTTTTAAATTCTTATCGTTATACAAGTGTAGACAATGAGAGACACATCTACTACCCCAGAACTGAAAAACTTATGGCAGGGTTAATCCACTCCTGCCCCAAACTTTTTTGCCCAATTTATTATTTGAGCCTGCTCCATCGAGCACGCAGTGCTTATGCAGAATCATTCTTAATAAGCATCATTTAAAAAGTTACAATTTTATAGAACATTTGTTGATAACTTACGTATAAGATAATACTAAGTAACTAACGAAAAAACACATTATGAAAAATTACTGACATATAGAAATCTCCAAAACTTTTTAAGCAAACACCGACCATGCTCTGAACTCGTTTCTTAGCTCTTCTACGCACGCCATGCTTAGTGGTCCAATATGCGCTTAAGAATCCTAAAGATTTCTTAGATTATTTCCCATAATTTCTATGACAGTATTTTGCACCTTCGGATGCAAGACTAAATAGGACGACCCAGAGCTCGACTTGCTTCTTGCACTCAAGCTTTGGTATAGTCCTATTTTTTAGAAATTTAGGTGATGCACATGTACGAACAATTTCAATATCGCCTAAATTTTGGAAATTTGGATGGTTGAGAAAATTCAGTACTATGGTGTGGGGAAATGTGGGATGTGCAGCACCGAATATTAAACTACCTCTTTTCGATGTTTTTAATACCTAACTATCTGATTATTAGAAAAAATAGTTATTAACATTACCAACCTTTCCCTAAATGCACCCCCTAAATTTCCATTTTTTAGGCTATTATTTTATCCCACATTTCCCCACCCTCCACCACATAAAATTGCACCCTCTCCCGCTCCCTCCCAGCTCTCCCCAGAATCGACCTCAAATATTACCCACTTCTCCCTGATTTTATACCCCTAATATAAGCTGCTGGTTGGGGATAAAACTATGCCAATCCAGAGACAAAATCCCCTTATCTCCCCAGAGATATTACCCAGGTCATCGTGACATATTTACACCCCTCCCCTTGCTCACTCTGACGTTTCACAACTCTCCCTATGCAAATTGTTATAAATTTAGAAAATGCCTATACAATACATCTATTTAATGTTTCTATTTAATCGTGATGCTCTGGGTACAATCTGCTCCTGCAGAATCAAAATATCCCTATACAAAAAAAGGAGAACTGCTTTCACAACTCTCCCTATTAATAACGCAAATTATAATGACAGGACTCGAACCTGCAGCTAACTGAACCATTCAGTCGGATGGAGTCGAACCATCACTTCCTCTACCAGTAGGGTAGGTCGGATACCAATTTCGACACATTACAATATTACATTAATCTTCTATCAATATATTTACCTCCAGACCAAATCTCTACCTTGTTACTATCTTTAATTAATTTAATTTCAGTTTCTCCTTCTGAAAAAAGAAATTTAACTAATGATTCTAAATCGTTTGGTTTAATTTGTTCTGGCTTTAGTTCATCTACCACAGATACTTGTACTGAATTTAAAAACCATTCCCAGCGTTCCTTTACAAAGCCTTTTGCTTCTTCTAAGGATTCAAATGACTCGCTTTCATTTGCTGTATCATTTTGCATGGTTGGAAAGTGGCAAGTAACAAAAAAAGCGACCTCACCTTTAACTTCCAATCTGGTTATCCAGGCAATCCTAATATTATTGTAAGATGCTGTTCTTGCCCACCTACCCATTTTATCTGGTTGGTCTGTGCTGCTGTATCTATTCGAGTATTCAATCATTTTTTTTAAGTTTGCACCATAGTTGACCACTCTTGTCTCTTGTGGTATTAATTTGTTCAACGTACCCTCTATCTCTATATGGAGATTCCTTAGAGAAAGGAATGGTTGAAATTGTTTCCATCTCAAACTCTATTGGAAAATATTTTTTAGATTGTTCTAAATACATAGGAATGTCTTTGTCTACGAAGAATGTAGATGCTACTATGTTATTAACTTGCGGGCTTTTAACATAATCAGCATCGCCAGAATGATATATTTTATTCGTAAAAGAATCGTGGTAATACCCTTTTATATCAGCAATTTCATCAACTACAACTGTTCCTTGTGGTAATTTAATTCTTTTCATTGTTCTTTTTATTAAAAATAAATAAATTTGGAATTCACCTTTACTACGCTTTAATCTTATCTATGATTTCGTTAGCCAATTCAAGCTGTGTTTTTGCGTGGTCAAAGATTTCCTTTGTAATAACTTCTGCTCCATACAATTCATCTGCAGACATATTATCATTACAATCTCTAAGAGCATTCTTTATGTTTGAGAACTGAACTTTCTCTCCTATGACATCATAGAGTTGTTCCCATTCAGTATCCATGCTTCCAGGCTTAATGCTATCAATTCTAATGTAGTCAACATCAAGTCCGAATGTGGCATCCTCATCTCTCACTTTTATATATACACCAGTGAAGTCGCTGCATACTTTATCATCATTGCTTAGTTTAGCCTTACGCTCTGCCTCAAGCTCTTTACCAAACTTATCGACAAGTTGTGCCACTGTAATAGATTTAATGTCTTCAGGGGCATCTTTAAGCATTCTCCATATTCTTGACTTATTTTTCATCTTATAATTTTTTAAAAGAAGACAGTGCGCTTTCTAAGTCAGCATCAAACTGTTCCTTTGTTCTTGTGTAGTAATCTTCCTCCAGTAGCATTCTACTTATTTCTGCAGCCTTACTTTTTTCTTCTCTATTAATATGGTTTTCAATCATACTAACTCTTACATTAAACCTTTCAACTATGCACTCCATGCTTTGATAAACACAAGTAACTTCAAGTTCATATACATCTCCTTTTTTATTGTATTGATTGCCTTCCCACGTAACAAAAGTTGGAACTATTCTAATAGCTCTTCTAACTCCTGTCTGAAAACAATAGAATGGTTTTTCTGGAATGAATATTTCAGTTTCTTCTACTGGAACTTTCTCGTATTCGTATGTAGTTATCTTCATGTCTTCTTATGAATTTTGTTTAAAGATTTCTGCAGACATTACAATAGAGCAATCTTCTTGAATTCCTTTTACTATAGCATCAATTGATTTCTTAAATCCTTGAATATCTACTTCACCGTTTTGGTCTAAGTAATTTTTCAAAAACAATTTACATTCAAGAGAATTAATCATTGACGTATCTATTTCTGATATATGAACAGTTTCAACAGTATGGTCATGTATATTATTTTTTTCAAGTGTATAGATACCACACCCATCTGACTCAAAGCCTTTATTTCTAAGTGACTTTTGAACTCCTGCAGCAGCGCTATACTTAGATGGTGGGTCAACAGTTACTTCAATAGAGTATAGACTATCCTTAACTCTAACTCCACCTTGTTCAATACCCATAGAGTATTCGTCCTCAATAGTTTCTAATAGTGTTCTAAAATCTTCAAACATAGTTAATTATTTATAATCTATTATACGCAAGAAATTTAGAAATGTTCTAAAATTTATCTTATAAAAGTTTAATTAGTATTTAAGCTTCACCACTTTGGATACAATATCATTCCAGATTAATTCAGCTTCTTTACGCCTTGTCCTATGCGTGTTGCAATTAAAACACTGACTCTCTTTACCAGATAGAAATTCGTAGCTAACACTTTTTGTGTATCCTGTCGTAATGAATTCTTCGAATCTAAGTTCTATCTTATCCTGGATGCCTTGGTCTAACAGAAATTTAAAAGTTTTCTGTATCATCTCAGATTTAGACTTAGATTTTCCATCTCTCATTTTACCAAGTTCTTCCAGTGGATTATTAGATACGAAATAATAGAAAGGAGTGTTTCTAACACCTTTAATATACACTCCGAATACAGCGTGCATATTTTTATTCCAAATGTCTATAGAGGGTTCGAAATCACTTTGTACAGAAATCTTATCTCTAAGTATAGAAATTTCCTCTGACATTTCAATAACATCTCTACCAAAGCTCATAATCTTCTGGTTCTTTTTATCAATTTCGCATTGCAATTTTTTCTCTTTATCAATGAGCCTTCCTATTCTCTTAGAGATTCTTCCTATCTCCTTATAACCTTCTTTAATCATTTTTTCGAACTTCATCTCACTATCGTTAAGTCTTTGTTCTATTGAGCGTATTTTTAAATTGGTATAGTCATACTCTTCTTTAACAAGATGTAAGTCTATATGACTATCGTAGTCCTTAAATTTAACTCCAGTCATCTCTAACTTTCCATACTGGTTTTCAATAAGGTGATTTACTTTTTCAAAGTCAAATTCTTTTGTAAGATGTTTTTTGGATAAACCCAGTTTATTGGATGGAATAGAGGAATTATATTTTGGCTTGAACTTACCTATGAAATATGCCTCCAAGTTATTTAGGTGGATGTTGTCTTCAACTATTATGTAAGCTACTCCATCAAAAGTTTTATCATTGTGCCCGCCAAAAGACCTTGATATTACGTTAAGGGATTGTCCAACGTAAACAACTCTATTATCGTGTACGAGAAAGTATATACCAGAGCCTCCACTAATATTAGAATCCTTAGATGATGAAATAACATCCTTATGATTTACTTTTGTTATTGCCATGCCTTATTATAAATTTCACAATTATGAATTGCCATAACCACATCTCTCATAGAATAGAATCTATATCTACTGCTTCCTCCATCATTGTCATAATCATATTCAGCATTAGGATTTTCTTCAGCACAAGTTTCTTGTGGGTGGGCTACATAATCTTTCTTAGCGTAATGTTCTTTTAATTCTGACACTGGATAGTATTTCATACTAAACAAAGCGTAGGCATCAGAGTAATCTGCTGGACAAATTGCATACTTTACTTCCCCATTGTTATCAGATAGATAAATTACTTTAAACTTTGGATTTATGTTTTCACTGGATACTGTCAGTTTTTTATCTGCCTTATCAATAATATTTTGAAGTCTTGTCTCTATTGTTATAAAGTCAATCACTTTAATTTCATCTACGAAAAAGTTTCTTGGATAGTCACTATTAGATTTTGTGTATCCGCTTATGTGCAATGCTTCAACTTTACCTGCACCAACAAAGTTTATAGGATATATAACTCTTTCGCTTCCTTTGTATGTTATGTTAATATAAGAGTTTTCATCTATGGCTTTTTGAATTGAATCAATTGTATTTTTTACTTGCTTTGTTATTATGAATTCTCTTACTGGAGCTTTTGGTTTTGGCTTGGGTTTAATTATTTCTTCAAAAGCCTTGCATGCATCAATTGTATTTTTAATTTCTTTTCTTGATTGCTCCAGCAGTATTGTTAATTTGTCACGTTTCTTGTTTACAATATATTCATCTACCTCTTTAGTTTTATCAAAAGCCTGTTCAAGCATTTCTTGAAGTTTACAGTTCTCTCTGTAGTTAAAATCTTTTATAAGGATTGACTGCTCCTTTAGGAGTGTTTTAAGTTTGCTACAGTTTTCTTCGAGGTGTGACAAGAAGTAATCTTCACTATGGGAACAACTATACTTATTTGCATATGTTTCTTTACCAGTTCTCTTATACATTAGATTATCGAACATCGTTATTTTGGAACGTGTTCCATTGTATATTTTAAAGAAATAATTGCTTAAATTCATATATTATTATACGCAAGAAATTTAGAAATGTTCTATTTTTATGACACAACAGCCTCTTTCTCTTTGCTAAGATAGAATTCTTTGTGCATGTTTTTTATAAAATTCATTGTTGTAATTTTTTTGTTAAAGTCTTACCTTACTCTTAAGAGAGGTTTTGATGGTATCGTACTTGCTTTCAAACAACAGAGGGAAGTTTGATGGCATGGCAGTTTCTTCTATGACTGTTTCATAAAAGTATCTTCTTTCAGTGTCTGGGTCTTCTATTCTTGAAAGGCTCACGCTTTCTTCTACAGTATAAGTGTATGTGTTTGTGTTTCCTTTGGTCCATGCTATTAGGTGAATCATAAAAACGCCTATGACCAATGACAATAATGTTCTATTTAAGTTTTTCATAATTTTATCTTCTTCTGGTGTAACGTGTGTTCCAAACTTCATCTGAAGTTCTATTATAAAGTTTCATGTCGCCATCATTAAACATAATGAGCAGAGTAAGCATTGACATTCCAAATGACATAAGCAAAATCCAAATCAAGTTTAAATATTGATGCCATTCTCCAGTGAATCCATTGAATAATACTCCAAACACTGTTGATATGATTACAGTCCATGCAGACATTAATACTGAAGTCATTGATGATGTTGATTCATAGAATATTCCCTTAAGTCTTCTTAGGGATGAGAACTCTTCTTTTCCCCACTTGTGAATGAAGACAAACTTTTCTAATTCACCACGCTCTGTTCTAACTTTGTACACAAGTATTAGGTCTGTCTTGGCTGATGGCTTTGCATCTGAGTACTCCAGGTCGAATGAGTTCTCTGGAGCGATGATGTAGAATGACTCACTTACTGCTCCAATCTCTGGGTGCTCGGCTACAAATGCCTTAAGCTTTTCAGCAACTTCTGTATCGAGGTCTCCTCTAAAGTGTTTTGTTGGCAAGAGTCTAAGGTCATACTTAATGCATATATCCTTAATCTCTTCTTCAGTAAATACAAAGCCCTTATAGGTATCTTCAAGGTTCTTTCTATCTATCTCAAGTCCTTTGATTTTCTCAGCTTCCTTAATGTCGTGGTCAAGACCAGTTCTTTTAAGGATTTCTCTATCACCGTCTTCTCCAGACATAAGAAGTTTAACTGAAGGAACGTTCTCTGTCTTATCAACAGACATTTGTCTCTTACTTTCCAGTTCTTCCTTTATTCCTTTTATTTCGCTCATAATTTTGTTTTTATAACCACTGTACAATCATGCACAATAGCATTATTATTTAACATACGACTAACACTGTTATCGTGTTGTCTTTTGGTTCTTTATTTTTCATCGTGTTATTTTAAAATAATTCCTCTATATGATTCCCTTTTTAGGAATATAAAACCATCTTCTTTTGCATACACCATAAGAGAGCATTCTCCTTTGTAATGTTCACCTGGGTCAACTCTTGAGTAAACCTTTGTCAATGCGCCAGAATGGTCATAGAATAAATCCTCATTAAGGATAAGCATTTTATATTTAAGTCTTCCATCATCTGACTCTACAGGCTCATATATGAAGCAGCTGATTACATCCTCTTCTAATATAATCTTTCTACCGATTAAGTCGCATTCATCACAACCGAGATAGTGTGGGAATTCTGACAAATTAATTCGTTTATCCAATTCTTTTATTAGACCACCGACTTCGCTTGGTTTATATTCTCCAGCAAGGTCTGATATATCAATTGTCTTTTCCTTCTTCATCTTGTTCTAATTTGTATAGATAATCAAACTCCTTTGCCTTAAACTTTTCCTTAAGCTCTTCGACTGTGAAAGTTTCCAATGTGCTTATGTTTGTAATCTTCACATTATCTTTCGCCTTATCATGTGAAATGAATCCTTTTATGTTTTCTATAATTTCTCTCATGGCTTCTTCTTGTGTTTCATGTCCTACAAATAAATTACCTGTCAATGACTTGCAATGTTCTTCAAGTTCCTTCTGTGTCTTTTTAGCTATAGAATCTCCAGTGTACTTGTAATAAGTAAAGTTTTCTATGAGTATGACTTGCTCTACAATGTAGTATGTCTTGTATGCATTATCATTAAGACTCCATCTATCATACTTGTGGATTAGGAACTCCAGCGTCCTAACGTGCTCCTGGCTTTTTATCATGAATAAAAATCCAATCAAGAATGTTAGAGTTGGGATAATAGACAAAAGGAACAATGCTACCATATCTTTGAGTGGCATGCTCCAGAATCCTGTGTTGATGGATGCGACAATCATGAATGTGCTCCACGAAATTAATAGAATTATCCAGACTGTTGTACAGACGATTTCACGAGCATCCCTCTTTCTTGTTTCTCCTGGGAGAATATAACCTTTTCCTACTTTTGTTTCCATAATTATTTGTTTCTACAAAGCCCTGTACAATTGCATTGTCTAACATTATCTCCATAGCAGAAATCTTTTCCTACTACTTCAACTGCAGTTACTCTGTCTATGTCAATTTTAGCTTGTTGTCCTTTTTTGAATATGTCTATAACAACTTCGGACCACATGTTTCTTTCAATCCTTTCAGCTTCACCAACAAAGGTTCCATCTAAGTCAATAAACTTCACTCTAACCCATGTCAATAGTCTTCTAAAATTAGAATCCCTCTTGTAGGCTGTTTCGTAATTATAGCTTTGATTGGTAGAGATAACTTTTCCTGTAGTAACATCAACAAGATAAGGCACCTCAACAAGTTGTCCTTCTTTTATTTCCATTATTCGAATTCTTGGTCAATTATTTTTTGAATGAAGGCTGGTTTGGCAACTTTTATTAGCATCCACCCACATGTCTCAGCGTTTTCTATTCTACGCAAATAATCATTTACACATCTTTCTCTTGCGTTGCACTCTGTAATGTACTTAGATAGTTTGTTGGTATAATTCTCCAGTACTCCATTGAACTTTAACTCTGGATACTTAATCATAAGTGCGCTTATGTTTTCCACATCACTTGGATTCATGTTCTTGAACATTTCCTTTTCGTAATCTGGGTACAGCTTGGTCAAGGAGTCGGTTATCTCATCCTTATATTCACTCATCTCTTTCTTAATGGACTTAACATCTCTTAGGTTCTCTTTGATTTCGTTGAAGTGTCTGTTTATCTCATTTCTAAACTCCATGTTACGAAATGCTGATATGATAAGAGTAACGGTGCTTGCTATTAGTCCTATGACTCCTACAGTAATTGCAGCGTTCCACCAATTGCCAGCAGGCAAGAAAGTACCAGTAGTAAATCCTACTGCGGATATGAATGCGAATAATAGTATTGTGTAGATAAAATTCATTGTGTAGTTTTTTAGTTATGCGTTATACGTTCTAAATTTAGAAATGTTCTATTTAATCCATTCCAATTATAATCTTATGGTTCTTCATAAGGAATTCTTTTGCTTTCTTCGGGTCTTTTACTTTATCTCCAAGGAGTTTAATTACTTGTGTAATGATTCTCTCGCCTCTATCCTCCATCTTTCTAAATTTATGGTTAAGAAGCGTTTCACCGAAATCAAGCACTCTCTTGGGAACTTGTTCCTCTGGGAGTCTATTACTTTCTGCTCCAGCTGATTGCTTCAAGTAAAGTCTCAGGCACATATCTAATTTATTGTCGGTAAGGAACTCATATCTATTATCTTCAGTGTCTATTGAATACTTCTTCATCTTCCTAAGGAAGTCACTTGAGTGGTTTCCGTGTCCATCGTATGCCATTCCAGTTGCAACAGCTTTAAGTGGTTCACGAGAGTAGTGGGACAATCTGTATATTACAAATATCTCATCACCAATTCTATATATGTAACTTGCCTTATGCTTTCTCATTATTTACTAAATTGTTCAGTGTCAAAAATTTTATACCTAAAAGGCCTTCGGCTTGCCAAAATGATTAAAATTTCTATGGTTCAATTTTTAGAGGATTTCTTTAAAAAGTTTTCCTCAATATTTTTTTTGTTTGCGTGTTCTAACATCTGCTCATTCAAAAACCATTCATCAATAAATTCAGCCACTCTTTTTCTTAATTCTTTTATCTTCAACTCTTTATCATCATCTTCAAGGTTAGAAGCTATTCTTGGATATACATCATATAGATTAAAAAGAACAAGGTTTGCATCAAAACCATCTTTATCTAAATCACCCATAAAACGATACCAATCAAAACTAATTCCAATAGACATATCGGTTTCAATCATAACAACATTGCCATCAGAAGAATTAACAATTTCTTCAATCTCTTCTTGTGTAAGTTTTTCTTCTTTATAATGCAACCTACTCAACAGATAATCAATAGTATGCTTAATGCTATTATTAAGGTCAATATTTACGTCTTCTATTCCTGCAAGTTCATTAATCATTCTTTCATATAAAAAGACTTTGAAGTCATTTATAAACAAATCAATTATAAATTCTTTTTCCCTTCTACTGTGGTACATATTTTATAGTTTAATTTTTTATTATTTATTTACCGTTTTATTATACGTTTCTAAACTTAGAATGTTCTATTTTTCCCCCGCTTATTTATGGAATAGTGTTTAAAACTTTTGAGAATTCAGCTATTGGTGAATCGTCTAATTAATCAACAGTTGTGTGGTTTTTCTTATTTCTCCTGGCTATTAGCCAGTCTGTTAATTTTTCTATCATACGTCAAATCCTTCAATCTTCAGCTTATCGTAAGCAATCTTTACAAGTTGTTCATGAGAGAACAATTTGCTCATGCTATCGTAGCTTGTTCCTGTAAGCAATTCGAAAGACTCTTCCTTAAGATTTGTCTTTTGCTGTTCTGTTAAAGTTTCATACCAAGTCATTGACTCAGTGCCTTCAAGAGCGTCATCCACAGGGCTCATTGCTCCTAATGATAACGAAAGTGCTGTTAATATTTTCATGTTATTTTTTTTTAAAAACGGTTATTTGTTTTTAAGTTAATTAATTTTCAAAATAATTATCACACATACCACAGTGCCACATATCATTACACATATATTCAGTGTATGTACTGCCACAATCACACATAACTCCAGGAATAGTTGGTTCGCCAGAAATCATATAATCTTTAACTTCAACTTCAGATTTTCCTATTTCTCCTGGAACTAATCTTCCATCTTGCTGCACGCTGTACGATTGATACGGTTCGAGTTTCTGAATGTCTGTGTTTAGATTAACTAAAAAATCAAAATACTTCTCTGCATCTTTTCTTAGCATTTCATCAGATTTATCCCATTTTTTAATCACTGCATCAATTGAATAATTGTATTGTTCATATATTTCATCATGATATGTTCTATCAGGAGCTATATGTCCAATTTTTTTGAATTCAATTTTCATTACATCAGGTGTATTAAAATTTAAAATATCTTTTCCATAAGATTCATCTACAGCATCAACAATTTTTTCAATAAAATCGTCTTCATCACTATATAATTTTTCACCTTCTTCAGAATCAAAAAATTCATCCCTTTCATCTTCATTAGTAAAAGCATTTCTTATCTTTTCTCTTTTTATGTTTAATAAAACAGCGTTTTTAAAAAGAGAAAAGATATAATCATTAAATTTAAGTTTTGAGTTCATTTTTAGTTATTAAGTTCAACAATGTAAGCAATCGTGCATCTCTTTGATTCATAGACAATAATCTCATCATTATACAAAGAGCTTCCAGCGTGTGCGAAAGTACAATCGTAATCACCTTTGCTATCAAGTTTGCTTTGACAAAGACTTGAGTCTGATGAAGTTACATCATATTGTCTTCCTATGTGTACATCAAACAAAGCCAAGTATCCTTTATTGTCATTTCCTCTTGCCCAGTAAGAGCCAGAAAGAGATGAATATCCAATAGACTTCTGTGCTTTGTTGGAAAAGTAAATACCATCACCAAACATTGACCCTGTGTGTTGAACACCAGATGGACGAATAAGAAGTCCAGTCTGAATAATGTTAAACCAGTTCTCATTTCTTGAACCGTGCCACAATAGCAATCTATTTTTTAAATTGGCATTGGCATAGTGTGCATCAAACTTTGCTTGAGTTGATTTATTTACACACTTGAACAGTCTGCTTAATTGATTTGCGTTATTTCCAAGCAATTTCTTTACAAGAGCAATTGCTTTTGGGTCTTTCTCTTCTGTAACTTCAAGCCCCATCTTATCAAGAAGGTCTGGCGCTGCTTTGACTTCATCCTCTTCTTCCTCATCTTCATCAGATGCGTTTTGAGTAATCATTGCCACCTGACCAGCCATTGTATCAAGAATAGACTGCTCATTGGCAATGAAGTCTTTCATTTCTTCAATGGTGTAATCATCTTCATTTAGCAAGAAGTCTTTAACGTTGCTCATCTTTCTTGGGATGGTAGCATAAAGTTCCAATAATTTTTCATTTATTGGCTCTATCTTATTTGCCTTGGTAGAATTGTTTCTCACAATTACTGCGGCAGCATCAATGATTGCTTGTGCGTTGTCAACCTGCTTCTGTGTTACATCTTCTTGTGTAATCTTATAGTTGGCACCAATGGACTTGTTTGCGTATGCCATAAGGTCATCAAACAATGCTTGCACCTCTGCTTCAGAGATATTTACAATTCCAGTAGATTTTTGTGCTTGCTTAATTACAGCTTCATCAGTCTTGTCTACATAACCTTTTCGAGCTGAAGTCTTTTGGTTATATGTAGCATTCCACTTAGATGAAGATTTAACATCAACAGCCATTTTTGTACCAATCCTTCCATAGGTACATCTAATTGTTCCATTGGATTGCTCTTCCATTATGTAGACTTTGTTGGACTGACTTGTCTTTCCGTTGTCTACACTAACATGTATTAGTTTGGCATATCTCAGCCCGTCCTCTTTTGTTATCATTTGTGTGGTTTATATCAATTCTTTTTCTTTTAAGTAATCGTAAAGACAAGGTAAGTTCAATAAATATTGATTATGATATGTTGAACCTCCGTAGTAATCTCCTTCTCTAAATTCACGAACACTAACGCAATTGTTGGCAATGTTCTTATATTGCAAGAATGATATTGATGGTGCTACTTTTTCAAGAAGCTCATCAAGTTCTGTCATTGAGTCTGGCGCTTTACTTGGAGACACAGAACCAGAATTGCCCCAGCAATCCTGCCAAGTTCCTCCAAGGCTCCATGAATCACCCTTAACAACCCCTTCTTCATTTGCATAAAGCTGATGCTCATCAGAAAACATTTTCCATTCTGGCTTTCTCTGAACATTATAAGTTTTTTTGCTAAACTTTATCTTCTTATATTTTTCAATATCTTTGACCTCCATTATTTCATTAATAGAATCAATTTTAGCATTCTCTATGGTGATTGCAGAGTCTTCATCTCTTCTGTGCGTGTCGTTCCAGATGCAAGCTTCTACGTTTGGATTCCAATAGTGAATTATTACGTGTGATGGAAGCCTGTTTCTATCACAAGCAATTTCAAGAACCTTTTCAACATCTTTTCTTGTAAGAAATAACCCATCAAGAAAAGTATGTCTATCAAACAAGCTGCTTCTATCTTTAATAAGCTCTTCCATGTTTTTATATCTTCCTCCTCTTGCTCCATGCAAATATTGGTCGCACTCAATTAAGTTGGCGAGTCTACCCATTTCCTTGTGAAGTATTTTGAATGCGGATGTCTTTCCGCTTCCTGGAAGTCCGACTGATATGTGTAATTCTCTATGCATTAACGCTGTTGTTTGAAAGTTATACGAAAAAAAAAGAGGAATGTTCTAAAAACTTCCTCTTTTATTATATCTTGTAAAAACAACCAAGTGGCTTACATGGCCAGTACCAGTTGCATGGTAGCAACCTAACACATGGAGAGTATCGACCTCCCTTTAACCAAAATCAGCCTACTTGGTATATCTTTAAGCTTCTTATTTCTTAAAAGAGCTTGCTACAGCAAAGAAGTATTCTTCTTTTTCTCTTTCAATATCTTCCAGTTCATCAAAACTACAAAGTCTTGGATTGGTTTTGTTTCTGGTAGAATAATCAGGCCCATATTCCCAACCATCTTTTCTCTTTCCAATTACAAAATTGTAGTGAGCTTCTTGTGGGCTTCTTACAATTCCTTTTACGATTTTCTCTACTGAGTCAGCAACAATTGCATGATGCTCTGGAGACTTATCTTCCCAAGGAATTACTTGCATTCCATTGTTTTTGCAAAGTACGTTATGCACCTCGTGGCACGTCTTTGCAATTTGTAACTTTTTCTTGTTTTTCATATTCTTTTTTTATGATTTTTAATACACAAATATACGACAAATTTGTCAAAAATTCAATACTATTTTTTCTCTTTTTTCTGACAATATCTGTTGAAGCTTCCAAAGTCTTCGCTGATGATTTCGCACATCTTTACCTTGCTGATGTTATCAGTTTTCACACCTATGGAGTGAAGGAATTCTTTTATGACTTCAGTTCGTTCGCCTTTTGTCTTGAATCCTTTTTTAACCAAGTAGTTATTAACTCCGTTGCTTGGGTTTGACATCCCATTTCTTGAACTGTTACCCTCCATTGTTCTTGGATAACCGACTCCTGGTCCAATATATTCTCCTGTCTGTTCGTCAAGGATTCCATCAAGAATCATGTCTGCTATATCTCCCATCTTGTAAATTTTATTGTTGTAACTTCATCTTCAAATGTTATTTCTGGATAGAATCTCTTCATCTGCTCCCACATGTCGTGATGGTCTTTTAAATCCATCGTTCTGAAGGTCTCCTATGTATACGTTTGCCAACCTGCAGTAATGCACATTGATTACGTTTACAATCTCTTGTCTATTTTCTTCAACGCTCTCCAGCTTCAAGTCGCCCAACTGAATGTCTCTTCGACCTTTTCTTATGGTTGTTTGCTTCCCAGTTTCAAGGGCATCAAATATGTCTTCTGCTAATTTTAAAGTCTGCATTGTAATTATTTTAAATACCTAAAGTTGCAATATTTAGGAGAATTTCTATAATTGCCAGAGGAAACATCATCATAGCCAAGACCATGAGAAATGGTGTTGTAATTTCAAGTGTCTTTTTCCTACCATCCTGGCAAGACTTGCATACACCATCTTGCCAATACATAGTTGATGACTCGTTTCCACAAGATTGGCACACATCTTTATCTGGACCTCCAAATGAATTTCCGAAATGTTTTAATTCGTTCATTATTTTGAAGTGTCTATTAATTCAGCTCCTTCTGGAAGTCTAAACTTAACGTGACTAAATCCAGAAAATCCATTAAGGTCTTTCTTTACAAAGTGAGTCCACCAGCAAATAAAAGAAGCTACATCTTGGCTGTATTGGTCAAGAGAAAATTTATTTGCATTACCATAAGGGATGACCTCAATGCCACTTGATAGGTCAATGCAAGATTTGAAGGTGAAAGCATTGCAACCATGCTCAAGGGGTTTCTTTCTATCCTCTGGAGTTAGCATGCCTTCTTTATTTATAATGTTTATTTTATTGATGTTCATCATAGCTTTTGTTATACGTTATAAATTTAAAAATGTTCTATTTACCAATCGAGCATATCTTTAATTTGCCGCTGCCTCTCCTCTCGTTTTGGATGTTTATATGCAATCTCTTTGCATTTTGGACATTTCATATCCCAAGTAGAAGAATCAATATCTCTCATGTAAACAAACTCTTCATTACCACAATGTTCACAACTTAAATCATCTGGATATGTAATCACACCTCCAAAAGAAATGTTTGGACATCCAGTTGTAGAGCTTTCTCTTTTAATTGAAGCGGGAAAAATTATTGCGACTATTATGAGTATGAAAAGTATTTCCATTTACTGTTCTTTTATTTTTTATTGTTTCTTTCTTCTCGGTCAATTTCAGCTTGCTCTTCATAGGCTTGCTCCATTTCCCAAGCATCTGTGTAACAAATATACCAAGAAGGCTCGAATCCTTTAGGGATAGCTTCTTCCCCACATTCGTTTGCCATCATTGTCAAGAATCCAGCACAAGTCTGAGACTCTTGTCCAGCATAAGTATCTCCTTCATCATCATGTTCAAGAGTCTTGTGGCAAGTAAATTCATTGTATGGGTTTTGAGTTAACCTGGCAAGTTCTGCACCACGCTCTGGGTGTAGAAATGGTTTAATATCACTTCTGTATGGACAATGCTTGCAGGGTTTTTTACAGTAACTCATTATTCTCCTCTTAATAGTTTGAAATTAGTTGGTTCAACTCCAATAACTTTTTGAAGTGTATGAAGCTCTGACTCCATTGAAGTTTGAATCAATGCTAGAGGAGCATTTGAAAATACAACAGCGGTTTTTCCAGACATTCTTGAGTCTGCTAAAATCTCATCAATTCTTTTTTGGATTTCTTTTTCGTTCATAACTAAAGTATTGGTTCGATTAGTTATACGCAAAAAGATTAGAAATGTTTCAATTACCACTCACTATAACCAGACATTCTTTTATACACAACGCAATCATCGAAAACCCAAAAACCTATAGGTTCGTTGTATTGGTCTTCATCATCGTATATAATTGACTTATCATCTCCATGATGAGTGATTTGGTAAAAAATCATTTCTCTACCATGCTCATCAGATTCTAGTTTTGTATAGTGCCAATTGTTTTTATTTATTTTTGAAGAAAGGGAGTCAGCCATATAAATGGTTTCTATACCAGTTATCTCTCTAAGGTGGTTTGCTATCTTTTCATTTGATTCACCCCAATGCTTACCTATGTGTTCATTATCAAACAAACAAACTGGATGGGTGAACTCATTTTTATGTTCTCTCTCAGCACGTTCCATGAACTTTTGCATCATGTCACCATTACATATAAAGAAAAGTCTTTCAAATGGGACAGAGCACTTCATAGGCTCTATTGTTGAATCTGGTTCTATTATATAGATATTCTCATCTTCACTCTCAAGAGATTGTTCTAATTCTTTTTTCTTAAATCTTCTGGAAATCTTTTTGAAGAGTTCATACTCGGCTGGTTTTGTTCTGTAATAAGAAAATCTTTGAACATCACTAACAAACTGCGAAGGGGTTTCTCTATTGATTCTCCTTAAGGTGTTGTATTTGTATTTATCTTTATTCCAACCAATGAATTCTGACTTAATTAAGATATGTTTACCGACTATATTCATAACATCTCTTGATGTGAATTTATCTTCGTTCATCTTCTAATATTTTGTTACAAATACTTTCGATTACCTCAACATCTATTTCAGTCACACCAACTATGTTGGAATTATTATCCCTTTTAATCTGAGTGTGTATTTGCAGTATAGCATGCTTCATCTCCTTATTTATCCTAATGAGTTCAAAGACCGCTTTAGCTGTTCCAGTGCTTGAGAACTGGAATTCTTTCTCCAGGTGCTCAATGAATTGAGTTATTGTAAATTTATTCCAATCTACAACTGGAGCTGGTTCATGGTAAATTACCACTTCCATTTCTCCTATGTCATTTTTCTTTAGCTTCGGTATTTCTTTGAAGTACCCTCTATTAGAATGCATTGATGGGTGTGGTTCTACATAAATGCTATCCATCTCAATATCAACATAACCAACATCTGCATTCTCATAACAATAGTATCGAACAAATTTCTCTGGAATTGCTGGAATTCCTATCTTAATTAACTCTGGACATGTTGTTGCCACTACTACCTTTTGCTTATGCGCATATTGAGCGCCTCCAGAAGAGCGTGGTTTATTTAAGAAGTCATCTATATACCACTCATCAACTCCTTCCTTAACCTCTCTATCTTCAACAAAGCATAGATTTTGTCGCACATCACCCATATCTGGCATTGCACTATAGTACTGGTAAAAGTGAGTTACCTCATCTGTTGTTCTAAATACCAGAGGACCGAATCCTCCAGTATTAATACTCATTGGTATGAGTGATTTTATGTTTGTCATTTGTATACGAAATATAGTGTTACTCCAATTGCAATTGCTACAATTACAATGGCAAGGAATATACATCCTCCTTTACTTTTGCTATCAGCTGCGGCTCCAAGTAAGTCTGCGCCAGTTTCGATAACTACTTCAACAATTTCTTCCATTTCTATATATTAATCTGGCTTTGCGCCAAGTGCTTTTATTGCTTCTTCGTACTTACCTTCTGCAGCAAGACCATACTTGGCTGGAGTATTTACGTAATGTGGTCCTTGTTGAATGAAGAAGTCCCAATCATCATCAATGATGCAGTAACCTTCAATCTCACAATTATCTCTACCTTCTTGATTGTATGGCGCTGTCCAGTAGCTTGTTGGGTAGTACCAACCTTTGCTGCGAAGCCACTTGTTAACATCAACTCCACGAACTCTTTCGCTATCATATCCTGTGATGTCGAATATTTCTCCTGGAAGCTCTCTGCCTTTCCAAAATTTCTTAAACCACTCAAGCCCTTCAGCTCTCCATGTAGATGAGACTACAATCTTTGCTCCAGTAGCTTCAATGATTCTTCTTAACACTTCCACTGCCTCTGGACAAAACTGCTCCTTGTCATCCTTGCTATTTCTCATAAGCTTTGGATTCTCCCAGTTGTTGCTCCAAAACTTAAGACCATGTTCAGTGTTTAGAACACCATCTATATCAAGGAAGATTATATACATTAATATCTTTTTTCTATTTCGATTGACATTAGCTTAATCCAAGTTTTTCTAACCTCAGTCTGCTCTTTCTTTTTAAGAAATTCTACTGTATTGATTAAGTGGATTCCAGACATCTTAGATAATAATATATCTCCATCAAATTGAGTAGGCCACTTTAGTGAACCCATCATATAAGATTTATCCATATTCTCAACAGCCTCTCTCTCGAAATGTCTGTGAGCTTCCATTTCAACCTCTTGCTCCATAGCAAGGTCCATATAGTAGTCTGCCATGTCACCCATTATACTAAGCTTCTTTTATTTTTGGCAAGAGCTGAGATTAATTGAACTGCTTTAATTTCGGATAATTCACGCTCAAAAGCTTTATCATCAGCAATCTCAGCTGCTTCAAGTTCAGCAAATTCTCTTTCAATTGAAGTCATACCAGACTTCAACTTTTCTGCAATTGCTAAATTAACTTTCTTTTTAGACTTTTTGTTATCAAGCTTTAACTTGCTAACTCCAGTCTTGTCTGCAACTTTTTTGATTACATCACCTGGCGCTCTGTGAGCAAAGTTCATTACTTTGTCAACTCCTTGTACAAACTTTGTATTAAATACAGCTGTAGCTACTTTTCTAATTCCTAATCGTTTCATATTATGTTGTTTTTAAATAAATTCAATTGCATTTTTACTAACCCACCTCATTATGTCATCATCAGACATTTTTTCAGAATAACCAGGATATTTGTCTGTAACATTATAAGCTTCGTATTCTTTAATCCAAGCTCCAGATTCATTATATATATCTCCAAAATCAATCGTCTGTTCAACTCTAATTACAAACTGCTTTGTAAATAAAAACAAAGTTCTATCAGATTCAGGACCATACATGGAGTCATCAATTAAGAATAAATCATTCTCATTAAAAATATCTTCCATTGACGAATCAATGCCTATTCCATTTTCATATAGTCCATTGACTAATTTATATAAGTCTCTTCCTGGCAGCATTTACTTATCGTATTTAGATATGTTCTCTTGAACGATTACAATATCAGAAGACTCGATTTCATAACGAACTTCCCACATATCATCTGGTGTAACATTTGGAGTCTTTCCATATGTTTCTTTGCAACACCCCTTAAGAGTGCTCCAAGAAGATGAAACAGCTTTAATTTTTCTTGTGTCTGGTAAACCGTCTCCTCCTGGGTTCGGGTCTATTTCTACTAGTTGTAATTGTGTCATATCTTTTTATACGTAATTAATTTAATTTTGTTTCATTTTTATAGGACTTCCATTTTTATCACACTCTAAAATAAAAGGACCAAGTGTTCCATTTGCATATTGATGTTTATCACAATAAGTGCATTTATATTCCCAAATACCAGGAACAACACCTTCAGCCCCAGACTCTTTGTTTATATATGAATCAGAATGACTAAGCTCATTTCCGCAGTCACAGAAATACAAAGACCTCCAAGGCCCATCAACATTTTCAATCCTGTCTCCAATTTTAAACCCTGAATCTTTAATCCAAGTTCCATTTATCTTGTAGTATAAATTATTTGAAAAAATTTCTCTATACCACTTATGTTGCCTAAGGTAATTTAACATTATACTTCTTCTTTTGGAAATTCTGAATTCATTTTAAATCTATCCCAATCTTTGATGTCTTCGCAAATGATATTTTGAATCTCTGGGTATTGCTTAAATAGATTTGTGCCTCTTGATAACATTCTAATAGATTCCTTCTTAATAATGGCTTGTTGGTATCTACTCCAATCCATTTCACCTTCATAGATTTGCTTACCACATTCATCAATAGGTTTTCCAGAGTACCATCCACCATCAACGCCTTCTCTAATTTTAATAACACCACGACACCAAGTCATTGTGTATTCTTTTCCGTTGGGAAGAAGATAAGTACCATCTCTATAGTTTGGCTCTTTGTCGATTCCTTTTGCAGAAGTTCCAACACAACTCATACTTTGAAGGTCTGGTTGGTAGTCGTAAAGAATCTCATTAAGTAAAATGTCAACCACCTCTTGGTCTGTGAGTTCTCTTAGCTCATAATCATAAGCTTGGTAGTGGTCACTGTTCATAACTGTACCAGCATATAAGCAGTCTTCCCAGAATTTGAAACTTTCTATTGACGAGCGTACATTATTTGTGTAGTGCATGTGTCCATAAAGTCTGTCTTTATTTCCATTTTTATCTTGACTTCTATAGTAGTCTTCAATAATATCAAAAACTATATTTTTACCTTTCAGTACACCAAAGCCAATAAGTTCATCAGATGTGTATTCTTCTTCGTTTCCTTCAACATCCTTTACTGTACATTTACTTTCGTAATTACCAGGATTAGAAACTTTAACTAATACATCTTTTTTAATATTTCCTTTTGCGACTCTCGTCTTGAACTCTGTTCCGTAATTTAAACTTATCATATATTAAGTGTTTGATACTATTTTGAAATTATTCTCGACAAAAGTATTACATTCGCTCTCATCTTTACTGTTGTAGTGGATTACACCACCTTTCCAGTTATATGGCTCAGCATATATACCAGCAAATGCATTTCTATTCAAATGCTTTATATCTCGAACTAGACGTTCTATGGTATAAAGCTTTTTATTCTCTATGTTTCTGTAGATATTCATCTATTTCCACTGATTATAATCGTCAATACAACATTTCTTAAGTTTCTTATCACTACCACAAGGACACTTGTCATTTCTGCTAAGGTCTGTTATATATGGTAATTCAGATACAAGCTTTATAACTTCTTCGACACCATTGATGTGATTAAGTTCATGCTGCCAAACTTGTGCTTGAAAGCCTGTGTGAGTTTCTTTGTGAAGTTCTCCGTCTGGAGTATAGAATTCTACATCTACGTGATAATATCTATCAGCAACCACAGTCATCCCTGGAACACCTTTCCAAGTTAAGCACCCTTCAAACTTCACAAGCTTGATTCCGTAGTACTTTGTAATCTTTGGGTCAATAGCTATAACTGTATCATTTGTGCCAGATGTTTTAACAGCAACCATTCTTAGATTAAATCTTTCACCATCTAGGCTGCATTGATTAGCTGCAAGTCCAACACCATCTCTTCTTGAGATAGCATACTCCTTGAAGGTTTCAATTTCTTCCTTGTGCTCTTCTATAAATTTAGAAACATCCTTAATCTCTGGTGTGATTGGTGTTTGCTCGTCAATTATTACATCAAATTCCATAACTCTTTATACGATATAAATAGAGAAATGTTCTATTAATCTACATAATAATCAACACAAGCTTTTCTTGCCTTGACAACACACTCTTGATATTCTTCTTCAGTGATACCATAGTTATCAGCTCCACCATCATTCAATAGGTCGTGAAGCCCCATCATAGGAATCTCTCTATCAGATAATTCGTACACGTTTCTTACATGCCCATGGAAATGTCCATCAAATTCTTTATACTCTTCAAGAGCTTTGTCGATGTCTCCACCATGCTTCTGTACAAGCAACTTGCAAACTGAGTTTACGAAATCACTTCTTTCATCCAAGCTATCTCCTGGTGCGTCAAAATTAAACATATTATTTTCGTCTTACGTTTCCACTGATTGTGTTAACATCACCTTCGACATCTCCACATTTTACATTTCCAGATGAAGTCTGAATGCTTCCGCTTACATCTCCTTCAACCTCTACATCTCCAGAAGAACATTGAATTCCTGCAAGAACGTTACCAGCAACCTCTACATCTCCAGAAGAAGTTGATAGGTCTGTAACATCTCCAGACACAGTTATTGTATTGCAACCAGGTGCTTTAAGTTTTTCTACATTTCCTTCTATTGAAATATTAATTTCCTTTGCATCTCCAGTATCTTGTTTCTTACCATTGATGAATACCTCACCGTTTATGATAGAGACAGAACCCACTCCGCTGGTGGTAATTGTCTTACCATTTATAGTTACTTTATTCATTCCGATATTTTTAAAAAGTTTTTTAAACATAATTCAATTAATTATACGAAAATTATCCCTTTTTGTTTCATATTTATTAATAAACCTAATATAATTAACATGAAAAAAGGAGATAAAGGCGCAAAAGTAAAAGAGTTACAAGCGTTACTAAAAGGAAAAGGCTTCTACAGCGGAGCTATTGATGGGGACTTCGGACCAAACACTGATAAGTGGGTTAAGAAATTTCAAGCAAGCAAAGGGCTTGTGGCTGATGGTATTGTAGGAAAGAGAACTTACAGACACCTTCTTGAAGGAGTTGACACAGACAGAACTGGATTTGATGAGAATGCAACTGACACAGACAACAAAGTCGAAATGCTTGGTTCTTATGAGACTAAGGAAGGCCTTGTGATTGACAAAGCATACCTTGATACTGATGAGTACGTTAGAGACTATGGAAAAGTAGAGCCAGTTAACCTAATGATTCACCACACAGCTGGATGGAACAACCCATATAGCACAGTTAAGAGTTGGAACAAAGATAAAAGAGGTCGTGTTGCAACTCAATATGTAATAGGTGGAACATCAATCAAAAAAGGAAAATACGGAGATGACAAGTACAATGGTGTTGTTGTTGAATGTTTTCCAGATAATTATCTTGGATGGCATACAGGTAAAGTAGGTAACTTTAAAAAGGTATCTAAACTTTCTGCAGGTATTGAAATATGTAATTTCGGTTATGCTGAAAAAAAAGGAGACAAGTATTACAACTATGTAAACGTTGAGGTTCCTGCAGAGATGGTTTGTGACTTAGGTTATGAATTCAGAGGTCACCAGTACTGGCACAAGTACACTGATGAGCAAATTGAATCACTTAGACTTCTTATCCTGCACGTCAAAGATATTTATCCAAAGATTAACCTTGAGAACGGTCTTCCAAGATTACTTAAAGAAGGTGTACATCCAAAGGATGCATTTGAGTACAATGAAAATTGTAACTATGGTCGTGAGCTTGGTGTATGGACACACACAAACATTAGAAAAGACAAATTTGATTGTGCGCCCCAGCCCAAGCTCATAGAAATGCTTAAATCTTTATAATGGGGGTCATATACAAAATATCAAATATAATAGATGACAGAGTTTATATTGGTAGTTCTGTCAACTATTCCAGGAGACATAAGGAACATCTCAATGACCTAAATAAAGGTAAGCACCACAATGTACACCTTCAAAGGTTTTATAATAAATATGGGCACAAGTCTTTGGTGTTTGATATTATAGAAGAATGCGATGATAAAATTATTCTTGAACGTGAACAAAAATTCTTAGATTCAGAACTACACTTATTCAATATAAGTTCAGACGCATCTGCCCCTATGACTGGAAGGAGTCATTCAAACAAGACAAGGAAACATTTTTCTAATATTAGAGTGGGTGAGGGAAATCCTATGTTTGGCAAAAAGAGAGCAAAACATGTTGTTGAAGCCATGCAAGAAAACAGATGGGCAAATGGTATGAAGAAAAAAGAAAGAGTCCTCAGAAGAATTAATAGAAAACTAAGAAAAGAAGTTATAATAGAAAAAGACAATAAGTCAATAAGATGTCTAAGCACAGCTCATGCATCCAACATAATTGGAGTTGCCAGTACAACCGTTGCAGATGCAATAAGAAGTGGGCGATTAAAAAGTAAAGGTTGGAACATTATTGTGTGTAATGACAAAAAGTATAGCGAAGAATTTGTTTTAAAGCATATTGAACTTTTTGATGGCATTTCTTTCTATCCTAAACCTGAGTTAGTGGAGATGTTAAAGAATTTGTAATCTATTTATAAACATGGAAGATTCTAAACTTAGAAAGATTGTAAGAGAGGTGCTCAAAGAAGAAATTGGGCCTGAAATGAGATACGTTGCTACAATGGAATTCTACGTTTGGGCTCACAGTGACTCTGAAGCTCTTGCTCAAGCAAAAGCACAAGCTACTGACTTAGAGATGAAACATGATAATCGAGCTGCAATCACTGGCATGGTTAAGCAACCACAAGGTGAACTTGGAAATACTCCAGTTGATTTAAACGAAACAAAATAAAAAGAAAAGCCTGCTAAAATTTAGCAGGCTTTTTTTATAAACAAAAGTAATGCTGGCGTGTTCCGCCCGTAGCGTGGTATGGTAAGTTTTAGGCACTTACAGTTATGGCACTTGTCCATTAGCCAGTGGAACACTTTAGTCACAAACCAACATACTTTATATTTCAGTTATTCCTAACTTCTTTTTCATTCTTTCGTTCTCCACAATCAATCTGTTGATGTCAACTGTGTGAAACTCTAAATAACCATGACCAAATCTACAAATCATATCAACAATTTCGTCATCTGTTTTTAATTGGTATCCACCATCTTGTTCGTCTTCTGAATCTTGAAGCTCTTGCCTAATTGTCTTCATTACCAATCTATTTCAAATGAGTCAAAATTTTCACTCACCATCTGCTTGCAACAATTCATAAAAATTGGGTCAGCTTCAAGGTCGGCAATATATTTTTCCTCTTCCTCTTTACTTTCGAAATAATCTTTTCCTTTTGAAAACGCATAAGCTTCAAAATCCTCATAATCAAGAAAACTAACGCACCCACGCATGCTGCCAAGGTCCAATTTTTCATCACAATAAGTCCTCGCTGCACCATCAGCAATAAAATCAAGCTGCCTGGCCTTTCCACTATTTGCCCAAATTATAAACTTATCTCTGAAGTTATCAGCAGAATCCATTAACTCTTTATTTAACCCATCAAGTTCTTTTTGTCTTGTATTGATTTCGGCCTCTAAGACCTTAACTCTTTCTAATTTCTCTTCTCTTTCCATTATAAACAATATTTTCTTTCTAAACCTTGCGCATCCACATACTCTCTAACAGCAGTTTCAACATGACTGGAAATCCAAATCACATCTGTATCTCTTCCTCTGGCAAACTTATCAACAATCTCTTTCTTGGTATATTTCTGAGCCTTCTTAAGGTCTGTAACATACCCACTACTATTAAGCCCCCACCAAAGCACAGCATTTCCAACATAGTTTCTTCTATCTTGAACGTAGTACATTTCATCATTTGGAAGAGCTTCAATTTTCTCAATTCTTTTTCGTGCCTCTAATTCATCTTCCATTTTCCATCTCTCAACTTCCTCTCCTTCAAAGTAAACAATGTCAGAATATTTAGCTCTCTTGGTTCTCATATCAGTAAACAACAACTCTCTACCAAGAGAGCCTGAGTCCAAGTCATATAGACCATGAGTCTTAGCTTCACCAACCGTCTTAGCATGAACAACTGGTTGATTATCAATCACATATTCATCATGACTATAATCGTTATAAAGCATGCCTTCATGATATACTTTATAAGCTTTTGTTATTAAGCTTCCATTTTTAATTTCAGTCATTATTTCTCTTATTAAAACATTTTCTACACAAAGGAATATACTCTTTCTTTTCTCCAAGCATTACAACTTCTTCGCTTTCTCCAAGTCTATATGAGAAATTAGATAGGCCAGAACAGTCCATACAAATAGCCTTAACCTTTGTTACAAACTCTGCAACAGAAAGAAGACCAGCCATCGGACCGAAAGGTTGTCCAGAGTAATCCATGTCAAGCCCAGCCACAATCACCCTCTTTCCAGAGTTAGCAAGATGAGTACAAACATCAACAATGTCATCATCAAAAAATTGCACCTCATCTACTCCGATTACATCATAATCTTCTGCAAGTACAAGTATCTCATGTGATGCGTTTACCACAATCGAACCGACTTCGTTCCTGGAGTGACTTACAACTTTGGTATCGCTGTATCTATTGTCAACTTTCGGCTTGAACACTCTGTATGGTTGTCCAGCTATTCTTACTCTATTAATTCTTCTTATTAGCTCTTCTGTCTTACCAGAGAACATTGAGCCACATACAACTTCTATGTAACCATTATTGTCATTCGATTCTAAAAACATCAATTATCAATTTCTTTTAGTCTACTCAGATAAGAATCTGGACCAGTATCTCCACTCATATACCACTCAAGCTCCTTAGCTCTCTTAGCACATCTTCTCAAATCCTCTACAAGACTATTTACCTCTTTTATTATTATCCCCTTTTGCTCCTCTGTAGCATCCTCAAGTCTATCTTTCTCAATCATCGGTCTTTTTCTGTCAAAACCTGCGATAGGAGCAGACCAATCTTCATCCATATACTTTCCATCGTTAACGAATTCTCTTTCTATGTCATATGCAAGCTCTTCAACTCTAAAATGCTTATAATCGTAATGTCCTCCACTCATATTTTCTATTTTTAATTAATCCCACCAAGATTCGATGTGAATCTCAATTATTTTGAATAATAACTCTCTTGCTTTATCATGCCTGAGTTGACCCATAGTTCTCGATACAAGACTTCTATCTGTATGGTCTACGTTGTATCTGTGTTGATTTTTCTTGATGTAATCAATAGCTCTATTGTGCCAGATTGGATACTTTTCAAAATACCCATCAAGATTATCTTCAAGTGTGTCTATGTGTATTTCAGATGTATCTGTGCCTTTAATCGGCTCAAATCTCATCTCTGTTTTTTGATAGTCGAAATATTCTATATCATATGAATTATCTCCTGTTAATTTATCAATAAGGTCAACGCAAGTTTGCATCCAGAAAACATCATACTTATAATTAACACTTCTTTCGTGCTTATCAATGTATTTTAAAGTATTTTCTAACTTAAACTTTAAAGCAGTGTATATGAATCTATAATCCCAGTCTCTATCATTCCAAGCAATCTTTCTCCACTTCAAAAGCGATGGCACTCCTGCTTTAACATTATACCAAATTTTTCCTATCCATGTGTATTTATACCACCTGAACCATCTATAGCTTAAAGATGGCTTCCATTTTTTAAATTTCTCAACTTTATCTTCTGATATGTTTAACTTCTTTGCTTTCATAATCTAAAATGGTTATCCTTAGCAAAGTTTAAAAAATATTGCTTAAGGTTTTTAACTGCAATTTCATAGTCTGGCTTATCGAAGTCTGCGCCAAACCTTTGGTGGTTAGCTTCCTCTTCTTCTATTTGCTTAATGCCTATGAACAAATCTCTAACAAGCTCTGTTAGCTTATCTTCGAAACTAAACTGCTTTGATTGTGTTGTCTCAATAACTTGACCCTCCAATTCTCTGCAGTAATCAATCAACTCTTTAACCTCCACGTCTTCCATTAGATTGGGGTTGTTTTTAAATATTTGATTTATTGATTTCATCTATGCAAATTTAGGCCAAAAAACATTTATAAACAAAAAAACTTAACGATTATGTTAAGTTTTTTAAATTTTCTTCTAAAGATTTTATCTTATCTAAAATGTCATGCCTCTTGTACCCTGGCTTGTTTGGATGTTCTATGTGCTCCTTCAGAATTTCAATCTGGCCTTGGATGAGTCTCTTTTTATTCTGTGACTCAATTGTTACCAGCATTTATTTTACCACTGGACTGCTCTCTTTTGCTGTTTTGGCTTGACGAAACATTATCTCTTTGATTTTATCAGAACCACGTTCTTCATAAATCATAACAGAATCAGGAAGTCCAAAAATAGCTCCCATCTTATTTCTCAGCTTCGCCTCAATGGTTTCATTGTGACATGCCCAGTTTTCTTCTGTCTCTTCCATGTTACCAACTTTCTTCAACATAAATACCAGCCCACTGCTTATCTTCAGAAATATCAATCCTTACTGGATGGCCTATTCCTGATTTTAACCTATCTCTAAGCGCATCTATGTGTCTTCCAGCTTTGCCAATAAGAAGCCCAGGTCTCTCAAGAGTTATAGTTAAAACATGCTCTTCTTTACCAAGCTTCAAAGAAACATCAGTAATTAAAAGTGCATGTCTTGTTGTTCCAAGTTCTTCAAAGTGCCAAGCCATTGACCACTTTATTTTCTTCAATATTTCATCTTTCTCTTTGGCAATTGCCAAACCTTCTAAAACTTCAATCATCTTATTTGTTTTTGTGGCGTTTTAATTTCAATCCAACCCTCTCCAGTATAACTTCCTGGAGCTTCAAGTCCAAGCTTCATTGTTACAAAAGTAAAGTCTCCATAAGTTTCTTTTACATTTTCAAATGTAATATCCTCTTCTTTAAGTGAATATTCACAAAAATCAGAATCCCACATAGATTCTATGAAACCTTTCATGATTTCTTTGTTTGCTTCTTCATCAGAAAAGTCAACATATCCAACTCTAAACCTAATTGTATGAGGAAGATACTTTTCTGCAAGCATGTATCCGTATTTTAGCTGAGCAATTCCACTCATCCTTGCAGGCTTTATAGGCATCTTGTTCTATTCTTAACCTTTCTACAGGCTTCATGCCTGGCTTCATTTTTGAGTATTTTTCTTCACTCACTTTTGAATGCCACAGGTCAGAAAGCCTCCTTTTCTCTTGAGCTTCACCCCAAGTTACTTGAATTACATTTCTGGTCCAAGCATTGTGGCTAAGACTCGGCATCTTTGTGTGCATGATGTACTCAGCCAAAAACTCTCCAAGACTATGTAAGTGTGTGTTTTTCATCAATTAAAATAATTTAGTGTTCTTAAAATGATAAATTCTTTGGTGATTATACTTTGCAACTTCAGAGTCAAGAACATAATCTTCCTTAACAATTGTTTTAAGCTCCGCAGTGCTCTTATGTAAGTAGTTTCTTACAACTCTTGCAAATCTATTGTTAGACTCGTCAATCTCGTCCTGAGTAGCCTTAACGTTAAACATATCTGCTTCGTCCATCTCAGAAATAAACATACCAGTAGAAAACCCAGAAAGCTTGTACTTCTTCACAAACTTGTCAGCATTACACCAGATGTAAACATTTTCCTCTTTCTCTCTTAGCAAATATACCAGAGTAGAATCAATAATAGGAGTGATGTGCATTGGATAACCATTGCTGTACTTAACAAATCCCATTCCATGCTCAGTACCATGACCAAGCATAATAATCCTATCAGCTTCCTTCATAAGAATCTTCAACTTGCTCTTACCAATTGGTTGGCGAATGACAGTTGCATTTATGTCACGATAAATCGTGCTCAGCATTTCTGTCGTTGGGTCGGCAGGATGTATTACTAATATGTTCTTATGATTGTTCATTATGATATATGTTCAAAAAATTCTATTCCACTTATAATGTATCCATCTCCATGGTCACTACTTTTATTGTTGTAATGCTGTTCAATTTTTTTTTCTGCATCATCTTCTGTTGCAGCCTCAACAGTATGATTTCTAACTCCTTTTTTAACTTCATGGTCCATATATGGATGGAAGTCGTAATGTACTTTAGCTATGAATAACATAATCTTATAATTTAGCTGCCATCTCAAGCAGTTGTGTTTTCATGTATGATTTAATATTGCCTCCAACTTTTTCAAGAGACCCAGTAAGTTTGTTAATCATCATATCAACATCCCCATCAGTATCAAGCTTCTCGGCTAAGCTCAACAAAGAAACACTCTCTGTAACAAGAAATGGCTTAAGAAGTGAATCAATAGCCTTTTTAATGTCTTCAACATTTCTCTTGCATTTAACAGAAACCCAGCTCCATTCACCTGTCCACAAGTTAACAGAAACTTCTTCAGCATTTCCATCATCTCCAAAACCTGCTTCAAGGCCCCAGAGAGTCATTTGAATATCTGTTGAGCGATACCCATAGATATTCTTTTTGTTTAATGTATATACATCACTAAGCCCTTGTTTGCTAATTCCAATTGAATCCAGGTAATCATGGATAATAAGCTCCTCAGTTAAACCTTGTCTGTATGTGGGAACGAAATACTCTGCAGCATAAGAAAGATTTGCAACGTGTTGCTCAATCTGAGATTCTAACACCTGCATATCATTTGTTGGCTTGAAGCCTTCTACAAAGTAATAACCACCTGTAGTGTGCTTTTTGATATGCCAGATATATTTATCTACCATCCTCATTCCACGCTCGGTCTTAGACCAAAGTTGAATGTGGTTATCGTGCTTGTAAACTTTGTATTTCTCTTTTAAATCCTTTAGTCTCATATAGCTTTATAAAATATATTCAATCTCACTAACTTCATCATACCCTTTTGGTACATCAGTTCTATCTTTAAGTGACACTTCAACAAAAGTAATACCCTTAACTCTCTGTCCACCATACTTGTGAACATGAATCTCATCATCTTTGATGTGAGGGAAATCTTTCTTAAGAGTTTCAACCATCTCATTGATGTGAGAAAGATTTGAACTATAATGATTAGCGTGGATTTGAGCCTTTGCTAATTGCACCCCATTCGAGGGTTTGAATAATTTTGTAATTTCTGCCATAGTTTCTTATACGAAAAAAAACCCCAGATGTTCTATCTGAGGTTTAGTTTTTTTATTTAGTGCTTTTGAAGTCGAATTCAAGAAATCGTTTTGGCAATCTTTTTAGCAATAGACCATCAAGTTTTCTGTTGTATGCATCTTCAGGATATACTTTGAATCTGTAGTCTCTCGGTCTCTTTCTCCTCGCATTAGTATCAGGAGATGAAATCCAGAAATCACACTTAAATGTTTTTATGATAGTTCTGTAGGTTCCAGTTGGCCTTCTGTAGTATGGAAACTTATCCATAGAATTGGTATGATACAAATTCATTACTGACCAGCACTTCCATCCTTTTTCCTTAATGTACTTTTCTATATCTCCATAAAACCCTTTTAATAAAAAGTTTCCTTTCGATGTATAAGTCCAAGCAAGGCACCACGCACCTCCAGACCAATCTGGTTTTCCTGATGGAGTCACTTCAATGACTGGGAATTCATTTTCCATATTCTAATTTTATAAAAATAAAGGGCTTATGACTTGGCTTTGTGGGTGATTGAGCAATCTTATAGGCACCTCCGCCAAGTCATTAGGGTGATTGAGCATTTTGTAAGCACCTCAAGCCTTTATTATTTCAAATATAATACTTTTAATTGTTATACGCAAAACTATTCCAAATGTTCTAACTCTTAAGCATTTTTTTAAACGCTGCCATAGAAGTGACAGAACCCTCTTTAAGCTTGTATTTACTCTCAAGACCTCGACACAATACATCAAATTTCTTTTCAAGTGATGCATGCTTCTTTTCCAATTTCTCTAAATCTTCCTTAGCGTTGATGTAGCCCCACTGGTATTTTCCGAATAGCATTTTCTTAATGTCGAATTTTCTCTTGTGAAGAAGAGGTGCTTGCTTTATCACCTTTGTTGAATGTACACTATCTCCTACATATATGAGACCTGCGTACTCTGGAATCTCACTCACATCAATAAGGCCATGTGGACATGCAAAGAAGAACCTGTTCGGCATCTTTACTGTTTGTGGGTTTACTTCTTTCTCTGGAGACCTTCTAATCTGCTTCTTCCATCGCTTGCTGTATCTGTACTTAGCATCTTTGGTAACAGAGTCCTGCTTTCTGCCTTCAAACAATTTGTGCTTGAACTTCAAGAAGTCAGCAGCATAGTCAGACTTAGAAATCTTAACTTCAACTTCGTAAATATATCCTGATTTAGCAACAGAAAAAAAATCTGATTCCCAATCACTACCAAAAATATATCTATTATGAAAATGATGGTCGTGAGTGGAAAACAGATTTCCTATTATGTCTTGTATTTCTTTGGCGTTCATTATAAAATATAAAAAACGAAAATTACAATCCCAAATCTGAAGCTATTTTTTAAACAAAAAAAGGTTTTCTATATTTAGAAAACCTTTTTTGTCATTAAAGCATTTGGCTCTTATGTTTTTGTTAGAAAGCTATATATTGGTTTAGTTTCATACTTATCTTCAAAATCCTTAGTAATGTGATTTAAGTAATTAGGTATTGTAGTTACTATAGGTTCACAATGAAATAATTTCTTTTTACTCTTACCTACAAGCTCAAACCATTTTTCTTTAAGTTGTCTAACCTCATATTTTTCTTCTTTAATCAAAATATTTGCATAATAAGGAGGTAAATTATCATAATGCTCTTTATACCCCGCTCTCAATAAACAATTTGAAAATTTAGAAATAGGCCCTATGACAATTATGCACTCGAAACCTTCCAAGAACTTTTCAATCATTTCTAAAAGTTTTACTTTAGACATCATGGAACCTACTGGAACTAATAACGTTAATTCAGATGATTTATTTAATATGAAATTGTGTTCATCACAATGGTCCAATAACTCTTTGTATACTTTTTTTTTAAATATATCTTTTTTAGGATTATTATTCATAACTATTTTTAAATGTGATTTGTGTTTGTTGCCTTTCTCATATAGCCTTTCTTTTTGAATGGCTCAATGAAAATCATTTTTGTTTCCTTCAATCCTTTTCCGAATGGCTGCAGTCTAAAATGTGCGCTTACATCGAATCCTTCTGTTCTTATTGATGTGACGTTCCAATTGCTATTAACAATGGTCACAGGAATGTCTGGAAACGTATTAATAAGCTTTCCAGTCTTAGTTGTCCCATGTTTTCTTCCTGGCTCAACTATTATCATTTCATTATCAGAGAAATAAAAGAAACAAAGAAGTTTATATATCTTTGATTCCAATTCAGTTACCACTGGGTCGTCCCAGTTGCTACTAAATCTCATTTCTTTTTGATTGTAATGAAATAGGTGAAAATTAAGAACGTGTTCTCCATGCTTCTCTTCTGAAGGAGTTGCAACAACCCAACAGAAACACAAGTGTCCTTTGAATGCGCAAAATCTAATAAGTGTATTGTTTGAATAGATGAATGTCATCTTCTGCTCTGGCAGTTTATCAAATATTGTCCAATCAAAATGAATACCTTTTGGCTTCACTTTGAGCATGTCAACCTTATCTAAAATTGTATTGGTGATGTAGTAAGCACGTTGGTCGTACTGAGAAATTGTGTGATTTAGAGTCTTCAGTTGAGAACCTTCTTCTTCATCAAGCTCTTCATTGTTTTCAATCTTTCTAATTGCTGATGGCAAGTGTGACTTCATCATCTCATAGAGAAGACCTTCATCAGTTAAGAATCTATATGCTATGTGTTTTTTTAAAACCATTATTTTGCTTCTTCTGGTTCGCATTCTCTTGTGCAATTCTCATCAACAAGAAGTATTGCGGTCATTAAAAAATGCTCTCCATCTGTACCAGGAAGTTTTGTGTAACCTTCGTTAAGACAAATAGCTTTTATGTCACTTGTATAAAAGTCATGTAATTCCATTTGGTCAAACACTTCTCCAATATCATTCTTAAGAAAAAATCTTGATGAAGACTTTACAAGGTAAGTGATGGTCTTGTACTTTTTAAGGCCTTTAACCAATTCATCTGATGTCTTGCCTCCAAACCCAAGAGAAACCCCTCTCGGAGACTCCAGTGCATCTGTTAGGTCATAAGGGTAGTAGCCAAATTCAGTACCAACTCCTTTATGCTCTTTCTTGACGATTTGAATCTCGGCTAATTTTTTCTTTATATCGTCATCGCTCACGCTTTTATAGCTGTAATACAATTTAGGTATTTTTTCATAAGTGTCGCCCCACGCCTTTTCTCTCTTAAGCTCTGCTTCAAGTCTTATCACATCCTTCTCAAGGTCGTGAATTTTCAATTCTTCGTCAGTCATTTCAGTGATACTCTTTTCCATAATTTATGCTTTAATTAACTCATATACTGTTAGTGGAACTATAGCAATCATTGCTAACGTACCAATAAGCATGCACTCTAAAAATACTAAAAACTTCATCTTTATTTATTTTAAACTTAATTTTGAAACTACAGGTACAATCTCATGAAAATAATTCTCCTTTTCATAATAAAGTACTTCTATCTTTTTTCCTATTAACTTCTTAGCAAACTCTTGATTGAAATTTATTAAAATATCATCGTCATAATCAAATAAGATTGTGTCATCAACATAAATATCAACGCCATATCCAAATATCATATCAGAGTTGTGTTCTTTTACAGATGAGTCAATGTAGCCAATATAAAATGACCTGCTATCTCCTATGTCCTCAATAGCCACTTCAATGAAAGTAACTGTCTGAGTCTTAAAATCCTGACCATAAGCCAGAGAAGACAAGAGTAATAATATGATGGTTAATGTTCTCACTCTTTCTTATACGCAACAAAAACAATAATGTTCTATTCCTCTTCGTAAGAATCTGATTTTTCATGATTATGAAGCATGCACATTGTCTGATAATTCTTAATGTGATTCTTTCCACCTTTAGATTTTGGTTTGATGTGGTCTATTGTAAGCATCATGAGGTCGCCTTCGTGGTCATAAGCATAAAGGTCCAAGTGGATTCCTCCACCGTTATCCTCTCCAAGTCCAAAGTGATAACCAGATAACTCACATCCAGAGTCAACACACTCAACACCCAGCTCAAGCAATATAAGTGCTCTTCTTAGCTTTATCTTTCTATCAGTAATCTCTTCATCCAAAAAAACTCAACGTCTCCGTGAGCTTTAATATCATCTATTGGATAGGTCTTCAGATTTTTCATCACCATCAAGGTTGTCAAAAATAGTTAAAACCGCTTTGTTTATGTTGTCAAAATTCATGTTAATTCATTTTAATTTTTAAATAATTTTCTCTGGCCTCTATCTTCTTTTTTAAGTACTCCTGATAGAGTTCTTCATTGAATCCTATTTTTGGACCATCCCAGTAGGATTTGTATTCTTCTAAAGTTTTATCTTTTTTAGGCATTTGTTTTACTAAAAAATGGAAGTGCCAATAAATATTATGACACTTCCATTTATTTTTATTTTTTTAGAGCCACTAACTCATCAATAGATAATTCTTTCATATCTGATTTTTGTTTTTCAAAAATCAAAGCATCTATCTCTTGATTATGAAGTTTTGTAGCTGCAGCATTTTTTTCAGCATCAAACTCTTGCTTTTTAGTAATATATATCTCTTTCAATACATCGAAAATAAGTTTTTGCTCTGAATCTACAGCCATATTTTCATCAAGAAATGATAACTCATCATCATTTTCTTTTTTAAGTTTTTCCTTAACGTTTTTAACTATTATAGATAGTTTGTTAAGACTAAGGTCCCAAAGTTGTTCAACAGACAAAGGTCCTTGTGAAGTTTGTATTCTCAATTTTAATCGAGAAGCTTTCATGAAATTGTTCATAATTTTTGTTTTTTTATTATTAATTGAATTTTACTTTTATTGTTCTTTTAAATGTTCCATATAATTTTAAAATCAAATCATCTTTTACTGTGGCATTAAATCCAAGTCCACACAGTTGTTTTTCAGTAGGCTCAAGCATTGATGTTAGACCAACTACCTCCATAACCTTTCTGTGGCCAACAAGCTCTGAGTTTAAATTTTCATTATGAAAACTCCTAAGTGAAACATCAGACCTACACCCATCAATCATAAACATATAATGTTTATTTCCTGAATTATTATCACCCCAATGATTAGGGGAAAGACAAACAAGATTAACCTTATGAAATTGATTTGTGTCGATGTTGAATATACTTTTACTTACAGTGTTTGATGAGGTGATTTCCATTTTTTCTGAAGTTTCAATTTTAAATTCACCATCTTTTAACTTAATTATACAAACCTCTGCAGTATTTCCATTACTCCTGCTTTTATCAAATTTTAATGAAGTTATTTCACCACCATGCTCTATTTCAATAAAAAAATCAGCCTTAAATCTATTGCCACTATAATCAACGATATAAACTTTATATGAACCATTTTTCATTTTGTTTAAATCAGAATAAGTTATATTCTCAACTCTTTTTTCAGGTGTTTGATTTCCATCAACACCTTGAGCATCCAAGTCAAGCATTCCTGAAAAAGGAGATTCTTTTCTCACATTTCTATAACATATATCATATCCACCTGGTTCTTCTAAGTGCAAATCATAATCATTAGTAGTATCTGGAAAATGAAGTCTGACATTTAACACTCCATCAATATTTCCACCCCTACCTTTTACAGCTTCCTTAATTAGTGATTTTCCAGCAAGATTTCCTCTAAATGTCCAAGAAAATGGATTACTCCACTTGAACATGTTTTTAGATTCCTTATCAACAGTTGTTAACGCTACAAAGTTTCCACCCATTCTATTTTCAACAAAAGCCTCAACAGAAGTACATGTTGGAAGTATGTCTGACATAAACTTTTCAATAGACACTTCTTCTATTCCATCAAACTGACTTCTCTTGTGTCTTGTTGGTTTTGATGGTATAACTGAATCAAATACAGAGGCGGTTTTTACCTCACCACTTCCAACATTTGAATGTAAAATCTCATTTACATTAATATCATCAATTGTAGCAAATCTCCTTTTAATAGAATTATCAGTATATCCTAATTCATAGAAATCTTTCATGGCCACCTTTTTCATAGACTCAGTTAATGGAGCTGTTGCTTTCATGAAGTTTGCTGGGTCAACACGCTTATTCCAAGTTCTACAAGCAGTGTTAAGCTCTACACCCTCTGCTAATTCTACGCAAAGAGTTCCTATTAGTTCGTTTCTAAATTTAGAGAAAGGAAGATTGTAAGAAGTTACCCAACACCAATTATCTTTTTGTTTACTGGATAATTTTTCATATTCATTTTTGAATGGGATTATTTGCTCTATCTTATAAAGATGAGTTTTACCATCCAACAAAGAACCTTGGTTTATCAAATCTCTAACTAACTCAAGAGTGTCAATTGGAATTTCTTCAAGACCTCTCTTAAACACATCTTTTGATTGTCTGTAATCAGATAAAATAGTTGCTTGTGACTTTCCAGAAGAATCAACAAACTTTTTATTCAAAACACCATGAAAGTGGAAGAATTGATATGACTTACCTGGAGTTACAACTCCAAACTTTTCAGCCTCTTCTTTAGTATATGTTTTAAAGTTACTCTCAAAACCAAGTTTATAAACTATTTGACTTTTATTTATTTTTTCATATGGCAAATCATTCAACTCATCAAAAGTTTCAAAAAACACATCTTTTATTGGCGCACTCTTTAATATTTTTGACATGTTCTCACAAGAACTACGATAAACATCATCTTCTTCTAAAACTAAGTCCCACATGGTAACTATTTTGTAAGATTCATCAATGGCTACAACATTACCATATCTTCTAATAAAAGATTTATCAAGATTACAATTGTTAGTCGAACTCTCTGGGTCTCTAAAAACAGGGTTGTCTCCTTTTTTAAAAGATGATATGTATAAATCCCATAACTTATTACCATCCACAGATGACCTAAATAATTTACCATTATTTTGAATATCTGAGAATCTCTCTTCTATTTTTTTTGAAAATTCACTAAATTTTGACATGTTTTTAATATTAATTTTATTTACTTATACACAATTTATTATAAAATGTTCTAAATAGAACATTAATATTTATTGTACTGGGTAATTTTTATGGAAGAGTCACTTTTTAAAATTTTTAGCAACGTAACTTGCCATATCATCCATTGTATTGTAATAAGGGATGTTATATTTTTCAGCCTTGTGAATCATATATCTCATTTTATCAGCATTCTTTGGATGACCCAGAGCAATCTTTCAAAGATACAATTTTATTATAAACAATCCAATTATTTAGTTAACTTATTTTATTTGTCCTATTATTATACTCATTATTCTGATTCCAGAAATTATGACATTTAATTAGGTTTTCATTTTCATTTTTACTAAGCCAATCTCTAAATTTTAGAATTCCCAAATAACAATCAAGTTCCAAAAAAATTATTACCACACTTTGTGAGGGGATACTTAGAAGGGGATGGATGTATCGGTGTATATAAAACCAAAAATATGATTTCTATCATAGGAACACAATATTTCTTATCTGGAATGAAAGAGTGTTTGGAATCCTATGAAATACCTGGAGTTTATTTGAATCAAAAAACTAAAAACACCTGGTCTCTAACCATATGGAGAAAAAGTAGTATTTTAATGTTCAAAAAACTGGTGTATGATAATTATTTGAATAATAATTCAACTAACTCAGAATTAATACTCAATAGAAAGTATGAAAAACTATTGACCATTGAATCACTTAGATAGTTCAAATTGTTCTACACAATGGTCATAACATAGCCATCCACCTCCAGTAAACCAAATTCTAAATATACCCATAAACCAATCTGTTTTTTAAAATTTGTTCTTTATGATTACTATTCCTTCTATCTTGTAATTTCACTCCCACCAAATCTTCACCCCATTCAATTCCCCAACCATCATGTAATGCTTGTCCGCAATTAAACTTTTTACCAAATCCGTCATCAATATATTTAACTATTCCCATAAATCATTTAAACTTTTTTGCAACATATTCTGCAACTTCTTTCATAGAGTGGTAAATAGGTATATCTCTTTTTTCAGCCATCATATGCATATATCTCATCTTTTCTGCGTTTTTCGGATAACTTAATACACACTTCCCGCTATTAGCCCAATATCCAAATTCTATATTGGTTGTGAAACCTGGCATTGAGTCCAATTTCCTTGGAACCCAGAACAAAATTAGGTCGGATGCATTTAAAGCTCTCTCCTCCCATACAACTTGAGTGTCATAATCATACCCATCTTCTGGGTTTTCTTTCTCTGGCATCAAAATATGACCTTCATAACCTGCTTCTCTAAGTTTCTTAACCATAAGAGGTCTCCAAGTCTTAACATCAAGCTCACGAGGTGTTGGTCCTGCTAAAAACACTTTATCTCCTAAAGGAGGAATCATATCTGTAGCATACACATCAGCACCCTCAATCAAGTTAAGGTTTGCTGGAAGTTCTCCAGCAAATACATGCTTGTCATAAAACTTTCTGATTGCGTTCATGCAAAATATTAACTCATCTTCTGACACTGGAAGGAAGTTCCAAGCATCACATCCAACATTAACCATATTTCTTTGAACTTTCCACAATCCGTGGATATGTCCAACAATGTTAAATTTATTTGCTACAGCTTTTCCTGGATAATGGTTTAAGTGAACCATTTCTCCGTTTTTAAGCTTAAGGTCTGCGTTTACAACTACAGTTGCAAATAGTTTATTAAGCTTTGCCATTGGCCTTGGGTCATCGTAATTTCCCATTACCAGATGTATTTTTCCATTAAGCCTCTCTACAACATCAAGACCTTTGTTTGTTGTTGCAAAGTCTCCAAGATGAAACACTTCATCGTTTGGGCCAACTACAGAGTTCCACTTTTCAACAAGATAATCCTCTTGTTCCTGTACTGTTTTAAATGGTCTATAAAATAGATTAAATCTATCATCACCATAATGAGAATCACTACTGAAGAATCTTTTTTTCATAATATATGTTTTATTTTATTTTTAATCTTTCCAACTTCCTTCAGGCAAATCCATAAGCT